TCTCTCCACACTGCATCGAAAGAGCGATACCAGACGCGGAGATCGAGTTGGTGGATAAAGTTATTGTCAAGTCAGACATATTGCGTTTTTCTTTTGACATGGATAAAATAATAGGATATAGTGAGATTAATATAAAAAGAGAGGCTTAAATGAAAGAATTTCTGAAAGAATATCTGTGGATATATTGGATCAGCTGTTGTTTAACAGTCATTACTCCAGGTAATATAATTAGTTGGTTTTTTTGGTTTAAAATTTTATTAATAATAATTCCTTTAATTCTTCTTGTTGAATGGTATGTCTTGGGAAAAAATCCACCATGCAAATCTTACTCAAACTAACACTCCCGGATAAACTGGTAAAGAAACTCGATGAAACTTCAGAAAAATTATGGCCTGAATATTGTTGGTGGGATATAATAAATAGAATACTGCAAGATATGAGTAAGATTGTTGGAGGAAAGATAGAGTTTGTGAAGATAATAAAAAAGAGATGGTGGAAGTAATACTGTTATATAATAGCTAGGTCAGTAAAGTCGACTCGTGAATTCACAATTATTGGTGACAATAAATTCATAGGAGGTCTCCATGATAACAATCACAGTAGAAAAAGTGAAAAAAGATAACAAAAAAAAGATAATCATCTGGCAGGATACCTTTTTGCAGAAAATAGCAGAGATAATGGCTGAAGAGGAGTCGTTATTGTTTGCTCAAGACCTTATCCAGGCAGCAGAGAATTTATTACCTGTGGAGTGTCAACCTGAACAAGAGAGGTTAAAAGAAATAAGAAAACGAATAGATAAAATATGTATGTAGTTTTTATAATAAAAAGAAAAGAGATAAAAAAAGAAAATATATTTTCCAAAGCTCAAGATTCAGTTTTGCAAAAAGCACTTAAAAAAAAATAAAAAAATTTCACTTTTTTATTGCACCATGGTATCAGATGTGATAGGATAGAAATTAGAAAAAATTATGGGATAAAGAAACTAAAAATAAAGATAAAGTCGTAACACTCATAATGGATGAAATGAAGTATACAACGAATAGACCGACCGGCTGCTGTGATGCATTTGGAAAGCAATGCGAGTGTGGTGGATTTATGCACTATCAGTCTAGATATGGTGGATATTATTATGAGTGTGAGAATTGTCATACTAAAGAATATTGAGGAATAAAATTATGAAAGACAGACGAAATAAGTGTAAGTGTGGAAAGTTTATTGCATGGAATATTGATGATAAGAAAGTGAAGTGTAAACATTGCGGAACAGAATACACTATTGAGGATGATAGCATTCTTGTTTATTGGCTAGAAGAAATTATTACAACACCTCAGCTTCAGCCTTATCGGACGGAGCCTCGATAATATATGTCTAATAACAAACATCCCCTCACGGTAAGAATTACTCATGAAATGTGGCTTAAGCTTAGAAGACTACAGGAAGAAAGAAAAATCAAATCGATTCAAGACGCGATAACAAAAGGACTTAAGATGGTTATTGAGAAGAGATAAAAATGAGAGAACATCTGATTACACTCACTAAAAAGGATTTTATCGTTCAGACCTTTAAGTCCAGCGGACATGGTGGACAAAAAATTAATAAGACAGATTCAGCAGTTCGTATAATTCACCGAGCTTCTGGCGCTATTGGCGAAAGTCACACAGATAGGAGTCAGTACCGTAATAAAGGTCTTGCTTTACGTCGGCTTGCTGCTTCAGGAAAATTCAAGTTGTGGCTTAATTGGCTTGCTTATGAAATTGATTCAGGCAAGACTATGGAACAAAGAATCGATAAAGCGATGAAACCTGAGAATTTGAAAATTGAGGTGAAAGATGAAAATGATAGGTGGGTCGATGAAAAATAAATATGAGTAAGTTTTTTATATCTTAGTTTATATATAGATATTTTTCTGGTTAATAATGTACGTTGGGTTTTAGGAGGTAATTATGGCGACTAATTGGTTTAATGATACCGGCATTCCAAAATTATATCGTTGTACTGAATGTTGGGAGCTTTTTGAGGCAGATGAATTCGATTTTAATGAAGAGAAATGCCTTGAATGTGTAGAAAAAGAAGAAAAATCTAACCAAGCCACTGAAGCCGACAGTGAATAGCTGCGGCTTATCGGCGGCGTTAGGCACCAAGGAGGATAAAGTGAAGCAAGTTGAACGATACGAAGATATGAGTCCAACAGGGCGGTTGGTTATATGTCAGCAAGATGATGGAGATATGATTGTATCCATCATTCCCGACCGAAAAGAATCAAAGCATTTCATACAAAATGCTGAATTCTGTACTTTGTCGGGTGGCGGGCAATCATTAAATACTCGAAAGTCATTACAAAATTTGATGGAAGCTATTGAAAAAGACAATCAGGAGAGGCCACAAAATCGTGGCTAACAAATCCCTAAACCAGACGGGCTAGTAAAACGCCCGCTGGTTAGGTCAGGCGTTAAATTTCTAATGAATTGGAGGTAGGTTATGAGCGTTAATTATATTGACCGTAGTAATGATGAAGAAATTATCGACATAGTATGTTCTGTAATGGATAACGGAACAGGGAAAGCTGAGACTGCGTATGAGCATATATTAATAAAACTTATGCAGCTTCGTAGAACTCCTATAAATTCTTTCGAGTATGACCAAAAGAAAGTTGATTTACATTATAAGCAATGGAAAGATGGAATATAACAAATACCTGAACTCCGACCAGATATAGCTTTGCTAATCTGGCTGGTGAGCTCAGGCGTTATACGGAGGGAAAATGAGCGAATTAGAAGAATTACAAGATAAGATGCGTAAAATTAAAACTTGGATTAATGCGTATCCATTAAGCGTTTTCCCTGAGCCTGATTTTAAGAAAGCGCATAAAGTTTTGAAACAGCACGGTATGACCCTTGATGCAATTTCAGCAAGTAATATGAGGCATGTTCTGAATGGTATCAAAGAAATAATTGAATCACATAACCAGGCCCCTGAACTCTGACCCTCAATAGCTACGCTATTTTGGGTGGGTTAGCTCAGGCGTTATCTGTAAAGGAGATTAAAATAATGCAAAGCGATCTATTGGAGGCATGCAAATATTTAATGTCATTTGTTCCAGATTGGGTAAAGATTGTACCCAAAGGACTTGACCCAACATTCTATGGTACGTTGTCATATAAAGGCGATTTAGATGTCAAGCGACGTGTAGACGAGATAAAAGTATTGATAGAGAAAACAGATAACCAGGCCTCTGAAGCCGACAGCTAACCGCTGCGGCTGATCGCAGGCGTTATAATTTAGGGAGGGTCAAAATGAATACAGGTGAAAGATACGGATGGGCTGCATTGAGTCAATGGGACATTACTCCGGCCAATGCATACATTGAACATAAACTTATTGAAACAGCCTTGAGCAAAGAAAGCTGTAGGTTTATATTGGTAAATAGAATTGACCAAGGAGGGGGGTATCTCCGGTGTGAGTATATTGAGAAAAAAGATGTAACACCAGAAATATTACAAGATGCTGGACAATTATAACGAATCACTCAACTCAGACCGTGCTAATCACACGGCTGGTTAGCTCAAGCGTTATATTCTTTGAAAGGAGGAAGAGTCATGAGGAAAATACCAACAATCTTTAAAAGGAACCCTGAGAATATGCGTGAAATCCTTCATGAACATCATCTTGATTGTGAATGGGTTTTTAATGGTGAAGGCGTGGCGACTCGAAAATATGACGGCACATGCGTAAAAATAGAAAACGGGAATTATTTCAAACGCAGAGAAGTAAAAAAGGGTAGGGTTGCACCAAATAATTTTATTGAAGAAGAATTTGATGAAAATACAGGGAAGCGTGTTGGTTGGGTTCCAGTAGATCGAAGCCTTAAAGAAGACCGGTGGCACATGGAAACTTTCTCAGAAAAGCTATCTGATGGCACATATGAGCTTGTCGGGCCAAAAATTCAAGGGAATCCAGAGGGATATAATGTTCATGCCCTTGTGAAACATGAGAAAGCTCAAGTATTTAAAACCGTGCAGAGAACATTTGAAGGTATATCCGATTTCATGAAAGATAAGGACATTGAAGGAATCGTATTTCACCACCCTGATGGAAGAATGGGAAAAATCAAAAAGAAGGATTATGGACAAAAACGAATATAACAAGGCTACTCCAGCCGACGCAATAAAGCGCGGCTTACCGGCGGCGTTATAAAGATTTTTTAGGAGGTTTAAATAATGTTTAAAGATAGAGTAGATTGGCCAACATTTATTTTAGGAATAGCTTGGTGTGCTTTTTTCTATGGTTTACTGGTTGCTAAAGTCGGTACAATGACAGAAGATCCTTATTTAATTACTTGGTGGGATGCAATATGGATGCCTTTTGTTGGTGCAGTTATGCCTTTTTTAATAGGTGTTTCATCAATGATAAAACTAAAAAAATCTTTATAACAATTCACTCAACTCCGACCCAGCATAGCTGGGCGGGTTAGGTCAGGCGTTAGCAATCCTTAAAAGGAGGATAGTAGATGAGGAAAAAAGAGGAAGTTGAAGTTAAATATTGTGATATTTGCGGTGCAAGAGAAGACGATTTGCATACCATCCTTACGTGCTGGTCCTGCGGAAAGGAAGCATGCTCGCAGCATTATCATCTTGTGTCGACCGAAAATAAGAGGCGACATACTTATCTGTGCGAGGATTGTGATAGAAAAATGGAGAGCAAACTTGATGTTTTGTTTGAGCAATTTAGCGAGCACCATAAAAATGTCGCTAACGATAGCATTCACTCGACCAGTAAAAACGCTGGCGAGTGATGCTTGGCATTATGCAGATTTAAGAAAGAAGGTTCCAGACCATGTTTGATAAAGAAGCATATGAACAATATGTGAGACAGCGAATCAGTCTTGAACGGAAAATAGAGGAAATAGGTGATTTTCGTGGTAGCAAAGAAGTACAAATTCAGATGCAATTTGTTGAAGAAAGACTGTTAGCAAAAATCAAACAGTTCTATTACCATGCTACTCAGGAAATGGACGCGCTTAGAATGGTTCTTATTGAAAGTTGCAAAGATGCATAACCAGTCTCTGAACTCCGATCTGCTAATCGCAGGCGGGTTATCTCAGGCGTTAGATGGACAATATGATAAGTGCAGAAATTATAGAAAATGCTTGTAGACAAATCATGGTGGCAATGAAAGAAGGCCAGTTTACCAAAAGGGATTTAGAATTTTTGCTTAATTTTTTTCAGCAGATAGTGAAAAGCACTGAAAAACTTCTTAATCATCCATCTAACAAACAAATGAACTTTGACCCAAAATAAACTGCTATTTTGGGCAGGTTATTAGCGGCGTTAGGAGATAAGTAATGGAAGATAGACCAGAAACATTGCCAAGTAAAACAACTAAAATCAAGACAGGCTATGGCAATCTTTATGTAAACGTAACTTTTAAAGAGGATAAACCATTTGAAGTATTTGCATTTATGGGAAAAAGTGGTGGGAGTTTAATGGCAAAATCTGAAACAATAGGCAGACTTTGCTCGTTAGCTCTCAGGAATAGTATCCCTCTTGAAGATATTATTAAACAATTAAAAGATATTATGGATGATAAGCCTCTTTATGTAGGAAAAGGCTTAGTAAAGTCTATCCCTGATGCTATTGCACAAGTGCTTGAAAAATATATTAAGGAAGTAGGAAGCAGTAAAAAAAAAGAAAAGAGTAACCTAAAGAACTAGAAAACACTGAAAGTTAATTCTTATGACCCATCACAAAACCCACAAAAGAGCTAAAGTCGTAGGTGCCCCCGGAACAGGCAAGACCACCTACCTTCTTAAACTCATCGAGCAGGCCGCTAAAAGATATGATCCTGAACGAATAGGTGCCGTATCTCTAACCAATGCAGCAATCGAAGAAATGAGAGACCGGGTAAAAAAACAGACGGGCCTGCCCAGAGAAGCTGCTAAAAATATTCGTACCATACACTCCACATGTTTTAATCTTCTTGAGCTAAAAAAAGAAAAGGTAGCAGACAAAAAGATCAAGGAATTCAATGAAGCTTACCCTGAATGGAGAATGCCTCTCAATGTAGAAATAACTGAGAGGGATGAATTTAAGGAAGATACCGACAAACATACCCCAGAACAGAATAAACGCCGGTTTGCTGAAATTCAAATGCTGAGACATCAGATGGTACCTTTCAAAGAATGGTCGGATCTACGTCTTAAAAGTATGTACACGGATTGGCAGAACTGGATGAGAGAAAATGATTATACAGACTTTACTGGAATGCTCGAAAAAACTTTAGAATCAAAGCTTGGGCCAGATATAGATATCCTTATGGTAGATGAAGCACAGGATATGTCCAGATTATCTGTAAATTTATTAGAAATGTGGGGAAAAGATACAGTTTCAACGGTCTATGTAGGTGATTCTGATCAGGCAATTCTGAGATTCGCGGGGGCAGTACCCGAAGCCTTTGTAAACTTAAATCATACATGGATGAAGATTCTAGGTAAATCCTACAGGGTGCCTAAAAAAGTTCATGAGTATGCCATGGAGGTAATCAGTCAAATAAAAAATAGGGAAGATGTAACATATGAACCAACTAGGATAGAGGGCTCAGTAATAAGATGCACAGAACCAGATTTGAGTTTAGATGGAACTCATATGATTTTGGGGAGATGTAATTATCATCTTAACCGCTGGCGACATTATCTGTTGAGAAATAGAGTTATGTGGCACAATCCCTATAGACCTAGAGATATGGTCTATAATCCTTTAAATACTAAGGTATGGAGAGCAGCCAGGAACTATGTAAAATTAGGAAGAGGAGAGGTAATAAACTCCAATGATTTTATACATATGACTCGGAACGTGATTGCAGATGGAAATATTATAAGAGGAATGAAGACTCAGGTTGAAGATATGAAGCTCGATAAAGAGATAGATATGTTCGGAGTAATATCATCTGGAATATTTACGAAAGAATTTTTAACTTTTGAAAAAACCCTGGAGGAAGTTTTTAAGTTAGTTGGTCAGAGTGGAGAAATGCTAAAGAACTGTGAAGATGTGATGGAAGAGCCAAAGGTAATTTTAGGTACTTTTCACTCGGTTAAGGGAGGAGAAGCGGATCACGTCTGGTTGGATATGGGAACCTCACCGGAATGTCTACGAAGCTGTATTAACAATGTAGAACAATTTTACGATGAAGTCAGGGTAGCTTATGTAGGAATTACTAGAGCCAAGGAAAGTGTAGGATTGCTTAATAGTTATGGAATAAAAGGACAGGTATGGGGGATGTAGAGGAAATATTTGATAAGATAGAGGAGAAAAATAGCTATGAATAAATGTTTTGCATGTAAAAAAACAATTTGGCCTTGGCAGAGAACAGGATTCAATTCCACCTGGCATAAAAAATGCACTGAGGTCTGGGATAAGGGATACGAGAAGGCTTATGAATTTTGTACCAGAGAAAACTACCTACATGGATTGCCAACACCTACTCAGTTATATAATCGACGAGGTTCGATAGGCGAAATGCTACCCGAAAATGAATGGAGAGGTGATCAGAGAATATCAAAAGGATACTAGAAAACTCTATGAAAGATTTTAACTGGAAACTACTCTATGGGTTCATAAGCCAGAAATTGATCTGGATCCGAATTAAAAAAAATTATGAACTAGCCTTTGGACAAACACCATTATTTTTTTCTGAGCGTTATGGTTATAAGAAACACATACCATTATTGTTTGGATGGCGAATGATTTTGTTAAAGAAAGGATTTTGAGATGAAACCTAAAGACATGACATTAGGAGAAGTTCTGATTGAATTTGTTGAGGCCTACGTGAAGTATAACTCACTTGTTTATGGTCAAGTAGGACTTAGTGATTACCCTACAGCAGAATACGATAAAATGCATGAGCTTCGCAAAGAGTTGTTATCACAATTAAATTTTGTTGAGACAATATTTAAAAAGGAAAATTAAATTATGCCTATGAATTTTTCAGATATGAAGAGCCTAAAAATGGCTGCAAGAGTTCACAAATTCAGAAAGCTTGATTCAGAAGAAACAGAAGAAGATTACCGTGAAGCCTTAGCGAATTATGTTGAATCAGCAGACCCTATTGAAGCTGAGGAAATACGTAATAAGGTAGGATGGGATAAGTTTACGGATGAACAAAATGAAGATATGCTAAGACGAAATAGATTTGTAGTAGGATAAAGAAGGGGAGAATTAGTATGGAAGAGAAAACTAAAGACCCAGAAACTTTAAAAGCAGAAGTTAAAAAATTATGTGATGAACACTGGAATTATGTAAAAGGAGTATTGATAGCAGGTGAAGAACCAGCTGAACCTTTTAGCACAGAAGAAAAGAAACTAGCCGTTATTGAATTTCATTACAAAACAGCTTTTGAGCATGGGTTCAAGCACGGAAAGGAATCGGTATTAAAAGCAGTAGAAACAGCACAGAAAATCATAAATCAGACAGTTTCTAAAATGAGATTTTCTAATCTGAAAAACTCTGTAGAAAAACAGGATATCACGAATGCCCGAAAAGTAATACACGATGCCCTTGAAACTGATAAAGATCTTGAGCGTATCTACATTAATGACATGACAATGTTTTTGAATAATAGATACAAAATTACTGATCCTAAAGAACGAAATATGACAGCTAAAGATCTATTGAGAATAATATTTTATTAAACATGCTCGTTTTCAATAAACACGGAATCCGAATTCTTGATTCACACACTCTGAATAAAACCAGGAGTATAGCAGGCAAAATTCGCCTCTCCAGGGAGTATGTAGAATGGGCGGTAAAAATACTGGAAAGAGATCGAGGTAAATGTCAGAGCTGCGGGAGAAGAAAGTTAATTCAGGTTCATCATAAAAAATCATTGAGTAAAATAATTGATGAAAAAAAAATATTAACTTTGAAAGATGCCAGGAAGTGTAGAGAATTATGGGATGTTAGTAACAGTGAGGTTTTGTGTGAGAAGTGTCATGCGGGGAAGCATATTATAAAGGAAGAAGAATTATGGAGAGAAAATATAATATAATTTCAGAACAAAGAATCCTTTTTGTTATTGTCTTTATCCTAATCGGAATCCTTTTCTATTTCAGCTATCAAAATAAGTCCAGCTGGAATTTGCAAGTTGATATCAATAATGCTCTACTGAAAAAGAGTCCTGATATCCCGATCTGGCGTTCACAATTAAAGATCAACGAAGTTGTAATAGAAAGATTTCACTGGCTTGAAAAGAATGGATATGAACTTACTCCTCTTCTTTCACAAAAAATTAAAGATTATATGCTTCCGCAAAAGGAGGAAAAATGAATGTCAAAATATTTTTTACAGCTGATGTAGATAGAACAAAGACTTTTGAAGAGATGGTTAATGAATGGTTTTCAGATCATCCTGATATTAAAGTAAAGTTTACTACACAAAGTGAATGTGAAGAAAACATTACCCTCTCGATCTTTTATATTGAGGATGTTATGAAAGGTGGAGCTGAGGAATAACAAAAAAAAAGTAAGATCGAGGAATAACAAAAAAACAAGTCGAAGAATAATGAAAGTCAAAGTACTTGGTCTAACCAAAAGTAATTGGATTGAAGCTCTGACAACTGAATATATTGAGATTCTTTGTAAATCAAAAAGAAAAGATGTTAGAGCTTTTATTGGAAAAACTTTGAATCTTTGGATTGATGCAGACGAATTTAGGGTTATTAAAAGAAAAATACGAAAAACGCTTCGCGCAAAAAAATACGATGATAATCGAGACTAAGCAACGGCTAAGCTTTTTTATAGATTCTAGTTCTGGGATAAGAGTATCTTATAATAAATCTAAAGAGGAACTTTCTTTTTCCGGCTGGTATGATATTATTTCCACCATCAAAGGAGAAAGCATAAGTTTTATAGACTTCTGCAAGTTTCTCGGAATTGAGAAAAAGACTTTAAGAAAAATACTAGAAGTAATTCCAGAAAAAAACAACTTAGAATGGGAAATTCCGCAAGAGATAAAAGATCGAGCTAAACAAAAAGTAGATTACGGGGAGAAACTCAAGGAAAGTTTGAAGGAGAAATAAATAAATAACGTAAATATAAAAGAAGGTGATTGGGTTACATTTCCAGCAATACTTGGTACAGCATCAAATCTTTCTCGATCAGGATATGTGGAGTTTTTAAAACCACCATATGCTCGAGTGGTAGTTACATATGGGCGAAAAAAATTCCGAATGCACTTTAAAATTACAGAGCTTGAATACTCAAAAAAATTAAATGATATAATGCCGACCATTTAAATAACTGTCAGAATTTGACTTGAGTGAAAAAAAGTTATATGAATGCTAGCTATAACTTTTCTTGGGTCAATACTACTTGTATCATGAATTTTATAAATGGACTTGGACAGCAGTACTAAAAAGAGCAATAAAGGATTTGTCTTCACCAAGCAGCAGAATTCGGAAGAGTGCTCTGCGATGGTTCTTAAGCGATGAAATTGATATTAACACATTTCGTGGAGTTTGTTTTACTTTAGATTACAATGCTGATGATTTTAGAGAAAAGTTATTTAAGAAGTATGGGATTGATAAGACTGCATTTAGATCTTTGGAAAAGAAGAGTACCTTGAAAGCCTGGGTCGGAAAAACTAAGTTGGAAAAGAAGCGGTTGAAGAAGAGGAAGAAGAAATGAGTAATCAGATTTTTTTCATAATTATTCTGTGTGCAGTTTATATAGGTGTACTAACTATTATCATTGGGCGTCAGTTACAAACGATAATAGATCTACTAGACGATTTGGTTGATAGAACACCATTAGACCATACAAATTTCAAAACTCAGAAAAGAAAACGATAATATCTGGGTGTAGCTCAGTCTGGTTGAGCGCCTGCTTTGGGAGCAGAAAGTCGCTGGTTCAAATCCAGCCACCCGGACTTAAAATATTCTGGAGAGCGCTTAATTTTTGCTTGGTCGATTCAAACCTTGAATACGTTCTGACACGACATTACAAGGTTTAGGTGTCAGGGACCAGATGAGATGGTGAAGAGCCTATCATTAAAAAAACTAGGTGCTCTCCATTAAGAAAAAAGGATACAACGATATGAAAATTTATGCAATAGCGACGCTCAAAAATGAAAATTCTGGACATGGAGATTATCGTAGTGAACTTAGCATATGTCAATATCTTCACTCCGTAGTGGAAGGAATTGGAATGGAGACTTTTCATCCGGCCTTTAAGGATAAAGGACTAGCACAAAAGTATTTGGATGAATTAAAATGGAATCATGATAAAAAGATTGTTGAACTTGAGCTTATTGAAATATAATAAAACAATGCTCAAAAATATACTAATAAATTAAATTCTTTATAATAATTTTCCACTTCACCCTCTCCCTAGAGGTTAGGCACAATCATTTTTATCTCGTTGGTAGCAATGCGGGCTGATTCAGGTTTGTGCTGTAAAAATGTTTGGCTTGGGTTAGACTCCTTTCGACAAGACTGGATGTCACGTCTGCCAGTTCAATTGCTATATACACTCATCTACCTTGCTCATCTACCTCGCTCATTTATTTCGTTCATCTACCTCAATCACCCATTTTGCTCACTCCGTCTCGTTCATCCATCTTAATTATTACCTCAATCAAAACTATCCATTTTTATCTTAACTACTTCTCTTAACTACCCCCCTATAACTTATTTCTTGCCTTTTTCTTTCAACTCAGTTATTTAAAAAAAAGTCACTATAGTAAAAAAACTAAAAACATGACAAAAAAATATTCTGAATCTTTGATTCAACAAGCAAAAGTTTTGTTTGAACGCGGAATAACTGCTCCGAAAATTGCGAAACAGCTCAGTATCCAGCGTATAAATACGATTTATGAATGGGTAAAGAAGTTTGGTTGGAAAAAAATTTCGGATTATAAAGATTTCAAAGAACAAGAAATGGTCTGGAAGGACATAGCTAAAAATGCTCTTGAATACTTAAAAGGAAAAGGTTTTACATCTATGAAAGATGCAATGAATGTTTTTGAACGTGCTACAACCCATCTTGAAAGTCTAGAAAAAGAAAAAACTGATCCGGAGAGTGAGCTGCTCAAAATTATGGGAGATGGAGAAGACAAAGATGAACTCGAAGAAGATGAGTCTGAAAAAAAACGAATCTGAAAAAATTATAGCTAACAATGAGAATCAATAACCTTGTAAACAAAATTTTAAATTTTGGCGAAAAAATTAATGGTTTTAAGTACAGACCATATCAACGAAAACGGGCTGGCCAGATAGTTAAAGCTGTTGTGTTACATGAGCCCGGACAATGGTCAACGCTTTGGTCGAGAAAAAGTGGGAAGAGCGAGATGCTTAAAGCCACAATGCTTTCGCTAATGACACTTTTGCCTGAGCTTGCTAAGACCTATCTGGCAAAAGAATTTCCACGCCTAAAACTTTTTAGAGACGGGATAAATATAGCCTTTGCTGGTCCGAAAGAAAGTATAGCTAAAATTCCATTTATTCGACTGCGAAGACAAGCTAGACAAAAAAAATTTACCGATATTCTTAACTCGTTAGATTTACAGGTAATCGCCTCAAACTCAGTTCAATTTGAACTGTCAAATGGTTCGACATCTACTGCTTTTAGCGGTTCTGAAACAGCAGCTAACGAAGGACCAGGCGCTGAAATACTTTTGGTGGACGAAGCAAGTCTGCTGAGTCCTTTCTCTCTCTACAAGATACTAAGTCCAATGATTGCACACGTTGATGGGCTTCTGAGCCTTACCGGAACACCCGGACGGAAGAAATGTCCCTTCCTTACTGCTATTGATTACAATAAACGTAAATTCCCTCATCTCCATCAAGAAATTCCTTATACTGGGGTCATCCCCTACTCGAAAGATTATGCTTCGTATATAGACGCAGAGATTGATCGCCTGCCTGGTGGAGTAAAGAATCCATTCTTCAGGATGAATTATTTGCTTGAATGGTTAATTGCAGAAGGACATTTCATTGACTTTGCTCAGTTTCTAAAACTAGGATCAGGTAAGCGAAATTCTGATGGTGGACGACTTGTAGCTGGAGTCGATTGGGGTAAAGTTACTTCTGCAACTACGATAACTGTACTTGAAGGTAAACAAGAACTTGCGGCTGTTGTAGATTTATTTGAGATTAAAGGCGATTGGGATTATCAGTTTCAATATATAATTCCATTTTTAAATGAATATCCTAATATTCAAACAATTTTCTCTGAGTCAACTGGTTCTGGAGATCCTTTAACAACAAGATTAGCAGCAGAATTTGGAGATGATGTGGTTCACCATAAATTTATGTCTGCACCTTACAAAGATAAGATTTTTACAAATCTTCATACAGAGATAACAGCAGTGCCTTCCAGATTTCAGTACTTTGATGACGAGAGTCCGGAAGCCAGAAATTTTATTAGACAATTTCTTGATGCAGAACAGGAAGTAAAAGGAAAATTGCTGACAGTTCATAAACCAGGAGAAGAAGGCGCTGAAGATGACTTTTTATTTTCAACCGCTCTCGCTAATGATGCTTTACAGTCAACAGCTGAAAGTAGTATTGAATATCAAACAACTGGAAAAAAACGTGAAATTTTTGCTGGATTAGAAGAATATTAATGGAGGTACTATCATGACACTCCGCTCAACGTTTGTGAATTTTTTACCAAAGGGGCTATTATCAAAAGGATTATTATCACGATTCAAAGAATCTGACAAAACAAAATCTGATAAAACAGCAGATATCAAGAAACCTCCCACAGATACAATTGATACTACCAGCATAAAAAGCATGGCTGGAATTCTGGGAGCTGCTGATGCAAATCCAGATGAAATCCTGAAAAAACAAGGGGTTAAAATTTATGATGAGATGGAGGCTAAGGATACCCATGTTTATTCTGTATATCAAACTCGTAAACTTGCTATAGCAATGACACCATGGGAAATTTATCCTGGTGATGATAGTGATCGGGCAAGAGAAATTGCTGATTTTGTTTTTACCGCGATTGATGATTGTAAAGGTACTTTTGCAGAGGACATTAAACAACTTCTCGATGCAATTGGTAAGGGATTTTCTATCCTGGAAATTGTATGGAAGTTAGTTGAAAAAGGAAGATGGAAAGGCAAGTATATGCTTGATGAGCTACTTTTTCACAAACAAAAATATTGGTTTTTCAAAGATAAACGTTGGCATAAATCTGATGAGAGCGTAGTTCTTTTTGGAGATTCGGTAATGCGGGGTAAACCTGTTCCCTGGGAAAAAATTATTCATTTTGCTTATGATGCTGAAGATAATTTATATGGAAAAGCTGCTTTTAAACCATGTTATTACTTTTACTGGTTTAAGAAAGAAGGATGGAAATCCTGGATTGTTTTCCTTAATAAATATGGTACACCAACTGCAGTTGGAAAATATCCAAAGAGTACAAAGCCCTCGGAGCAAACAAAACTCCTTGATATAGTAGAAACAATTCAGGAAGAGACTGGAATAATAATTCCAGATGGAATGAATATTTCTTTTCTGGAAGCTTCTCATGCAGGAACTGTTTCTTATCGAGATCTTGCCGATGCATGCAATGCTGAAATATCAAAAGCTATACTTGGTGCAACTCAGACCGTGGAAGAAGGCAGGCGCGGTTCTTATGCATTATCTAGGGCGCACTCTGAAGTCAGACGTGAGAGGGTAGAGGCAGATGTAGTTGAAATTTCGGATGTAATACAGCAACAACTGGTAAGGAGACTCGTTGACTTCAATTTTGTTACCGATATCTATCCTCAGTTTATAATGAAAACATTTACTGGAAAAGATACAGAGATTGCTAGAAAGAAAGTACCGATAGCTAAGATTCCTGAAAAGCCAACGGAACCAATTCCTGAAGAAGTTCCTGAAGAAGTTCCTGAAGAAGTTCCTGAAGAGCTAATAGGTGCACCAATAATTCCGGAAGAAAAGATAGTTCCGGAAAAAAAGATAGTTCCGGAAAAACCAAAAAAGGAAATAGTTCCAGAAGAAACCGAAGTTACTGCAGAGCTTAAGAAAACTTTTGAACGTGTAAAGAGTTCTGTGTTGAAAAATTATGAGAGAAAACAATCTCCAGAGCCCATAAATGTAGGCCCCATCAAAAAAATACTAAAAGATAAATTTGATGATAAAAAAGCATTCAGACTGGCAAAAAAAGTCAAGACCTATATAGAAGTAAGGATTAAGCCTGAAAATATCGAGGAGGTCTTTGGTGAGGCATTAAAACAATTAGTGGAGGAGTTAAAAAAATAATGAATCTTGATGAATTATCAGACACTAAAAAGTCAGTCACCCAACTAAGAGCAGAGGTTGAGAAACTCCGTGAAGATTATACTAAATGGAAAGCTGATCATCTTAATTCCCAGGATGAAAAAATTATAAATAAATTTCTGTTAATTAAAGCAGAGCTCAAAAAACGAAAAAAGTCTTTGCCATTTAAAGAAACTGATCTCGATCTTGAAGCAAAAATGCTGAGTGAGATAGCGAAAATTAAGACATTACCAATTATTCCAACTGAGCATACATTTCGAGAGAGTTCTTTGCAAAGACCGCATAAATGCAAATACTGCAGCAAGTCTGCTACACTAGCAATTGTTTGGGCAGAAGGACGAGCTTTTATTCCAGTGTGTGATAATCATAAAGAAAAAGCTATTTACCAAATTGAAAAAATTAACCACGATAAAGTTAAAGAAATTTTGCCTTTACCGGAGAAAGATGCAGAGTACGCCCCGGTTGGTCCCAGTGGAGAAAAATTAGGAACGGTAATACAACTTAAAGATATTGAACCTTACTTCAAAGATTTTGAGGTATGTGATCCAGTATCATGGATAGTCGGAGGAATAATTACTCATCCGGAAGGAACAAAGAATGATGCGGATATTCTCTTGACTATTCCATCTGAAGAGGAACTTAAACGAATTATTGAATTTAGAATTCATCGAATGTTTCCCAAAAATTTACAAAATAGATTACAATTACTTACAGAAGAAAAAGGAGGGATGAGCCCGTTTACAAGCTATCTTCCACTTTATCGTCTAATCATGGAAAGAATTCCTGATGCAGAGATTGTGAAGATGGAAGAGTTAGATGTCGGAGAGTTGGATGTGAAAGCTGAGATAAAACTAAGAACAAAGAATACTAATAAGCAACAAGCTGAAGCAAACAAAGCAGCAAAAAATGATAAAGTTACTTTTAATGAGTTTATTTTAGCCATGAAGCCAAAACGCGGATTTTTGCCAGGTCAAGCTCAATCGCTTGAATCCTTTCTTTCACTCTGGACTGATGACCAATTTCCTGTATATTGTTTTCATAGAGATACAATAGTCTGGGGCAAAAAATTCAAAAAAATTCAAGAGATACAAATTGGTGATAAAGTTTATTCCAAGTCTGGAAAATTGCAAGAAGTGTTAGGGATATTTTCAACTATAGATGATCGCTCTCTACGAAAAATTAAATTATTAAATCAACAAGATCCACTTATCTGCTCTGCTGATCACAAATTTTTGGCAATCAAATCTCAAAAATGTTCATGGTCTAATCGTAAACATCTTGTCTGTAGAAAAAATTGTGGTGAGCAGAAGTACGGATGTCAGCATCGATATAAAAATTATAAAGCTAAGTGGATAGAAGCTAATTCTCTTGAAACTGGTGATTTTCTTGCTATACCAAAAATCAGGAATCAAATAAAAAAATTCTCTTTTAATTTCGCAAAAATATCTGGATTGAAAAGTTTAACTCGAGGCAAGGGTTATATTCAAAAAAATGAAGTTATTGATTTTTTTAATTTTAGAATTCACGGAGAATCTGATCTCTATAGGCTGTTTGGTTTATATTTAGCTGAAGGAGATGCAGGGGGAGGAAAAGGTATTGGGTTTTCATTTGGTCTACATGAAACTGATTTAATTGAAGAAACAAGTTATTTATGTGAGAAATATTTTCGTTCTCCAAAGATTTATTATTTAGATCATGCTTGTAGAATACAGCTTAATTCAACAGTTCTCTCAAGGGCGTTTGCCAAATTGTTTAATACTGGTGCTCGAAATAAAAAAATTCCAGATTTCGTATTTCATCTCTCTAAAGAACAACTTTTAGCATTTCTATATGGATATTGGCGAGGTGATGGTGCATTACATGCCTCGGGTTTTCGTTTTTCAACTCATTCAGAAACTATTGCTAATCAACTTTTGGTACTACTAAATCAATTAAACCTTCTAGCTGTAAAATATCGAACTTCACCTAAAAGTTTTGAACTGAATGGCTATAAAAGTAGCTCTCTGGGTGGATGGGAAGTTGTAGTAACTGGAAAACAAATTGAACGAATTAAATGGCCAGAAATCAAAGATCCTCCATTAAGATCTTATCAGAAATGGTGGGATGATGAAGAGTATTTTTGGATTCCGATATTAGACATCGAATTTCTTTCAAGAAATAAGGAAGAACTTTTTAACATCCAAACTGAAGATGAAAGTTATATTCCTGGAGTTATAGCGCATAATTCTTCCAGGAAGGCCGATGGTATAAACACAGAATGGCACATCTCGAAAGATGGTAAAGTAATAGTTTATACAGAGGATGGTGTTGACGAAACTAGTTCTTTCCCTCAGACTATTGAAGAAGCCAAAAAGTTATCTCCTGGGCATGATATGATTCTCTTAGCTGAAGCAGAATGGTGGGAAGATGGTCAGCACTATCCTCGCGAAGTTGCAGCTGGTAATATCCATAAAATAAATCCTAATGAAGATGGTATTATTCTTAATGTCTATGACATGATTTTTTACGATAAAGATATTCATAAAAACCCGTTTGAAGAACGCCGGGAGCTGCTGCAAAAATTAAACTTTCCGCAAAAAACTGAACTTCCAGATCCGAAACATAATTGGAATTTGATTCCACATACAAAAAATGAAAATCGAGAGGAATTGAAAAAAGAGACGGAAAGATTGAGGAAGTTAGACGGTTCTGAAGGAAATGTAGCAAAACAGGCCTCCTCTTCCTATGACCTGAAAAATAGGAGAAAGAATCTTTGGATAAAATATCATGTAAGTACTATTTTTACCGCAACTGTGTTGAATTCACTTGAAACTAAAACAAAAGAGGTGTATAACCTTGAATATGGTATCCTGGCTGGCAATAGAGTTATTGAAGAAAAGGATACTCGAGAAATTAATGGAAAAAAAGCTGTACATGTAGGGAAATCGTTTAGTACAAAAGAAAATCCAGCCGAAGGATCTGGAATTCTTATTGAGGCTGAGACAATCAATGTCACGTATGACGCCAGAAGTAAAACTTTTGATTTAAGTGCATGGGCGCCAAGGATGCTCGGGATAACAAACAAGAAACCTCAGACTATAGATGAGATAGAACGGCAGGCCATAAAAGATCATGTATTTCAAGCAAAGATTATAGATAAAAAAGGTAAGATACACTATTTGCCAGGAAAGAGCGGTGAGGAGGTAGTAAGTAAGTGAAATGTAAGGATTGTAGATTCTATAAGTCAAATGATTTATCAGACCCTGATGGTAAAAACCCTGATACTAAATGGGACTGTATAAATCCCAAAATACGTGGTGAATCTGGATTAATTCATCTTGTCTACTGCGAAGGATTTTTTATTGATCCAGATTTTGGATGTATTTATGCTGAAGCTCGATCAACTTCTAAATCAACACCATCGGTTATGCCATGGTAGAACAAATCAAACCATTTAGCGAGGATATCAGCACAGGCTCTAACTATTCTGATATGCAGAAGGATTTACCAGCAGTTAAATCTACTCATTTTAATTTTTCAGTCCCTAAATCCTCCTACCAAATCCTGAGAGAAAACAAAATTCCACTAACTGAAGAAGAACGAAAAATTGTGATGTACAGAAAAGCTGTCTGGCATCATGGTCCTCATGGTGAAGAAACTCCTGCAGTATGGAAATCAAAAAATTCTAAAGGAGAAATAATTTTTGTAACAAATACACATAGAGCTTGGAATAAGGCTTCAACTTTGTTAGGGTGTATCAATCGTTATCACAAGTTTATAAAGGGTACAGCGTAATTTAAGGAAGATCATGGAAGAGCACACATTTAACTCTGAAAAAATGGAAAGGCCGCATCCCTGGCCTGATCCACCAGAAATAAAATTCCCAGAATTATTTATTCCATGTTCTATGAGTAATGATGTAAAACATAGGATGATGATATTTATGGATAAGGCAAAAGGGAAAGACTACTCTGTAAAATCTTATTTTATAAAGTGTGATAAATGTGGAACATTTAAGCTAATGAGAACTAAGATCATTGAAAAGGATAGAGAATATTACTTGCCAGGAGAAAGTGGTGAGGAGGTAGTGAGTAAGTAGTTTTTTAGAGGAGGAGAAGATATGAAATATCTTATTCGAGAGTGGAAAAAATACTATCAAAAAAAAGTCAGGGTTATAAGTAAAATAATTACAATAATCATTCGTATCTTATTTTTTCCGATTACTTTTCCAGTTGTTTGCTTTATTGTTAGGTTAACAGAAAAAATATGGGATATAAAAAATATTTTTGTAATCTATTTGAAAATAAATCAGGGAAAAGAATTATGAAAGAGAATCCTGAAAGGAGAAAAAGATGAAGAGACCAAAAGAATGGCCTGATCCACCAGTAGTTGAGGAAGAAATCATGGAAGAGAAATTACCAGAATTAACTATTGCTTGTCCTATATGTAATGATAGAGAACATAGGATGACAATATTGGTGGATAAAACCAAGGAAAAAATATTTATACGATGTAATAAATGTCATGCTATGTTCAGACTAACTCAATGTAGAATAATAAATGTCAAGGATTACGTATCAGGAATTTCTCTTGTTTCATATTCAGATCAGGGAATGAAAATTTATACAATACCAGAAGAAAGCTTGAACATCTAAATTTAACACTATGATCTGTCCTTTTTGCTCAGATAAAAGAGAACTCAAGCCTGACAAAAAAAGTCAGCTCCAGGAACACCTTGTGGTGACTCTAGATAAAAACAATCATTTTCATGTACACGGACCAACTAAGAATCAATCATTAATGGCGGAGTTTATTAAAGTTATAGCAAAGGAATCAAATATTGAGATTGAAGAAGAGGCAAGTTAATGGAAGCTAATTCAGAGGAAGGTATTTTATATTACAAATCTTATTATGAAAGATATGGATACAAAATAATACTCTGCGAAAAATGTCATAGAATCAAAGAGATTTCATGCCCAGATCTAGGTGTATCTGGGCCATCGCTTTCTAGTGGGATGTTTTGTAAATGCAAAAATAAATAGTATAGCAAAGGAATCAAATATTGAAATTGAAAATGAAGAGGACAGCGGGAACGAAGCATCCTGAGTCCTTGGAAAAAGTACAAGTCGGAAATAAACCTACCGAAATAAAATTTATCAAGGTTAAATCCATCGGGAAAAAAGAACTTCCTGACATTCTAACCCCTGATGTTCCAACCCCTGATGTTCCAACCCCTAACATTCCAATTCCTGTAGATCCACTAGGTCTTCTAAAAAATATCAAAATAAAATCTATCCCACCACGAAAAATTGTCTTCGGTCATGGCCGTGCCATAGGCGATGCTCTCATGTTTTCTGCGGGGGTCCGCGACTTTAAATTATTATTTCCTGATATCCAAATCAACATAGAAAATAATTTCCCTGCTGTCTGGGAAAATAATCCATATATTGACACATCTTTAAAAAAAGACGATCCAGGAGTAGAATTCTACAAGGTTGGCTATCCCATTATCAATAATTCAAATAACTCCTATACCCATTTTACAATGGGTTTTCTTCTCAACATGATTGCAGATGTAGATGCTCATGAATCATTACCTATGTCCATCGGAGAATTTACCGCTACATTTTCCGGAGGAGAAGTAGGAGATTATGATTTAGGGGTCTCTGATAAGAATTCTGAGGAATCAGAAAAAGTAAAAAATTGGTTGGCTAAATACAGCAAGCGTAAACCATCCGGAGGCCTTGATTGGCTACCTCGGAAACTTCAGGATGTCTTTGGTAAGAATGATAAATTCTGTAGTGTATTTGCTCGTCAGCGCGGAGATATTCACCTCACCGAAAAAGAAAAATCTTATAATATGATAACTGATATTTATGGGGAGAACATAAAATACTGGATTGTAGCTCCCGGTGGTAAGTCAGACTGTACTTGTAAAATTTGGGATTACCGAAGATTTCAGGAAGTTATAGATTATTTCGAGGGAATGATAAAATTTGTGGTAATTGGACGAAGTGATCACATAATAGAAAAACTCAAAAACGTAATAGATTTAACTGATAAGTTTAATAATGATGTTAGAGGAATGTTTCCTCTTGTTTATCATGCAGAGGGGTGTGTATCAGGTGTAACTTTTCTTATGCATTTAGCTGCGGCAGTTCCACCAAGATGGAGATTAGAACGAAAACCATGTGTAGCCATTTATGGTGGACGGGAGCCAACTTCTTTTACGGCTTATTGTAACCATCAGGTTTTGCATACGAATGGGGCTTGGAGCTGTTGTGATAATGGGGGTTGTTGGGAATCTCGCGTAACGCCACTCCAGACGAATCCATCTAGGAACAAAAGATTTTGTAAACTTCCGGTAACAGTAGAAGGACGAACCATTCCTGCTTGTATGGATTCTATAACGGCCAAGGATGTTATTCGAGCCATCGAGAAATATTATGATGGTGATATCTACACCTATATGAATCCAGTAACATCGAAAAAGACTAAAGTTGAATTGGTGAAAAGTAAGGTGGTAGAGAGAAGTGTGGAGAAAGAAATTAATGTGCTCGCCTCGCTTAGTAGTAAGGGAGGCGGAGAACAAAGTGCGTGTATGATTGTTAAGCTTTTAAGAAAAGCTGGCTGGAAAGTTAATTTTTATCCTTGGGGACCTGTGCATGAAAATTATAAAAGTATCAAGAAAAGTAAATATACTTTTAGACAATATATTGAAAGTAAAAATATTGGAGATAAAATTGTGGCTAAAGGCGGAATGCTAAAAAATATGGTAAATAATGTACCGCTTCTTTTCTATGCTAATGATCAGATTGGAAGGTTTTTGGAACAAGGAGAGGAAATTGTTGGAAAGAGTTCGATGCTGATTGTAGGGATTAACTATATTAATGCTGGATTACCAAAATGTAGGTGGTTGCATAAGAGTGGGAAGTTGAGAGCGGTGATTTTTCAGAATGAAGAAAAGAAAAATGAGTATATAAAAGACCAGCTCGGCGAACAAGTAGGGACGGAACTGATAGTTCTCTTTGGAGCTGTGGATATAAATCGCTATCTAGAATTAACTGTTCAAAAACGAGAAAAAGGAGATCCATTTGTTATTTTGAAACATTGCATGCCAGATTATAGGAAATATACAACAGAGGAAAGTGTGAATCAGGGTAAAAAAATACATTTGTGGCAAAAGAAGTTCGACAAAGAAACCGATAAAAAACTCTATAAACGATTATTAAAAGACCTAAAAAACAATGTGCGTTTTGAGTTTATGGAAGCTCATAAAGAACTAGTGAATGCTTTTCCGAATAATCCCCAAATGGTTTTCCATAAATGGGATTCGATGAGCGTAGAACATTTTTTAGAACGTGGACATGTATATTTTTACAGAACTTCAAATGCTTGGCGTGATAATCTTCCAAGGGGGCTGATAGAAGGAATGGCAACGGGTTTATGTCCCATAGTGGAAAATCGTGATGGGCCTGCTGATCGGGTGCAACATGGCAAGACGGGTTTTTATTTCTGCCATTATGACGAAATTCTTCTTCATCTGAAGACTCTTGAACGTAAGACTGATCTATGTTATAGCATGGGTGCTGCTGCAAAGGAACATATGCGGAAAAACTATGATCCAACAAGGTGGGTAGAGGAAATTGAGAGGTTGTGTTTAAATGCCTAAAAAAATTACATTAGAATTTATTGATTTTCATTCATATGAGTGAAATCCACAAGAAAGTTTGGGGTTATGAAAAATGGATTGTTAACACTTCTTTGTATTGTGGTAAAATTCTCTATCTAAATAAAGGTCGGAGATGTAGTCTACATTATCACAAAATTAAAGATGAAACATTCTATATTTTGGAAGGTAAGATTATTATGGAATTAAGTAGTAATATATACTTAGATAATCTTATTAAAGTAATTCAAGAAGGCGATGTAGTTAGAATACGTCCATTTCTTTTACATCGTTTCACAGGACTAACACATGCTAAAATCCTAGAAATTTCTACTCAACATTTTGAGGAAGATTCTTACAGATTACTAGGAGAATTTAGCGGAAAGGCTGATCCTGATTTAATGAAAAGATATGAATCATACATTTAAAATCATTAAGGAGGCAGCATAATGCCTTGGGATGTTTTTTGTATGAAATGTGGTAGTCCGTTAGCTGGTGGAATGGCTGATGGTAATGAGATGGATCAAGAGATAAAAGCTTTTGATAATCGTATGAAAGGAAAACTCATGAAATGTGCTGATTGTGGAGCGATAGAAGACATTGATTCTGGCACTGGTAAATTGTTGAGTGAAGATGAAGCAAAAAGAAGTGGTAAAGAAATTGTAGAATTACAAGGATAGAGGAGAAAATATGAAAAAACCCAGAATTGGAATAATCGGTTTTGGTTTTGTTGGTTCAGCAATCAGTCATGGCTTTGCTCTGCATGCTGATATTAAAATTTTTGATAAATATTCAGATTTTTATGATCCATTTTATGTAACTGTGAATGAGTCAGATTTTTTATTTCTTTGTCTTCCCACTCCAATGAATTTAGATGGAAGTCAAGATTTATCCAGTATAGATAGTACCATTGAAGAAATTAATAGAGTAGCTTTCAGTCAGAAAAATATAGTAATTAAAAGTACTGTAGTACCAGGAACTACCCGTTCTTATGCTGAAAAATATAAAAATCATATACTTATTTTTAATCCTGAGTTCCTAACTGAACGTTCTGCAAAGCTTGATTTCATTAATACTTCAAGAATCATTATTGGAGGAAATGATAATTATGTTTTGGGAAAACTTGAAGAAGTATACAGAACTAGATTTTCGCATACACCGATATTCAGAACAACATGGGAAGGAGCTGAGGTTGTAAAATACATGGCAAATATTTTCTTTTCTGTTAAGATTTCGTTTCTTAATGAAATGTATGATATTACAAAAAGTATTGGTGTGCCTTACGATGAACTGAGAAATATGTGGTTAGCAGATTTTAGAATTGGTAATAGCCATACTGATGTTCCTGGATTTGATTCCTATCGTGGTTGGGGCGGTAAATGTTTTCCTAAAGATATTAATGCTTTCATAAGATGGGCAGAAGAACACAATCTTGAAGTAGATATGGCTCGAGCTGCTGAAAAAGTTAATCAGCGAGTTAGAGAAGTCAGAGATTGGGAAGAGATTAAGGGAGCAACATCAAAAAATGACTATGCGGAGTTATCATGATCTTAGTAACGGGCTCTGAGGATTTTATTGGAAGTACAGCTATGAATTGTGGACTAACTATGGTAATGAAGATGGATCCAAATAGAGCTTATAATGAGATGTAGTGAAATATTTGACCCTGAAAGAAATAAAAACCTTTCTTTTGTAACATTTTTGTGGTGAGGATGTAAAATGGAAAAAAAAGAATATAAGAATCAAGCAGAAGTTTTGATAGATCTTTTGAAAGAGTTTAATAAAAAAGATTTGATAATCGCAGAGATAGGAATTTGGAAATCAAGTACTACGAAACGAGTTTTAAGCACATGTAAAGATATTATTTCTCAATATTGGGCAATCGATTTTTGGGAATTTACTAGCCATTGGAATTATAGATCTCGTACACACGAATTCTGGGATGCGTGTTATCTTAAAGCATGTAGACTGATGCGCTGGTTTCCACAATTACATATTTTACGAATGTCTTCTCTTGAAGCAGCTAGATTATTTCCTGAAAAATATTTCGATTTGGTTTTTATAGATGCTGATCATAAATACGAATCTGTTTTGAATGATATTACAGCTTGGCTTCCGCTAGTTGGGTATGAAGGATTACTGACAGGACATGATTATGGCGGTAAGAAAATTGGTGTTAAGCAAGCGGTAGATGAAATTTTCGGCTCGGATAATATAGAACTATTAGACGCAAGTGTATGGGTAAAAAAAATAGGGAGGCTTTAATAGATGGGATGGACTGAAGAAAGATGGAAAAAAGATATTCCTGCTGTGCAGGAATTATATAAAGAAAACCCGTTAAATATTTATAGTAAACATTACTGTTGTAAAAGAATAAAAATGAGGGATTGGGAAATGAGATCAGGTAAAATTTTATCTGATATGCTTAATCTGGAATCTATAATTGATTTTGGTTGCGGGTTAGGGTCGTATATTGAAGGTGCTCTTGAAGCGAAAACTAAAAAAGTGTTAGGCATAGATATAGGAGCCGATATTGCAAGAGAGTGTATTCCGAAGCGTGTACGTGGATTTGTTAAGAAAGGACATATTGGTAGAAAACTTGATTATGGAAAATGGGATTGCGCTCTTTCTATAGAAGCTGCAGAGCATCTGTTGCCAGAAGAAGAAGACATCTTTGTTGCAAATATGATTAATGCTTCTTCTAGGCTAATAGTACTTACCGCAGCGTATAGTTTTAGTTATATGCACCTTAATGCTGGAAAAACTAGAGAATATTGGGCTAAGAAATTCATAGATTTAGGATGCAAGGAACTTATAGAGGAAGAAAAAGAGCTTAGAGTAGCATTGATAGGGCATGCTAAAAACCATATTATTAAGAAATTAACAATATTATCTACCGAGGAAATTTAGTGGGACTACATTTCAAAGATATAAAATATTTTGAAGAAATTACTGATTGGTTAAAACATAAAGAATACATTGGAAGTTTTGATGGTTTAAGATTGTGCGAGTTTGGTGATTTATGGATTAGGTTAGATCTACATAATTATATGCCTCATCGTTTGGCTAGTCAGTATTTTGAGAGTAAAGGTTTTGAAGTCAGTGTTATAGATTTAGGCATAGGAAATGAAGACATTGTAAAATCAGAAAAGCGCACTAAAAAGACTATATTACGATACGATTTAGCTAAACCTATTACATCTAAGATAGGTAAATTTGATTTTATAATCGATTTTGGTACAGCTGAACATGTAGAAAATCAATATGAATTAAACAAGAATATACATAATTTATGTAAAGTTGGTGGTATTATAATACGATCTAATCCTTCAGATAGATATAGTGGCGGGAATCCTGCTAAACATCATGGACTATTTCATTATACTCATGCTTTCTATACAAAACTTTCTAGACTTTGTAAATACAAAATAGTCGATGTGAGGGAAATGACACAGAAATATTGGCCTAGTAATATACCAGGGAGAAAGAATTTTACATATGTGACTATATTAAAAGTCAAAGACAATGATTTTCCATCGTTAAATGAATTTAATGAAATAGCTGTTGAGTTAGGACAGTATGGAGGATGTTGAAGAAGATGATGCGAACTAAAGAAGAAATATTAAAGATTATAGAAAATACTAGGTGGCGTTGGGATATAATACCAGCCCTCTTGAAAAGTTTTAATAGAAAAGATTTAAAAATAGCTGAAATAGGTATTTGGGATTCTACGAATATGAAACGAGTTTTAGAAGATTGTGGTGATATTATATCGCAATATTGGGCAATAGATTTTTGGCAACCTAGTAATCATTCATCATATGTAGATGTACCAATGGAGAAATGGGATGAGTTATATGCTTACGCATGTAAATTTATGCGTTGGTATCCTCAGCTTTGTGTTGTAAGAATGTCTTCTCTTGAAGCAGCTAGATTATTTCCTGAAAAATATTTTGATATAGTATTTATAGACGCTGATCATAAATACGAATCTGTAATGGCTAATATTAAAACTTGGTCGCCGTTGATTAAAGAAGGCGGATTAATAATGGGACATGATCGTAATAAACATCATCCTGGTGTTGTAAAAGCAATAACAGAATGTTTTGATGGAATAATAAAAGCACGTGATAGTGTATGGATTAAAGAATTATAAAGAGATTGAAAAATTATGAAAATATTGCTTGTAGCATGGAATCGTATGGGGCGGAAAAAAAAAGGAAATTGGCAACATGAATTGTTTCGAAGAGAATTAGCTAGACAACAAGATGTTATATTTTTTGGTGTTGGATACGAGGGATATAATTCTAGATTAACAGTACCGGATGTTCTAACTATGTATCCAGACACAGATGTTGTGTTAACGCATTATGAATTTAGAGATAAGTCTTTATCGCCTGGGCTTGAGGATGTGGAAAATGTTTTAAAGGTGCATATTTTTGGCGGTGATTATAATGAAAAATCTTTTGAAATTTATGACAGTCATTTAAATAAAGTTGGTTATGATATTATAATTCCTAGATATAAAGCACAAATGAGAAGTTTGGAAAGTCGTGGTATAGGTAGTAAGTATTATATTTTGCCGTGGTCTGTTGATATTAATAAACATCATAAACTTTATATTGAGAAAAACATTGATGTTATGGCGTCGTTTCAAATAAGTTATAAGGCTGCGAATCGTAAAAAGTTAAAAAAAATAATTCATGAAATGGATGTAAACAGTTTTTTTGAAAAAGTTTGGTTTGAAGAATATGTTAGAAAAATTAATGAATCGAAAATTTTTGTGACATATAACGCTGAGGATAATGAATTAAGCGGTAAGTATACTGAAGTAATGGCTTGTGGAACCTTTCTATTAACAACTAGACCGGATGACCTTGAAAGACTTGGTTACAAAGATGGGGAGCATTTAGTTCTTTATAAAAATGATTTTAGTGATTTGGAAGACAAAATAAAATATTTTCTTAAAAATGAAAATGAAAGAGAAGGAATTGCAAAAAACGGGATGGAATTTGTTAGAAAATATCACAGCACTGAACAAAGAGTCAAAGAATTTACAGAAATAGTGGAAGGAGAATTAAGTGCAAAGAATATTTTGATTTAGTATTTATAGATTCGGATCATTTTTATGATGCTGTTAAAGAAGATATTTATTCATGGAAAACTTTGGTTAAAAAAGATGGTTTGTTAACAGGACATGACTATGGTAATAAAAGATTTCCTGGGATTAAAAAAACTGTTGATGAAATTTTTGGTGCGGATAATATAGAGTTATTAAAAAGTACTGTATGGATGAAAAGAATGTAAGGAGATGGAATAATGGGGCGAGCTAATATACTGATAGATCTTATTAAGGAACAACAAGCGGAACGTGTAGCTGAAATTGGTGTAGGACGTGGAAGAACTACAAGGGAAATACTAAGATCAAATTGTTCTAATATAATTAAAGAATATTGGGCGGTAGATCCTTGGAGTACTAAGCATGCAAGAGATTCGGAGTGCAATAGGATCGGAGGCAGAGACCAGAATTTTTTTGATAAAGAAGCTTGGAATGTTTATAGATATGTGTGTTTTTTTCCACAACTTAAAATAATTAGAATGACTTCTGTTGAGGCATCGAAACTTTTTTATCATTATAAAAAATATGTTAATGAAAAATATTTTGATCTTGTTTTTATAGACGCAGAGCATGACTATGAAAGTGTTAAACGAGATATATTAACATGGGAACCTTTAGTGAAAAAGGGTGGAATTATGTGTGGACATGATTATGCTTCTCGTGAAAAAGAAGTGATAAAAGCAGTTGATGAAATTTATGGCAGAGATAATATTGAGGTCATACACCCTGGATCAGTTTGGGTTAAAAGATTGAATGGGGTTTAGATTAAGTTATAATTGGATAGGAGAAATATGAAATATATTAGTGAGATGCATACTTTGCGGTCATGATTATGGAAATAAGAAGTATCCAGATATCGAAAGAGCTGTAAATGATGTTTTTGGACAGACTAACATAGAGTTATTAGAAGAAACGGTCTGGATGAAAAGGGTATAAATATTTTATGGAATTAGAGTTTTGGCACAGTGGTTCATTAGGAGACATTATTTATTCACTTCCTGCTATTATAACTCTAGGAGGCGGAGGATTGTATTTGAAATCCGATCATTCTGAGATATTAAGAGATCTTTTAACTCGACAACCGTATATTTCTGATGTATTTCCTTCTATTCGTACTAGGTGGCAATATGGTAGAGCTGAAAATGTCGTTCTTCCTGATGGCAAAAAAGTAAGTAATTTAGATAGATATCGTCATCTGGAAAAGATGGGACATTTAGCAGGAAGAGTTAGACATCTAGCACAGTACCATTTGGATATTTTTGGTCTTGAGTTTGACTTATCTCAATCATGGATTTCGGAAGTAGTATCTAATTCAATAACATCTATAATTGTTAATAGGACTTTACGACATCATGATAAAGAAGAGATAGATTGGAAATTGTTAGAACCTTATCAGGAAGTTGTAGCTTTTATTGGTAATAAATGGGAGTATAAAGAATTTTCTAAGATGCTTTCTGTACAATGGTATCAATGCCGTGATGCTTTTGAGATCGCACAAGCTATAAAGGGATCAAAACTTTTTATTGGAAATCAATCGCTTTGTTTTGCTCTCGCTGAGGCGATGAAACATCCAAGGGTTTTAGAAGTTTGTTATAAGAGAAATAATTGCCAACCACAGAGTTCGAATGGGTATACTTATTTGAATAAAATCCTTATAGAGGAGCATCTAAAATGATAAGTAATTATAAAAACCAAGGAAATGAATTTAAACATATAGTTGCAAAGGATCTGTATGGGGTCAAAGAATATCAAAGTAATTATTTTGATATTATATTTGATATAGGAGCAAATATAGGATTTTTTTCTGTCTATATGAGAATGAAGCATCCATATACTAGAATTGTAGCTGTTGAACCTAGTATAGAAGTGTGTAATTATCTTAGACAAAATATTAATATGTTAAATATTGAACTTGAAGAAAAGGCTTTAGGAAATGGCGAAAGATTTTTTCTTTTAAGCAGAGGGCATATTCTTGATTCCATGTTCGTGCCAAAGCGTGAAGGAGATTCTTATAGTGTTGAATCTATTTCTTTAATATCTTTATTTGAAAAATATAATTGTAAATTAAGTGATAGGTATCTTATTAAACTTGATTGTGAGGGCGGAGAAAAGTATATTATCGGGGATAAAAAGTCAGAGGAAATAGTGATAAATGCCCAGCATATTGGTATGGAAATTCATTTCAAGTCCCAAAAAACCCCATTTGATGATTGGTTAAGTTTTAGCGATTATGATAATTGGATAAAAAAAATTTTTAATAATCATATTATATCTTTCCATACTTATAATATGGATGGGGGATATGGACATTATTGTATAAGAAAGAAATGATGAGATATGAAAAGAGGTATAAGTTTTTGTTGGGCGGTGAAAAAAATTAGCGGTTGGAATAGGATATTTATAATGGGTAAAAAGCAATATGAAAAAGAACTCAATTTGTGCTGAAACCGGAATTTGGAATTTAGAGACCGCAAAAAAACGACATAGATATGATCCAGAATTAGCAAAATACATAGCTACAATGTACAAATCTGTTAAATCAGTTGCAGATCTTGGGTGCGGCAAAGGAGACTACTGCAAATATCTGAAGGAAAAAGGTATTCCAATAGTCCATGGCTATGAAGGCACACCAAATATTCAAGAAATTGCTGTCTATAATGATATTATGACTCTTGATCTTACCAAAAGGAGATGGGTAGAAATTTATTACGATCTCGTAATCTCCCTCGAAGTCGGTGAACACATCCCAAAAAAATACGAACAAGTCTTTATTAACAATGTCTCTGAATTTGCTAAAAGTAATTTGATATTGAGCTGGGGAATCCCAGGACAGGGAGGAACAGGACATTTTAACGAACAGCCAAATGAGTATGTAATAGCTGAATTTATTAAAAGAGGATTCAGGCTTGAGAGAAAAAAGACAAAGTTTTTAAGGAAGGCTGCTGAGAGAAAGTGGTTTAAAGGCTCACTGTTAGTGATGAGAAAGAATTAACTAAAAGTAAGGAGGAACCATGTCGAGAAAATATCCTGAATGCGAAATCGATTTTAAGGTTTTAGCCAGACCACTTGAATTTGCCTGGGGTGGCGCCAGATTACCAAAGATGAAATTTTGGGATGGGAAGTATTCTAATCCGGTTACAAAGAACTATAAAATTTCTATCTGTACAACTTGTATGGATAGACTTAAAGATCTTAAAGTGACTCTTCCTCAGAATATCAAAGATAATCTCGAGTATCCCAATGTGGAGTTTGTGGTAATAGACTACGGAAGTAAAATAGATGATATTGGTGGCTGGATTAAATCAGAGATGATGGAATACATTGAGAAAGGCATTCTTGTTTTTATCAGGACAGACGAACCCAAATACTTTGAAATGGGTCACTCACGGAATATTGCTTTTCAGGCTGCCTCTGGAGATATTGTGAATAATGTAGATGCCGATGGATTTACCAATAGAGGTTTCGTTATTTATATCAATAAGCTTGCTAATCAATTATCTGAGAAAGTTATATTTGCAAAGAGTAGACAGTTATTACGAGGAAGACAGGGGTATTACAAAAAAGAGTTTATTGATCTGCTTGGTGGATACAACGAAGATTTACGTCACTATGGCTCAGATGACGTGGATTTGATGAACCGAGCTTGGGAGTTAGGCTTTACTATGATGTCATTTCAAAAAGGTGGAAATTTCAGTAGAGGAACTTCAGATCATAAAAAACATCAAGAAGGAAATTATCCAGAAGCCTGGTGGCAGTCAGAAGGAAGAAACAGATTTATTTCTTATTCAAATTTACTTTTGGGAAGGTTTAAAGCAAATGAAGAGAAAGTCTGGGGGAAGGCTAAATTAGTTAAGAACTTTACAGAGGAGATAGAAACGGGAATTCAGGGATAGAGATAATACCATTCTACTGTACAAGTTGGTTTGTTAGCTAAAACTTTCCAGTAGTAGGTTTTGTTGGAATTTTAAATGAGCTTTTCGGTGTTGATGAAAATGGTCTTGGAGTAATTGGTGCAGATTTTGAAGGTGAAAAAGTTATACGCTTTAAACTAGTGAAGAGGTAAAATTATGAAAAAGGTCTACCTCGGAGGAACATGCAATGAATCAATATGGCGCAAACATATGATAATATTTCTGCATGATGAAGGACTAGAATGGTTCGATCCAGTCGTTGATGATTGGAATGAAGAAGCTCAAAAAAATGAACTAAGAGAACGTGAAACTTGTGATTTTGTTCTTTATACTATTACACCAAAAATGACTGGTGTCTATAGCTTAGCTGAAACTGTAGACGATAGCAATAAACGACCTGAAAAAACTGTCTTTGTTATGCTTCGTTATGATGGTAAAGAAAAATTTAATGACGGTCAGTGGAAATCCTTTGGCGCTGTAGCAAGGATGGTTAGAAATAATGGCGGACAGGTCTTTGTTGATCTAAAATTAGCAGCAATATGGATGGGAAGAAAGAATTCATGAAACGTCTAATAGCCGCTAATTTACAGCCAAATAGCAAATCGAGATATAATCCAGAAAGACTTAAGCTTATGCTTAGGGCTCAAATTCATAATCTATTAGAAGTTGGCTGGAAAAAACAAGATATTATTCTTTTAGCCAATTTTGATTTTGAGTTTATGGGTATAAAAGCTGAAAAGATAAAGTTTAATGATTTTTGTCTTTCTGGCTCGAAAATGTGGGCGGTAAAATTTCTTTTTGATAACAACAGAGTTGATGAGGTTATCTATTCAGCTGACATTGATACGTGGCAAAATTTATGGTTTAATTGCCCAGTTTTTGATGGTGATGTTGGGGCTTGTTCCTACTCCAATCCGAAATGGAATGGAGGCAGTATTTTCTGGAAGCCATCCTCGAAAGACATTGTTGATGAGATCGTAAGGCAACTAGAAAAAGACAAGGCAGCTAAAGAAGAACCCCTTCTTAATAAAGTTTTTAACTCAGAAAAATATGCTAAGAGAATCTCGCTACTTAATTCTACCTACAATACAGGATGTTCGGGATTTATACCTAGATTTACAAGAAGCCTAAAACCAATCCGAGTTGTACACTTCCACCCTCAAAATTCAATTGCCTGGGAAATTCACGGCCTCGACAGAGAAGGTATTGGAGAAATAGCTGTAACTATCAGACTAGAAAGGTTACTCAGAAAATACTATCCGCAAATGGCAACGGAATTGAAGGATAAGACTATTCCCGCAAAAAAGCAGGCTGAGGAAAAAGAGAAGGCAAAACGAAGAGCTGAAAAAGAGCAGAGAAGACAAAAAAAGCAGTAAATAAGCTATAAACTCAGTCTTTATTATACTTGTTCTAAAAAAAAGATTGATCTTTTCTGAAAAATTCTGAATAATCTACCTCAATTAGATTCCAACCTAAAAAAAATCTAGGGCATTATCATGAAAAATCTCGCAAAACGTTTGTTAGATCTTATAACCTCACTTAAACAAGACCTTGAAGTTCTCAGCGAAGAGCCAACAGATCAAGAGCCAATAGGTCAAGAGCCAACAGAAACCATCAGCTCAGACTTCCCCTGGGAAGAATATATTTCTAAGTTTGATGATGTTATTGAAGGCAACATAGACGAGTTCGTCAAAAAAGAAAAAAAGAAAATTCTTCCGAAAGCCAAACTCAGAGAACTCGAGTCATTGCATGACTCTCTGAGAAAAGCCAAGAAGAAACTTGAGGACTATTTCAAGACCCCGCCAGTGGCGCGCAAAGATCTGGACTCAGAAATTTCAGCCATCCAGGGCGCTATGGCTGATGTTCTTAAAGATACTGGGATGAAGAAAGTTGAAACCACTCGTTATATCTTTTCTCTCAGGCGAACTCCTGCTTACTACAAAGTGGTTTCCGAGAAAACAGCGGTTAATTCTCTCAAAAAGAAAAAACTTGGAAGATTTATCAAGGTTGAAGAAACCTTGGATATGGCTAAGCTGAAAAATTTTCTTAAGAGTCGAGGTCTGACAATTCCGGGGCTCAAGAAAATGACAGCCGATGTCTCGATTTATATTTATGAGAAACATGAAGAGGGAGAAGTTGAATTAATACATGTAGTGGGACCGGAAGGGTTTGAAGAGGATTATGAGAATATTGAAGAAGAAATGAGTAGTAGTAGTGGTACTATTGAAGAAGATGAAGAATCAAGTAGCTCAGAATCGAGTAGTGAAGAGTTTGAAGATCTATTAAAATTCACCAACGATTTTGCCGAGACTTCAGCCTTCCGTGGTCAGTATGATTTTTTATCAAATTTCCATCCAGCACCAACTTCATTCGAGGGAAAAGTGTATCCAACTTCTGAACATGCTTATCAAGCTGCAAAAACATTGGATTCAGAAATCAGAGAAACCATTAGAAAGTTAAGGACTCCAGGAGATGCTAAAAGATATGCAAGGAAAATTCCGCTTCGATCTGACTGGGAAAAAATTAAGACTGATGTAATGAAAAGAATTGTCAGGACTAAATTTGAAAGTAATCCAAAATTAATGGAAAAATTAATTGCCACTAAAGGAATTGATATTGTTGAAAATAATACATGGGGAGATACTTTTTGGGGAAAGAGCGGAGGGAAAGGACAAAATCAACTGGGTAAAATTCTGGCAGAAGTTCGAGAGGCAGGACTTAAAAAAATATCATCCATAAAAACTATGGCTATAGTCGGTTCCCGTGAAACTACTTCAAATATGTTACAAGCTACACGCTACCAAACCAAAAAAGCTCTTGATGCTGGCTGGGGGATTGTAACTGGCGGAGCGAAAGGAGTAGATGAAGAATCAATCAGAGAAGTCTTACGACAGAATGCCTGTAAAAAATTAACTGTTTATTTACCAAAAACTATCGAAAGTCAGCCAGCTGCTGTTAGGCCCCTTCTTAAAAAAGTAAGAGATCTTGGAGCAAATGTGGTGGAAAATTCAGGTGTAAAACGAGCTGCGAAAGAAACAGGTAAAGCTGTCTCAGAAATTTCTTATGGCCAGGCTGCTTTTACCAGAAATAAGGATATAGTTGGTAAGGCAGATGCTATGACAGCAATTCAAAAGGGTGGCTCAAAAGGAACACAACATTCCATTAATGCTGCACTTAAAAAAGAAATTCCAGTTAAACAAATTGATGAAAAATTAAATGCAAGATTGCTTAAACAAATAATGAATAAGCTAAAAATAAAACACCTGGGTAATCTCACAAAGTTTTTAAAAGGAACTCTAAAAGTTGTGCCTGGAATATTACCAATTTTTGAAGCAATTGATCTAGGATTACTCTGGAAAGACATGGATAATCTTGAAAAAGATATCGAGGCCGGAACTGCTAATGAACAACAGAAAAAAATCTGGGAATGGCTGCAACAAAAAAAAGAAGCGAGTGAAGGAGAAGAATGGGGAGAGATAGATCTGGAGGAAGAGTTTGAGGAAAAATTTGAGAATGAAGAAGAATTCAGCGAAAAAATAAATGCACCAACATTTGCTTATCAGACAGTCTATAATAAGAAACCAGCAGAATTTTTGTCTGGCAGAACGGATGCTCCGAAAAAAATGTGGAGAGGGAGAGCTGTCGATGAAGGCCTCAAAGAAAAATGGTTAGAGGAACTCAATAATTTACCAGTTGAGATAAGATCAACAGATGAAGGCAAAAGCGAATCCAGACCTGCGTTTGTCGTGCTCAGAATGCCAGAAAAATATGACGATCTTCACGAACAGATGGTATCGAACTTAAAAAAACAATCTGATCTATTTGTTGGATTCGATATTGGTCAGGGAAATAGACCAAGAATCTGCGTGGCTGGGAAAATAAGAAACGATCAGGGTGAAAAATGGAGTACATGGTGGAACTCACTCGCAGAAAAAATTCTCACTGCCTATAACGAGACAATAAAGGAAGAAAGTGCAGAAAACTTTCCCGATGATTTTTATAGAAACGATAATTTTTATGAAACTCCTTATGATCCATCTAGAGTAGACAATAAAGTTCTTGGGGATGATTTTAGAATAGTGTGCGCGCATTTTTCTACATGGAAGAAGACTGAGGGTAAAGGCATTAAATTTACCAAAGAACAAATACTTGAGAATGCAACAAAAATCATAAAAGAAATTAAAGAACGAGTTAAAAGTGATAAGATGAACTACACATTCTCACCAGAAAAAATGAAGGAAACTTCAAAAGAATTATATGGTCTGGTGAGAGAAAAACTTCCCGAAACTCTGCAAAAAATTGGCGAAGCTAAGAAAGATCAGGAGATAGCCGGGCTATATCTAGTTTCTCCACACTCTGAATACATCTGGGATGGCAGTAAAACAGCCATAATAAAATCCAAAAAATTTACTGAACACATCAATGAACCTCTCTACTTAATTTCTGATAAAGACTGCTGGGGAATTATTAAACTTTCCGAACCAAAAGAAATTAATCAGAAAGAATTTGAGGAAAGATATGAGGAGCATCTTGTGGAGAACTATGAAAGAATTGAGTGGTGGGATGAACAGCATCCTTTATATTTGTATGAAGTTGAAGTAATAGAGAAATTTGATCCAGTGAGAGAAGTAGAAGTTCCACAGGGGATTCAAGCGTGGATCCTACCAAAAAATGTGATTTTTAAATAGGAAAGATATAATGTCGATAATACCAATAGACTGTTTCAAAAAATGTATCCAGGAATTTATTAAAAAAAGAAAGCCCATTCCAGATAGGTTTATAGTTATCGAAAATTCTACCGATTTTGAAGAAATTAAAAACTATCTTTGTACTTCTGCTGGAAAAAACAAAATTTTAAGAATAATTCAAGAAAAATAAACCTTTAAATAAGGAAAAATATTTATGAAAAGTGTAAAGAGCCAACTCAAAAATTTAAAACATAATAATGTCAAATTTATCGAGGGTGATGATAAAGTTAGAACCAGTAAATGTTTAGCTGAGATTAATACGATTCTTGAACAATATGATTGTGTCATGATTCCTGAATTTCTCTTTTCTGGAACTAATCTCTCAAATCGTATAAAGATCATGCCAAAACCAAGAAATATTGTTCCGCCAGGACAAAGCAATTGAAAAGATTTCTAATATTTTTAATTTTATTTTTTCCACTCCAGACCCTCGCTGGAGATCTTGATATAGGCTTGTCTGCTAAATCTGGAATTACAGATTCACAATCATTCTACCTCGGACTCGATACTAAAATCAAGGAAATTAGTTTGGTGAGTAAACTAAACTATGGTGAGCGGAATGACTTAGAAATCGAGAATAAAGCTTTCTTACGTTTAGGATACGATCCGAAGCTCAATGATAAATGGTCTCTCTGGTTTTTTGACCAGGCTGGATATAATAAACTCAGAAAAATAGATTTTGAAAACTTCTTTGGAGGTGGTCCAAAATATAGTTTCTGTAAAAACTTTTCTGTCTCAATTGGTTATTTACAACATCATCAAAAAATTGAGAGTGATACTTTGGATATAAACCGACTCTCACTTAGACTCAAAGGTAAAGTAAAATCATTCAAAGCAGTGATTTTCTACCAACCAAATCTTGAAGATTTGGATGACTACATCTTTACCGGAGAGGCTTCAATTAAGCAAAAAATTGCTGCACGCTTATCACTGAAATTATCACTTACTGATCAATACAGATCGAGACCAGAGACTGACGAAAAAAATGAACTATCAGTAATTTTATCGCTTGGGATTAAAATATAGCCAGATTAGATTAAATCATGAACAGCTTCACAAAAATTTTAACTAATACTTTAAAACACGAGGGTTTATACTCAAACGACCCAGATGATTTTGGGGGTGAGACCTATAAGGGAATTTCTAGAAACAAACATCCCAGCTGGCCTGGATGGAAAGTAATTGATTCTTATACCCCACCGTTTTCTGCCAAGTTCGAGGAAAGATTATTTCATGTTGTCAAAAAATTTTATCGTCTCAAGTTTTGGGATGAAATTATGGGTAATAAAATTTCTTCATTCGATGTAGCACAAGAACTTTTTGACACAGCAGTTAATATGGGAAATCATCAGGCAATTATAATTTTACAGCAATCATTGAACTTATTAAATCGTAATGAATTCTTGTTTTTAGATCTCGTAGAAGATGGTGTGATTGGCCCAAAAACTCTGAGTGCATTAGAGGCTTATCTCAAAAAAGATAGTTCAGAAAATTTACTGATCTGGATGAATGTTTTTCAAGGAATGCGTTTTATTAAAATTATGAAAAAAAGTTCTTTGCAAGAAAAGTATGCGCGAGGTTGGGCTAAGAGAATAGAACTATCCAAGAGGTAAACCATTATGGACAATGATGAACTTGGAAGACAAGTTGCTGGAGTTGTACAAAAAGTCAAATCTATGGAGAATGAATTTTCGGGTTTTCAAAAACGGATTGATACTAAAATTATACAAATTTGTAATAGACAGGATGAAATTAGTCAATTAGTTTATTCCAGGCCTCCCTGGGTGGTTACAGTAGTTATCAGTATATTATTTGCAGCCTGCGCAACATTAACAACGTTATTGATTAGAGGGTAGTGGGAAAGGAGGTGATGATTTATCGGTTCCGTATCTTCATATCCAAATGAAAATAAAAAGTGGAGATGGGTGCTCCAATGGCATTCTAGGGGCCGGTCTTAACTCAGTTCACGGAGATCTTCGACTTCAGATTGACTCTCAAAGACTAGAAGGCTGGACCCTGAATTGGATTTTATCGATAGAATCTGATCCTAAAAATTACTCAGATGCAGAAAAACTTATAGAGAAAAAGTTAAATTCTGCGATTAAACTTCTACTTGATCCTACGAAAAAAACAGTTTCTGAGAAAAAAAGTCTTGAGCCAATGGAATGGCTTACCATTGATAAGGCTACCTTTCCTGAAGGAACAATTGGAGCAACAAAAAATTTAAAAGGCTACATGGGAATTGTTGATAAAGGATTTGTAGAATTTGGCACGCGCAAACCTCATTTCTTTGAATATTTTCTTACCGGCAAAAAACTTAGTGGCAGACTAACGTTCCGCCTACTTCCTAACGTATGGCGACAGCAATCAATTGGAGAGGGTGCTGAAAGTAAAACTGGAAAAGGCTACACAGTCTGGATGTCCTTCTTCGCCGATCCCGGTCCTTATGTCCTTGATCCCCGCGCTCTGAAAAAACACTGGTATCCGCCTGCTGAAATTTCTGCCCTCCCCAAAAAAATCAGAAGTCAAATCCCTTCTGAATATCAATACTGGAAGATTAAGGAACAATCGAAAGCTCATAAAATTAGAGATGAATTGATAGATGCTATTAAAAAGAAAGAAGTAGCATTAGAGTATGCAGAACAATTTGCTGCACGAGGACACCTAAGCTATATAAGAAAAGAAAAACCTGAGATGAAAACTACGATAGGAGGAGTAGTTACCCCATGGGAAGTAAAAATAGATAAGGTTAAAGTTCCTTCGAAATCGGTACTTTCTAAAATTAAATCTACTTTATTCTATGATCCTCCAAAAAGCCTGAGATTTTGGTGGAATCCCGGGAAGGGTACTTATGGTGGGAAAGATAAGAAAGAAAAAATTATTTGGAATCATTGTCCCGATTGTTTGTATCTCGCCTCAAAATCACCGTTCAACATAGATACTCTTCCAACTTATCCCGGAGAAGGAAAAATTTTATGCAAGGGAGCTGACCATCCATCACTTGAAGTAGAATTTCCCGGGGAAAAAAAAGGCGAAGGAAGACATTATGTATTTCTGCCTGTGAAAGATAAAAATTTATATAAATCACAATGGGTGATCGATGCTGCTACTAATCTTTTAATTAAAGATAAAAAAAATGTGAAGATAAAATCTATGTGGGGAGTAGTTCATTCTTTATTATTAGAATACAAGGAGTTATTAAAAAGCCTAGTTGTAGATACTGGTAATATGAATGTGGTAGATAAAGCTTTCATGATCTGGGCTGGACAGCCATTAGTCAAAGATTTTATAGTTGCTTATGAACAAGCAGTCCGGGAAGTTTTAAAATCAGCAGATTTATCGCTGCTTGAAATGATTGCATTAAACCCTAAAAAAAGAGCTCCCCTAATGGCTAAAGCAGATGCTATTGCTGTAAGACTCCTAAATGAAGGTCAGGTACTTGAAGTCGAAGAACAATTAAGTGGAATGAAAAATTTAATCTTAGAAGTTGTTACTCTAAATTTTGTTAAGCCAATAACGAAACTTTTTTTTAATCTGCTTGCTTCACAAATCAAAGCTTTAAAAATTTTTACAAAACTACCAAAAAGAATAGGGGATGTGGGCGTAGTGCCAGAGAGCAAAATTGGCTTATTTCCAAGCGGAAAAATGCAAACTCCATATGAGCCAGGAATTTTCAGAAGAATAATCAATTCATGTTTTTATTCAGCCAGAGTTCTCCGAAGTAAAACCTTGGCAGATAGAATTACAGCTGCATTGGCAAATATAGATACATTCAAAGGACAAATGAATTATGATACTCTTAAAGCTGGAAAATTTATTTTGGATGAAGTAGATTATTTCAAGTCTTTCTGGAAAGATTGTGTTCTTATCTATGCACCTGGGGTATCTATTCGCAACATGGCTGACAATACTTTAAAAGCAATGAATGAATCACTTAATTCATTTTTCAGAGGAGAGTTTTTCTGGCCACTAATGAGGAAGCGAGGAACACCGATTATCCCGATTCCAAAAGAAGTCAGCGGTAGTTTTTTTGTAAAAACTGAAGCAGAACTTAGTGAGGTGCTTGGAAAGACAAACTGGTATCAAACTCATAGAAATGTATTGTACGAAGCCCTTTTAGGAGGCCCGGAGACAAAAGCACGAGAATGGTATTTTTCAGGTTATGTGGATGCTTATGCTAAAAAGTTATTTAAACAGGGAAAAATCCTGGATGACTTTGCAGAAATAATGAGAGAAAAAGGAATCAAAGAAGTGAACCGTGTATTCTTTGATTATAAAAATAAGATGGCGGTTGAGGTTTCACTTGAGAGAATTTTTCCCTTCTTTACCTTTAACATTCGCAATAACGCCTACTGGCTAAAAGATTTTATGTACCATCCATGGAAATTAGGCGCTATTCGAGGTGTATGGAACTGGTGGAGCAAGCGGACAGGAAGCAATGTTAATTTTTCAATAAAGACCATGGTTCCAGTGTATTTGATTCCTGGAACTTATTTCAACCCACTTTCCTGGCTTTCTGCTTATAAATATATAAAAGTCTTTACAAAGTATCATGGAGAGCCAAAATGGAGGGAAGCTCAAGATGCGAATATAAAAGGACAAATTAAAATGATGGAAAAAATTCCTGTTGAGAATAGAACAAGAATTTTTTCAAGAGCAAAAATCAAGAATATGCAGGATTATTTAGATCGACAAAAGGTTACATGGGCAAAAGTTACAGTCGATTTTTTAGATGACTGGCTGGGTTTGCTTCCTATATGGAAAAAATATGTCCTCGCACCGCTACAATTAGCAGAAAAAGAAGAATGGAGAACAGTGATTCCACAAGGTCAATTGGTTGATGCTGTATCTTCCTGGATGTTTAAAGAATTTGTAGGAACAGTTACCTCGCCGGGTCCACAAAAGATTCATTACATCTATGGTATTATGGAAAGCAGAGGACTTCCAACTAAAGAAATGATTGATGAAGAAATTAAAAAAATGCCTCAATCTGAGAAAGAAGGAAAATCATTGGATGAGCTTGCGAAGAAAGTAAAAAGAGCAAAGGCTGAACAAATGTATCGAGCCTGGGAAGCACAGAAAGCAGGGATTGGATTTCTGTCAGGAATGTGGCTACAGAGGAGCTGGCAAGATATTTATAATATGCATATAGCTATTTTGGATGAACTTAGCAGTAAAGAATAAAGGAGAGTAATCATGGAGCTTCCTGAAAAATCTGTAAATTTTAGCTTAGTCGTACAAACTTTTCGTGGTCAACACGTAATTCGTGAAGGCGCTTCACGCATTCTCTGGAGAGTGTTTTTTGATTTATCAGTAGATAGAAATCATCCCATCACCTCCTTTGCCCTGACTTCCAATCCCATCGAGAATAAAGAAATCTCAGCATCATGGACGCCATGCCCAGATGAGAGAGCGCTTGAGAGGGGAAAGGAAAAAGAGGATAAGAGCTACCTGGAACCTGATCCTAAAGGATGGTGGAATATATCAAAAGCTACTCCTTCGCACCTGAGACAACTTACATCAGGCAAGGCCACTTTCTACATCATGAATGATTTCTGGAAATTTTTATTGAATAGTAAACATCTGAAAGGACTTTTTACTCTTTCACGTCAAGATCATTCCGATTTATGGGTATGGAAGAAGAGTGCGGGACCAGGGGAGAAGAAAGAGTGATTAGTTATTATTCTCGGAAGTTAGTCGGAAATATTTTCTTTGCTGTTTTGGAACGTATAAAATAACAATGTAATGCTCGAAACTTAGCTCCTTCATAATTCTTCCAGATTCGGTTTGGATTTCTTTTCCAGATAGGAATACCAAACATAGATGGAAAATAACTCCACCACTTATTATTCACTCCAAAATAGTATGTGCTAAAAAGGATATGAATTATTTGCTTCCAATTTTGTTTAAAGTAATTCCACATAACGCTTTTTACCAAGCGTAAGTTTTACGAAGAGTGAACCTACTTGATCTTATCAATTTTATGCTCGGATAGAATTTCTTTAGCGTCCATAATCTCTTCAATGACAAACTTTTCAAATTTTTTGTCAGATTTATAATTAAAGCTCGGAAATTTTGCATATTGCTGAAATCTAATCCGCGTTTTCTGAATTTCTTTTTTAAAGTCGATAGGAAATTTTTTAAGAAGCCACCCAGGAAATTTTTCTTTTTTGAGATGTTGCCACCAGGTTCTTGGAAAGCAGAATTCATGGGTTACAACTTTTGACTTGGTTTGTAAACACTCAGCCCAAATTTTTGTTTGGAGTTCAAGTATTCCTTGTTGTAAAATACTATCAAATCTGAATTTAGGATCCACTTCCTGAATAGTAGGAAAAGTTTTTTCAATCTTAAATTTCAAGGCCTCTAGTTCTACTGACTGAAATCGTTTTTCTTCATTAAGCATTATTTGAATTTCCTCCTATTCTTATGATATCTTTAGTTCATTTTTTTCTTTTAATTATTGAGTTTCAGCACACCTCACGCTTACTGAGTTAATTGTTAGAAAAGAACCATCCCAATCGGCGTTCCCATCTGTATGAGAATTATCTGCCCACATCCCAAAAGATTTTTCTATTAAATCCCACTTTTTTTCTTTAGACATTTTTGCAAGTTTCCGCTTGGCTTTCTTGATTTTTTCATCGGTAATTTTATACATAATTGTTCCTATACCTGAATTAACTCGTGAGTGGTTTATACTCGTGTTAAACCAAGATCTCTCTCAGTTTTGCCATCAAACAAGCAGTATTACAATAATATCCATCGATATGCTTACAATGGCTATCTGAATATCCATCTTTATGATGAGCTTTGATTATCTTCTCTGACAGCAGAATTGTTCCTTTTTCTATTTGAATTTGACCAGCTTCATAATATTCGTGCAGTGGCGGACTTACTATTTCTATAGAAGCTCCGCAAAATTCACACTTAGTTATACTTTTAATTGGTTCAGACATATTGTGTCCTCCCTTTATTCTGAGTATTTCGTTTCTAATTTATCAACAAATTCAAATATTTCTGTTTCTGATTCCTCACAATCATTAAATAATCCGATTATTTTGATGATAGCATCTAAATGCTCAGGTAGAAAATTTTCTTCAACCAAATAGTTTACTATCCACTCAAGCCTTTTTTGTTTTTCAGGATCTTGAAAAACTAGCATTTTTCTTCTTTCTTTTCTGACCTTCATAATATTCGTATCCTCTTTTCCGCAATGATCGCAGTACCTGTGCATGGTTATCTGAAACATTGACTAACTTAGCTGTTTCTCCAAGAGGTAACTTAAAAGCTTCGTTATCATCTAAGGCCTTAAACTTATCAAGCTTAGTTGGTTTTCGATGTCCTTTTGGTTCCCGAGGAATTTTTAGTTCAGCCATTTTCTCCTGAAATACTGATGTAGAAACTCCGAGAATTTTTGCGGCTTCCTCGATTCGATGAATATCATACAAACTCTTTACAAACTCTTCTATGGTGTTAAAGTGAAAATCATACATTTCATTATAACCATCAAGTAGCTCATCCCAGTCTATTTTTGGTCGAGACATTAGTTTTTCCTTCCTTTATTAATTTTGCTTATATACTTTTCGACTCTTTTGTCTATCCATGTAGGCTTTGAACGAAATTTATCCAAGAGTATTCTATAAATTTCATAGCTCTGAGAATATAATTCAAAGGAATTGGACACCAGATATCTTTTCTGTGCATATAATCTATATAAACAAGACTAAAATACCACGGGGGGATAATTTCGCCTTCTGATCGAAGCCTATATATTTTTTTGTTTAAAAAAGAAGGTCATCTCTCCCCCCCCATCTCTTTCACTAATTCATCCGTTTCTTTCCGTGTTCTCAACTCCCACTGTTTTTTCTTGAGATCCCAGATCACAGAGCCTGCTTCTATGGTTTTATCCGGTGCGCCTGGTTTTAGCAAAATGATTTTGATATATGGTAAACCCTTCTTAGGTTTAATAACTTTACCAAATTTTATGTTGTGGTAACCTTTAATGAAGAACATTTTATCTCTTTTCCATATTTTTTCCTGATCTTAATTATAAACTTTTTTGCCAGGTCCTCTCCAAGCTCTGTGGATGACATCTCACTCAATTTCTGTCTTTCATATTCTTTAGGAAAATATGTCTTCCTAAATTGATCTATGGTTTTGATTGTTTTATTTGCCATTCTGTTTTATCTTTTTTTTAGAGATAATTCTAAGAGTAGCATTAATTATAAAAATTAATGCCAGGTACAGAAAACATTCTATCCACCTACATCGCCATACTTCTATCATGACACAAATAGAAGAACTTATTGTAATCAAAAACCAACCAATAAATATAATTGTTTTAATGCGAGCTTCCATCTCTTTTCCTCATATCTCTGTCAACAATATTTGTTTCGGGATCCCTTCCAGCAATTCTTTCTCCGTAGCCTCACCAGCAGTTCTTCCATCTGGTAACATAAGATAACTAAAAAATGCTACCCTGGCTCCTAGCACCGTAGCTGAGATACACTTAGCTTTTATGTCGTGGTAAAGCAAAGTAGCTGCCTGAATCCTAGCTGCTCTTTCATTTTTCGTATCTGACGGAAGTACAGGCCAGACTGCCTTGAATTTTTCACCATGCATCTCAAAACCAATCATATACGCAGCATGGCTGTTAGCGTTGCTACCAAATCCTTCAGCAAGCACCTTACCGTCATATTGTTCGATAACTCTACTAGCTCGTTCAATCCATTTATCCGGAGAAGATTGACTTGTTTTCCAGTAACTGATCGATTCAGAGTTGGGGAGATTCATGTATTTTTAGCCTGTATTTTTAGCCTGTATTTTTAGTACAAAACATTATCAGGCACACTAAAAATTCTTAGGTGACCTTTGTATGGAATAGGTTTATAAAATTCTCTGGAATGCATAAATACAAATCCATAAGGTCCAAAGAACCATTCAGAACTATGTTTCTGAACACAATCGATCATTAAAACTTGTCCAAGAAATACTCCAGTAAGATTTCTGCTGGTTTGAACCAAATTTTTTAATTCTGGATGTGATTCAGTGATAAATTCAGCCCCATCCTTATCCCATTTTTTTGAAGCGTGAATTAAGAGAGGCCCCCGATAAGATGTAGACCAAGTTCTGTTTTCAATAGGTTTTATTCCTGTAATTATTAGGCTCGCCCAAGGTTGTTTTATAGAAATACCATACATTAAATTTTCCTTGCTTTGTTTATTATTTCTTCTCCACTTTTTCTCTAAGTTTCACCTCATCCTCTTTTCCTATTTCTTCAAAAAGTTCCCAATGTTTTCCACATACATAAGGATGCCAACTGACGGTAAAAAAACAGGCTATAAGCCAGTAAGTCAGTGTCCATGTTGTTATATTGTTACAGTCCGTGATGCAACAGTGAACAGTGATTTCGGTTCTGCTAATGCCTTCAAGGACTAAGATAATTATAAGTAGTGTGAGAAGGAGATTCATAGTTTCTTCCTATAAGATAATTTACCAATTAAAACTCACCTGGAAAAATTTCACGATTTAGTCTAGCATATCTTCCAAATATCAATAGAGCCGCTTGATCATATTTTTTAGCTGCTTCTACTTCAGAATCAAAATAACCAAGAAATTTTCTAGAATAATTTTCTGTGATTCGCGCCCTCCATTGTTTTTTGCAGATATCAAAATCAACTCCTTTGAATTTTGATTTTCCTTTTGTCTTACCACGTCCCATATTCCCTATTCGATATTTCAACTCATCATAATCTTGTAGAAAATCTGATAGATCTAAATTATCTTCTAAAATCTTTTTTATTGTTTGTTCTGATATTCTCATATTGTTGCTTAACGTTACAAATCAGTTGCAGCAATTGGCTCTCTCAATCCATTTAAATTTATTTCTTGTATGGCTTATCCCCTCTTTGTACTCTAATTAATTCTTCATTCACTAATCTATCAAAAAGAGCTACGATAGATTCTCCAGTATATGCTCTGACAAAGTATAATAGTTTGAATGTTTTTTCCCAGATTTTTATAGTTTGAAATTTGTTGCCTGTAATTTTGTTGCTCATAGTTTTTTTATCCATGAGGTAAGTTTACTACATCATACAAAAAATATCAAATTAAAAAATTACTTTTCTTTGAGATTTTCACAAGCTGGAACAATCATCTCCACTATATTTAATAATGTCTGCCTAACAGTATCAAATCGAAAAGTTGTTCCAGTACCAAGTGAAAGATTTTTGATTTTTGTGACAGCGTATCCGGTTTCACTATCTTTGATTTCGATTTTAAGTTCTAACATTGATTTTCCTCCTTTTGAAAAAAATTATCTTATATATTTCTCTATTTGATTTATCAGATAAGCCATATGGTTTGCTGCTTCACAGTAGCTACTTGGAGAAGAATTCACTAGATCCGCAATTTCTTTGAGTTGATAGAATATTGTCAGGCACGATGTAACATCAAAAGCTTTAACTAATTCGGGTTCTTTTTCTATTGTGCTAGTGGATTATCACTGATTGTTGCTAATATCTTCATCTTCTTACCACCTAAAAAATCTCCATCTTCTCTTCTTTGAGATTATCTTCATAAATCTCCAGGTCCCTCCCAATCTCTCAACTACCTCATCAACATTTCTCTCTACTATGTCCCACCAGCATATATCTTGACCCCAGCCCAGTTTCTCCGAAGCTTCATCTAGATTCTTGATAGTTTTATCCGGTATGGTTAGTTTTAAGATTATTTCCATAGCTGCACTAATTCTTAGGCATTGGATTCAACGCCATTATTATATTTCTCTCAAAAACAATCGAATATTTGCTGATTGTTCTTCAAGCTGATTAAGTTCAGATGCTAATCTGATTTTGATAAATTCAATGAGATGTTTTCTCGCCTCCTCTATGGTATCACTATCGCCACCTATGCCACTCCCGTTCCACCAGCAATGGAATTTCTTTTTCCGTCCATCGTTAAGCATAAACTCTCCATACTGTACGGTTCCAGTGCCTGTTGGAGTAACGATTTTAAGCTCTTGTTTCATCTTGTCTCCTTTCAAAAATCCCATTTCCTCTTTAAGCCCTTTTTTAGCGCTGTGGAGCGACTTTCAATTTTTGTGGGTAGGATGACATTAGCTAAAAAAAAATCCTACGAAACTATACTGAAAACAAATCAAACTTCTTCGAAACTTACACAAAACTTATACATTTTTCTTAGAATTGTACCCACGTTTTTGAAGTCTCAGCCACTTTATCACATCCTGCTCATAAAATAGCCTTCCTTGGCCAATTTTTATGTGCGGAAAATCCTTTTCTCTTATGAGCCTCTCAAGAGTTCCTTCAACGATTCCCAGTAATTCAAGCACTTTTTTTTCTTTTAGGAAATCTCGAGTGAGGTGATCTTTTTCCCGGTTCATCAATTTTCTCCTTTTCACTAGATAATATTTTTTGAATGTAGTCTACTGCTTTTGCCTTTTCCTTCCTCCGGTTTAATTCTTGAAACTCCTGTAAACGTTCTTTGCTTAAACTAAAAATTTTCTGTACACAATTTGAACAAATTATCTCAGTGACATCATTAGCGCATTTAGCTTCTTTGATTTGTTGAGATAAATAATCAAACTGAAATTCTGGGAGCTGGCAGAATATACACCGCATAAATTTGTCCTTTTCTCCTCTTTTTACCACTGTCCCCAGCAGCCAATTTTTTTTAGTTAGCCTGCCCTAAGAGGTTGTTCTGAATGAGTTTAATTTTCCTCTTGTGCTATATGCACAGGGCAGGCTTGAATTCACTGATAACTTCCCAGCTATCTACATCTCTTCCGTATCCGAACTACCATATTCCTCCATCACAATTTCCTGTCCTCTCATCACAGGTTTAAATTCTTTCAGCATTTTACTCAAGAATTCAGCCTTTTCTGGATCTGTTATGATCCTCACCTTTTCTGGATTAATTTCTGAAAAGGCAATTCCGTCCTTGTTTTGAGTTTTCTTAAGCTTAAAATTTGTAACAACCAATTGGTACGGCATTCCTTTAGAAGTCAGCAAAGAAATGTACATATCGATTGCTTTCAAATTTGAGGGTGGAAGTGTAAGTCTAAGGGGCAACATTTCATCTTCGAGCATGATATGCACCCGTTTCATGTTCTTACAAGCCTTACCACGACCATCGCTTCCGAATTTATTCTTCTCACACTCTGCACACCTTTTGGCTTGTGGCATGTTACAGTTAAGATCAGGTTCAACTCCATTCATAGAAAAACAATCAGGTGGAGTTCCGCCTCCAGTCTCATCATAACTTTGTTCCCACCAGGCATTTATTCGACTAGTGTCCAGAATAATCCCTTCAAACTTTTTTACCTGAGTCTCATCTGGAAAAGTGAATAATTGAGCTTGATGTACGATGGAAATTTGTGGAAGTCTCGGTGTGACCCCTTCCATGTTTTGCTTGAGGTCAAATTTAGCTTTGAGCTCTGCCGGGAGATTTTCTTCACTTTGTTCTTTGGTTGCTAATTCTTTGTTTTTTGTATTCATTGTTTTTTGTCCTTGTATGTTAAGGTTATTATTACTTTGAATCCCCTAGCTTAATATTCACCTCCTTTATTTTTATTCATTTAACTATAGTTTTTCTTTATTTAATGCATCTGCTATTACGTTTGCAACTTTTCTCCACCATTCAATATCTTTATCAGCTTCTTCGTCACTAGAAACTTTCATACCTAAATCGCAACTAAATAAAATTATTTTATCTTTACTGTTCCAACCAGCTGACTCGAATCCTATTTTATTATCCTCTCTGATTACAGCTACTTCTACTTCGTTGTATTTATCAAACTCACCTAAATTTTCATTCTCGCTTTTATCTAAAGAAAAAAAATCAAGCATATCTTCACGAGATGAATATTCTACTTTTGGTATCCATTTTGTTGTTTTCATCATTACCTCATTCCCCGTTCTTTTTAATTATTATCTCACTCTTTTTTTTGTTATAAAAGCTCTACACGATCAGTCAGAAATCCCTGTATTTCTCCATTAGGTTCAGAGGAAGATCTTACATAAATTATGTCTTCTTGCGGTCCGTGGTTTCTTTTCCAAAGTGAAGGTCTCTCTATGCTATCTATAAAACCAAATCTCTGTGTACAGATTTGACATTTACAGTATTGCCATGGTTTTATCTTTACTTTCTTTCCCCAAAGTTCTTTTTCTATGATTTCGCTGAGCTCCATTTTTCATTCCCCCCTCTTCTATCAAATCTCTTTCCCACACAGTATTTGCTGTTGAACATCTCGGACACCATAAAGTTTTTTCTTCGTCCACACATAATAGCTCACTGACATGACCTTTATAACCACAGTTTGTGCATTTAAACCTCAGTTTAGATTCACTCCAAGTTTTGTTAATGCTTAATAAAGTTTTTGCGTGAGATGGTGCGGGCATTAAATTACCTCATGCCCTACAACTGTCCACGAAAAACTTTTCCATCTTTCATAAGTTGGTTCCCAGGTTTTCCAGCCTTCACGCTCGAGAGTGATGATAAGACTTTCTCTTGCTTTCATGAAATCCCATGGAACACTAAAATTTTCTATAATTTTTCCAGAATCTTCCTCTGAATTCGGACACAGACAATCATATCTCAACATATCAATAGGGAAAGGTGTAAAAGTACCACTGAGAGGTGAAACATGCACTTTGTGTGTGTAGAGTTTTGGCATGATTAATCTCCTTACTTCTTCCTAAAACCTATTTTCTTCTTAATCGAAGTATTCACAAACTCCGGTAACTCCGCCATTTCATCTTTCTTAAAATCTTTAATAAATGCAGAGAATGTTCTCGAGTTTACGGTCTCGTAGATCAGATCTCCAAAACCCTGTTCTTTAAGCCATGCAAAACCCTCTTCTTTTTTTCCAGGCTCGAAGTTGGCATAGAGATCGATTCGTCTGGAAAAAGTTCCGTTCTCGGTTCTTATGAGTTCAAAGTTAGCATCTTCTAAACTGCTGTAGAGAGTCTCCTCAGCTGCCATACGCTTTTCCTGTAATTCATCGAGGTCTTTCTTGAGAGCGCGTTCTTTTATAACAAGGTCATAAAACTCTTTTACGTGCTGCTGAAGCTCCGGGGTAGATTTTTTTTCTTCGGTGAATAATTTGGTTAGATCTTTTTCTTCGGTCATAATTCCTCCTTGTTAAAGTTTTTAGATAATAAATAAAGGGTAGATAAAATATAAAACTGTTAAAACTGCTATAAGTATCCAGACTAATTCAGTTTGAAGTTCCAATTCATTCATTTCTTTCTGTATTTCTTTTATAGCTTCTTTTGAATTCATATAAATCCTTCTTTTTCTGCTACCCATCTCGGCATAATTATCGTTATTGGTTCTCCGAATTTGTAAAAGTCAGTTTCAATCTCAATCAAAGATCTCGCTATCCATGCTTCGGTTATGCTGTCAGTGAATAGGATAGCCAGATCCGTATCGGCTGTTATTTCGCCTGAGAGTTCGATGGTATCAATATCAGTCATTGTTCTAATCCTTGTTAACCAAATAAAACAAATCCTAAGCATAAACTAGCACCAGTAAAACAGATCCAAGCTATCAATCTACAAGAAAATTCATTCTTTTTAAAGTAAGGCCAGTGGTTGAAATAATGTGCAAGGAATAATAGAAAAAGACCTAAGTACTGAATTTTTGTCATTGTTATTTTTTCTCCCGTCGATGTTCCGTAATCTCGTTTATAAAATCTATTACTTTCCTTGTACAAGTACTACAAACTTCAGAAAAAAGAATTTCGCCTGAATAAGCATCCCTTTCCTTAATGTATATAGTACTCCGATTATCTTCACCTCGAATTTCCTTATCACAGATATCACAATATGTTTTCTTCATTCATTTCCCTCCCTTCTTAATATATTCAAATACCGCCTCAACCACTTTACCTTTCTCTAATAATGCTTTCATAATTACTTCATCCACAGAACGATCAGCGATTAAAAAATAGTAAGAACATTTGTTTACTTGGCCATCTCGATATATTCGTCCTCCACACTGATCGAATAAGTCATAGCTATGACTGAGGCTGAAAAATGTCATGTAAGAACAATTGTATAGGTTTTGTCCGCGACCAAGGGAACCTGGATGAGCTACTAAATACTGGAGTCTCCCTTCCTTGAATTCTTTAATCGTCTGATTTTTAGTCTCTTGCTTATTGATTGTTCCATCAACCCGACCCCAGGTTATTGATCTTTGTTTCAATATTTTTCGGAATAGTCTTTCAATTTGATCTGCTTCATAATGAAAATGTGTCCAGATAATCATCTGATTATTTCTTGCTTCTTCTAGTAATTTTTCAAGTTCATTTAGCTTTGAGTCTCCAACATGAATTGCGTTTTTTTCTTGATCTAAGTAGAAACCACTTGTACCTTCTCTTAACTTCATAAGTTTAACCGCAGCATTTGCGGCAATAATTTCTTGATCGCCGAACTCGATAACCAGATGCTTCTTCATATCTTCATAAGCTTTTCTCTCAGTGACATTCAAATATATCTTTCTAACATTTTCTGTCTTCTCAGGTAAATCAAGTACATCTTCTTTTCGTACCGCTTCAGATATACCAGCTAATTTTCCCAGAAAATCCTCTCGCTTATCTTTTTTCATTGACCACTTAAAATTTCCATAACCATGGCTATAGAAATAACGAGCTCTGAAAGCGTAAAAGTTAGTTCCGAATAAAGTTGGATCTATTAACTGAGTCTGTGACCAATATTCCATTTCAGAATTAGGTGCAGGGTTGCCAGAAAGAGGATATGCAAAATCCATATTTTCTCCAAAATCTAGTAATGCCTCGGTAATTTTGGAGCGAGGGTTTTTACAGTAGGTTGATTCGTCAATCAGCAGCATCCGAAAGTCTGCTTGTTCTAAATCTTTTTGAATAGTCCTAAAAGACTCAAAATTTATAAGTGCGGTTTTACAATTTTTTAAGCCTTCTTCATAAGCCCGTCTTCCAGCTGGTGAATTTTTTTGTTTTAGTGCCCAGAGATTTATTGTATACTTAAAACGTTCAGGATCAAATTTTTCTATTAGCTCTAACCAAGTTGTTTCAATGATAGATAGTGGACAAACTACCATAGTCTTTACATCCTTCTGTTTCATTAGCTCTATGGCCAAAACGGTCTTTCCACAGCCAATATCGTGCCATACACCGTATCTCGGATTTTCTAAAGCAGCTGATTCTCTTTGATGATTCCTGAGATATTCTGAAGGTAAATAATTAGTGTTTATGGCTGGTTGTAAAGCATATCCTTCTAACTCATCTTGAAATTCAGGAAATAATTTAAGGAAGGAACTAACAAAAAGCTTGGTGATTTTACTATGCCAGATTTTTTTAGCCGGGCTCCATCTCATCCCGATGGATTTCACTTGAGAAATTATATCTGGATCATAGTCAAATTGAAGAATGAGGTGTCTATCCTTTTTTTTAGATTCCTTGATGCTTATTTCCATAGTGCCTTTTTCCTTGATGTTTCATTCCTTGATGTTTTATTTTCTCTTTCTTTGCTTGACAGAGTTTTTTACTTAGTCGAATACAGTATATTTTATTAGAAAATGAATGTCAACAAAAAAATGTATAAAAAATGACTTGACTTCATTTTTTTTTAGGTTTATTCTATATTCATGATTTATTTTATCAAACAACAACGAGGTACACCCGTCAGAATTGGGATTGCTACAAATATTGATGCACGAATTCAAAAGCTTCAAGCTGGTTCTTCAAAGAAACTGCTTTGTCTAAAGATTATCAACACAGAGAACGATCATACAGCAAAACAAAAAATCTATTTATTTTTCAACAATTCAAGGGTAAAAAAAACAGGATGGTTTACCTCTACTCGGGATATAAAAATTTTTATTCGGAATCTTAAGAATAAAGGATTCTACCATATTTCTGATATTATTTACGAGCTCTCTGTTGCAAAAGAATCTGTTAATAAATTTAAAACTAAGATAGATGTTGATAAAATTAAACAAGAAATGATTCTTTTAAAATATAATCAAAGTAGGCTAGCGGAGAAAATAGGACTTACTCGTCAGAGCATATCTTTTTTATTTATAAAACAACAAACATCTCTTTTCACGGCTCAAAAAATAGCGACTGCACTGAAGTGTACATCGCAGGAGATTATTCATGGCTAGAAGCACCAAACATACTGATCTTGTAAGAGACACTTTAAAGTTTCTTAACTCTCTTTCTTTCTGCAAGGCCTTTCCCGTTTATCCTGGTCCCTGGGGAAATCGTGGAGTAATAGATATTATTTTTTGTTATCGGAGTTTATTTGGGTCTATTGAAGTTAAAGTAGGATATGATAAACCAAGTAAACTCCAGGCTATCTTTATGCGTGATGTCAAAATAGCTGAGGGAAAAGCTATAGTTGGTAGATCCTTGGATGATACAAAAAAATTGATAAAGGATATGGACAGTGAATTAAAAAAAACATGGATAATGAATTAAAAAACATGGATAATGAATTAAAAAAATGTAATAATTGGACTTTAATAAATAGATTATAAGTTAAATGAGTATAAAACGCCAAGAGCTGGGTGAGGTAAGAATCAAATACATTTTGCCGCTTTCTTTTAGATTCCCTATGTCGTGAGGCACGGGGCGGAGTGCCCAGCTTCGAGCGTAGTCTGAGAGAAGCGGCAATTTTTTTTGGAGGATTAGATGGAAATTGAACAAATTAGACCAGATCAAGATTTAATGGAATTATCAAAAGAAATTCTTAAGCAAAACAAAAGTATTTTAGAGATAAATCATTCGTTAATTTCAATAGCTATGCCACGGGCTCTATACAAATCTAATGATCCAGAGGAGTTGGCAAAAGCTAAAAAAGAATTTCTGAAATAGTTTTTTCTACTCGAAAGAAATTTATAGTTCTAAATAATTCAATATATTCAATTATTTAAAACCTCATTTTTTTGTTCGGGAAAATCAAGGAGGATCTGTGAAAACTTTAGCTGAGTATGCTTTAGCATATGCTCGTTTGGGATGGTCTGTTTTTCCAATTCGGCCTGGAGAAAAAAGTCCTATGCTAAAAACATGGGAAAAATTTCAAAAAGAGAAAGCAACAGATGATCAAATAAAACATTGGTGGAAAAAATGGCCTGATGCTAATATTGGTCTTGTTACTGGTTTTGTTTCGGATCTTATTGTATTAGATTTAGATTCACAAATAGGTCGTGAGAATTATATTGCGGCCTTTGGCGACCTTCACGGTACTATTACTCAAACCACAGGCAAAAAAGGATCTCTTCATCTTTTATTTAAACATCCTCGAGACCAAAAATATCAGAATAGAGTTGGTTTATTCCCTGATGTGGATGTTCGTGCTGATGGAGGATATATTGTAGTAGCTCCTTCTATTCATCCTAATGGCACTCAGTATAAATGGGATATTGATCCTATTGAGATGGACCTTGATGATCTTATGGATTTGCCAAGTGATGTTAAGGATAAGCTTGTAGCCGATCAGGGAATAACCGGAGTTTCAAAAAATCCTGAAGGTTGGGTACAGGAAGCTCTTATGGGCGTAAAGGAAGGTAGTCGAAATGCTGTTTGTACCAAGCTTGCTGGTTATTATTTACGAATTTTTAATGGTGATATTACACAAACTGAAATAATTCTTGAGAATTGGAATGAAAGAAATACTCCTCCTTTAGACTGGAAAGAAATTAAACGTACTATAAAATCAGTTGCTGATCGAGAAGGTCGAGAAGCAATGGGGAAAACTGTTGGTGAAAAGATTAGTAAAATTCAAATTTTGAAATATCCTCCACCCGATAGCGCAAGAAAATATAGAGTTTTTTTAGCTAATCATAGTGATGAATCAGTTGAGATGAATACAAACGAATTGGTTATTTTTTCCATGTTTAAAATTAAATTTTGTGAGCTAGCCGGTAGGATTCCAAAACCAGTAAAACAGCTAACATGGGAAAACATGGTTAATAAAGCTTTGGCTGAAGCTGAAATTATTCAGCTTACCATGGATGAGACATTAACTGGATTAATTTTAAGATTAATTAATTCAGAAGTTTATTCAGAAGGTGTGATGAAGGATATCAAATGGATAGGTAGTAGAATTGTGGTGAATGGTGAAGTTATTTATCTTCGTATGGAGACTCTTCTTAATATGGCTAATGCAGAGAAAGAAAGGATTACTCGTAAGGATGTAGGCCGAATATTAAGAACCCTTGGTTTTCGTAACGAACTTAGAACTGTCAAGCAAATGCATCTCCGCGTCTGGTATCGCTCTTTCGATGCAGTGTGGAGAGAGTCGTTCAGTTCATAATTCATAGTTCATAATTCGAGCATTTTTTATACGTTAACCCTCCGCACTATTTTCTGCCTCCGTTCTGAATACCACCTTGCCTATAGTTAAAAAATTATCTTTGTCCAACCATCCTTTTTTTGCTACACCTATCCTGGCCGATCGCTTATCACTAAAAATAGGAGAGGGTCTGCAATACACAGCACCATCCTTCTTTCTAAATATAGGGATAAAACCCACATTACGTTTAGTTGCCATTTTTAACCTCCTCACCAGTACTTTTTTGGTCTAACTTACAACACTTACAGTATAACTTACACAGTAACGGCAGAAAATCAGCCGTGTACTGCTAAGTACCTGAAATCATTGAAACAGGTACTCCAGAAATAGTTAAACGTTACTATTAACTAGTTGACGTAAGTACCTGAAATCACGTAGCTCTCAGCTTTTCAAAAAATCGCTGTTTTCGCTGTTTGTAACCTTTTTTCTTCAGTCATTTCAATAACTTAGAGTACTAAATGCTAGACGTCCCCGGTAACAGTAACGGCTGAATTATAAAAAATAAAACTTTTCTGGTACGCTAAAAATTCCAAGAAAAAGTTTTCAAAACAGGTGTACCCGTTACCATATAGGGGTTTTTTTTAGTTATTTCAACCCCTTAGGCCAGTAACACCAAGGTTTTCTGCCGTTACTCTTTGAGTAATTTCAGGTACTTACCGGGTACTCTAAATAAGATAGTGTTACTACCCAAAAAACCTTTTTGCTATTTTCCGTGATTATCCAGGAAAAATTTTGCAGAGATTTTTAAGAATCAGAAAAAATCATCCCCATCATTTTTAATATAAGTATATAGAATCATTAATAAAAATTTTTGTTGATTTTTGATGGCCCCAAATATCCGATCTGATGGATTGCTTTGAAATGCTTTAAATTGCTTTAAATTGCTGTGTTTTCCTAAGTTCTTATTTATTTTTACTATTTTCCACATTTTTTCTATATGTCTAAAATAATATTAGCTTTTAGTTGATAAATATGATATAATTTAAGCTAAAAAAGAAGGAAGAGTTATAGGGAAAAATTATAATGACTAACTTTGGAGACTTTGGTAAGAATTTACTGCCTAAAAAGAAACCACTTTACTTTGACCCGGATTTTATCAGAAGTCTGGAGAATTATAAAAAGAAGCGACATAGAAAATCTTCAAAGAAAACAGTTTCTCAAAAAACAGTATCCAAGTAAATCTAGCTGTCATTACTAAAAAATCATCCCTTAGTCCCCTTCTTCACTATCCCCTCAAAATGCTCCACATCTCCGTCCGCTATTTTTTCTACTCCGTAATTAAAAATTACTGCCCACTGACCATCCACAAGATTGAGCGTTGAATCCTCTATTCCTTGAACATCAAAATCAATAACCACAGCTTTTATACTATCCAGGTCATCCGTAACATTGATACTCTGGATAACTCCGCCCTTTATCGATATGAAAATTGTGTTATTCATGTATACTCACCTCCTCTATTTTGCTTTTTTATCTATAAGTATGTTCTGTCTCACCTATAAGCATGTTCTGCCTCACCCACACGCATGTTCTGTCTCACCCACACGCATGTTCTGTCTCACCTACTTCATAAATCTCACCGCATTCTACGCAGGTAACTTCTTTTAATATCTCGAACTCATTATTAAGATGTCCACACTTCAGACAGATCCATTCATAGCCAATAGCTATTAGGTCTACTTTCATGGTATTTTCCTTTCGTTAAGACGCTATTAGGATGTATAATGGTGAGGTAAGACACGCGAGTTTATGAGCGTTAGACTCAACCGGCTTGTTATTTTTTACAATCAATTGCCCAATGCATATATTTTCCACCATTATCTGACCAACAGATTAATGATATTGATTGAGGATATGCTTTTAATTTATTGTTTTCCATTAACACTGCAATTTGAAAACCAGCTAATAATTGATTTCCTTTTGGAGTTGATATTTTTTTGCCCAAGTTATTTATAATTTCGTCTATTTCCATGTTTACCTCCTTGATGAATCTAACGCTTGAATTAACCAGCAATTTTAGCTATCGAGCTTAGTGGGTTGGTTAGGTGGTATACAGATTTAACCCTGCATGATAGTTTTGTTTACTATCAAACGTCAGATACAAGCTGACCCTCTGCTTATAAGCAGCATTTACCACCTAACTACCAATATACATACCCCTTTTGGCCATAGCAGCTCAAAACTTTCTGTTTTTTTATATGATCATAAGGTGGGCTCAAATCTATAGGAATCTTTTTTCTTTTCACGAATTTTGCATCTTTAAGATTCCAGCATTCCTTAATGCCATATGGATTATTGCCGTTGTAGAAATTGTCTCTACAGCCGATGCAGTACTTACGCTTTTCCTGTTTAGTCATGATCTCTTCTTCTTTCTGATATTCTCCATAATATTGCCAATTTTTGTGTCAACCTCTCTGTTGGCCGTGTAAATCCGACTTATAGCATCTTTATTATGAATTTTTTCTGCCGCGGCAAGGATCAGCTCTACAGTTCTTTCTATCATATCCTGGTAAGTGCCTATGTAAGTATTCATGATATTTTCTTTTTTTTTCTCACAGCTACTTTTTCTCACAACCATTAAGGATTTCCTAAAGGACCGGCTTTTATTTTTCATTTTTGATCTCTTAGAACAAGAGAAAACCCAGACATAAAAATACAGGCAATGATTAAAACCACACCAGGTTCCTTCTTGGGGCTCTTTATAATCACTGCCTGTATTAGCTAACCTCTATAAAATTTTCCACTCCTCATCCTGTTCTTTCTCACTTATCCCTGTCACCGAAAAAGCTTCATCAGCTATATTGGCTACGAGATCAGCGTCTACATCTAAATTATCTATCCTAAAATATCCAGCCAACAGATCCCGGATACGATCTTTCATTACATCACGGACGGTGTTATTATCAGTCATATTATTATCGGTCATGGTATTATCAGTCATAGTATTGTCAGTCATGGTATTATCTCCATAGATTCTATTTCATACTCAGCATCATATTCTGAGAATTCATAGTCTCCAATAGTATCCATAATTTTTGTTTTTGCACTATCCTTATCTTTTGCAGCGATAGCAATATCCAAACTTGCCCAGCCTGTTCTTATCACATGTACTTTAAATTTTATTACATCACGGACGGTGTTTACATCACGGACGGTGTTTACATCACGGACGGTGTTTACATCACGGATGGTGTTATTGTCGGTCATGGCATCATTATCAGTCATGGTCTTATCTCCTCATGAAATTCCTTTAAATATAATTCCTTTACACCAGCGCCTATATTTCTTACGTGAGTAGAATATACTATTCCATTATATAAGAGAGTTTCATGTTGTATCAAAATATGTTTAGCTAACTTTGTAGAGACTCTTGCTGAATGTGTGGGGCTTGTTAGTAATCTATTTACAGTGTTTTCAGCACTTTTATGGAATTTTTCATTTAAAGTTCTCGCTCTTGCGCTGGCCATAGCGCTTCTCATATTCATGGTCTTATCTCATTAAATTTTTTCCCCCATGCAATCATCTTTTCCTTTGAGCCCCAGCACTGGCTTGGAGCTTCCCAGTAAAAGAAGTGCACAATATCTTGTAATTTAGTGATATTAATATAATCAGCTTGTGCAAAGCTTTCTGTTAGATCATTACGGATCACTGCTGTGAGAAAACTTCCTGGAACTATTCCATTTTCTATCCATCTTTGTGCTCCCCCTCTTAGACTTTCTGGGAGCTTTGTGTAATTAATTACTCCTGGCATGGTTTTTCCTCCTTATTGTTATAGATTTTCATTGCAATATTTTTTATATGCAGCATATTTCTCATAACACTCATCTGCCCGATCTTGCTGAGAACGCCAGCCTCGTGCTAAACTCTGAACATGAAAAGCGATTTCTTGCAACTCTGGAACTATGCCTTTATCCATGTTCTTATATTTCTCTAGAACCTCAATCCCAATACTTTGAGCATCATTGAAGCGTGAAACAGTACTTAAAATCATGTCGCATATTTTTTTTTCTTCTTTCATTTTTCCTCTTAAATTATAACGCCTGAGTTAATCAGTCGTGCGATTAGCGCGGTCTGCTTCAACGACTTGTTGGGAGGCAAGCAATTTTTCACACTCTTTTAAGCTATTGCGAATAGCATCCCTAACCGCTCCATTGTCAAAATCTCTCTTTGTCAATGAATCAAACTCTTTTACTGACATTTTCATTTTTTTCCTCCTTAACGCTTGAGCTAACCAGCGCCGAGCTTTATGGCGTCTGGTTCAGGGATTTATTAGGTGGCAATGGCAGAATCGAACTGCCTAAACTACCAGCAATGCTAATTGCCAATAATAGTTATAGCCAACCAGACTTGCATGTGTGATGCCTTATCCATGGGCTGTACTATCCTTTCACTCGGATATGGCCTATGCCCTGTCAAAGGCTTTCTCATGCTTGCCACCTAACGTTTGAGTTAACCCGCCACAGGGCTGTATCGGCGGTCGGTTGTTGAACGATTGGTTAGGAGTTTTCAGGGCAGTACACAGCAAACTTGTCGTCGTGTTCGCCTTTAACAAAAAGTTGCACCTGTTCTGGATATTCCCATCTTACAGACTTGAACCAATCAAGTAAATCCTCTAAAACCAAGTAGTTAACGGCTGACATAAACACATCGCACTGTACCGCCTTGCCTCCGCCTGCGTATTGGTCGACTTTAACTAAGTCGAATGATGGTCTATATGCGCCATCCTCAATAGCAGTAACCAAAATAATATCTGTGACAACACTCATTGTTGACTCCTAACGCCGCCGGTAAGCCGCAGCTATTTGCTGTTGGCTTCAGGGGCATGGTTATACGCTACCAGTTAATTGTATCACCAGTTTCATTTACAATCCATCTACGCACTTCACATTCATAGCCCTCCGATGCTAATACATTCAATTTATTAGCCTCTTTCTGGGCGAGTTTTTTGTTTGTCCACACGCTCATTACGTCCATACTTTTGTGTGCTCCACCTGTCTCCCTGAGTACAGCATATATATATTTCATATTTAAGTTTCCTTTTGCGTATAACGCACAGTATTAACCAGAAAAATATCTGTATATAAACAAATTACAATTTACTCTCTTCCCTCAACCCTTCTTTCACTTCCTGGAATCTCTGCTCTTCTAATTTTTTCACTATTTTATGAGCTTCAGTAATTTTACCATTTAGTAACTTAATTCTCCCTGCTCGGGCTTCTGGTAATTTACATTTCATTACTTTATCACACTGATCACAGGATCCAAGAAATCTTTTTGGTGACCAGCAGTTGAGGCCAAGGTCTTTTGAGCTAACTATGGCTATTTTCATTTATTCTTTCTCTCTTTCTTTAGGTAGTATTTCTAAAAAAAAGGTTACGCGCGGACAACAAAGTAAAGATATAAGAAGGTAACTACAAGGAGATTAGGTTTACTCAATTTCATCCTCCTCAATTTCCTCTGCGGCCATATAAAATGGCCCGTCTGTCAAATCTATTCGATCAAGGCATGGATCATTCCAACATTCTTCTTCAGCCTTTTCAGTTGATTCAGCATCTACTTTCTCCCAGGTTAGCATTGGCGACAACAAAACTACTTTATATTTAGGCATCATCACTTCTCTAAATCTATATATATTATTTCCCCGAATGGTGGTATATCATATACATATTCCGGTGGGTCCGTACATATCCACATCACCGGATAACTTGGTTCAAAATCTGGATAGTCATTACATTCAAGATCTGTTAAATAAATCAGGCATACCGGATCTATGTCATGTTCTTTTACGAACAAGAAAGGTGGCGCAAAATTCGTTCCACCCCGTCCTTTCATTTTTAGTTTCAGGGGTAAATCTTCTCTCTTGAAATACTCAGGTTCGTATATTTTCGTGTCACAGTAAAGAACAATCGCATCTATAATATACGTTTCCAGAATAGCTGAGACGATCGCTGAAAAATTATCCAGTTCTTTCTGACCGATACTAATCGATGTATCTAAAACTAAAACCACAGTTCCCAGTTCTTCACTCTTCATACTGGGTAGGTATAATCCATGAGGAATATATTTTCTATTTGGCATGGACCACGTGAAGTCATTCTTAGCAGACATGGCCACAAATTTTTGTAATAAATCTCGCGGATCTACTTTTGGTTCTACTATGTTTTGAATTTCAGCATCGAGACCTGCGGGCATGTTGCCATGTTGTTTAGCTTGTGTTGCAGCTTGCACAGTTGCTATTTTCCAATCTTGTTCTTGCTGTTTCATGTCAGAAGGGGAGGGGTCATTATCCTTGCCTGGATAGTCTCTTACTTCTCCGCAGTTGCCAGGATCAGGATCATTATTATCAGGATCGTTATCATCAGGATCATCTTTGCTCTTATTGGCGTTATTCCCTAAATCACCTCCGCTGTCTTTTTGATTCTTTTCATCATCTTTACCATTATCGTTGGTGTCTCTATCATTCCCAGCATTCCCATCATCTGAATTGTCATCCATAGGCTCGTTGCCAGGATCAGTAGAGCTATCAGGTAAGTTATTTCCTTTAACTCCTTTATTTTCACTTTTATTTTTTTCATTGATTTCTTTCCTTCTATTTTCCCTTTCCTCCTCCATTTCTTTCTCTAAAATACTATATACCTCATCTGTACTCATACCATTGAAGCGTGGATCGTAGAGAGGCTGGCCGGGTAAATCAAATTTTTCTTTTACAAGTATACTGTTAACCACATAATCAGCAGCCGTTTGCCATAACCTATGATTTCTTCCAGCTCTTCTTGTATGATGCTGACACATTGGATGGCATACTTCATGAGCGCACCAGGCCACGGTTCCTTTGTGTGAGAGAGTCTCGATCCAGTGTGGATTATACCCAAGAGTAACTCCATCAGTCCAACCGGTCTTACAGGTTTCGTCCTCTTTTAGAGTAAGACGCAGAGCGAGACTTCCCCAGAATGAATAATCGAGAATGAGAATTTTTTGGGCTGTGGTTATTTTAGTAAGAATGTCTTGGTTCATAATTATATTCCTAAGCTCCAATCTTTCCAGTTATTCAATGGTACATGTAATTCTTTTTCATGTTCATCTGGATTTGTTTTGCCACCGACCCCGGTAAGACCATGCAGACCTTCAAAATCTACAAGTGATATTAATACTTTGGTTGCTATTTCCCTGCCAAAGTTTTTATAAAGCAATGCTGCTAATGCACGGTGAGTAGTAACGAAGTCATGCGCATTAATACTTTCCGCGTGCTGGTCGAACATGTCTGCTAGCTGCTCTAATGTGATTTCATGAGAGCTTGCTTCTCTAAAATTATCAAAAAGTTCTGGATTCCATGTTAGTTCTGTAAAATTATCCTTTGTAGCATAATATAGTTTTTTCTTTTTCATAGTACTCCCCTGCGGCTTATACCATCATTTCCTACACCACGATATCTGGATTCTGTGTCTGCCATTCTATATATTCTCGTGTATTCCTACATTCATTATCATGGTTACAGCTGTCTCTAATTAGCAACACTGCAAATTCAGACCTGGCTGTTCCATTATCAAAGTTATTGCTATCCGCTAATCTCTCTGCAAATTTAACTATACTCTTCATAGTATCTTCGCTTGAAAGATTAGCTACTGCTCCGCAGAGTGCGTAGAGTACATCAGGCTCAGAAGGGATAACAAAGCTATCAGGGTCCTGAATAACTTTCTTAGGGCTGACAAGCTTTCTAAAGATCTTTGAAAATGCCAGGAATTCTACGGCAAAGCCTTCGCCTGCAGCGCCTGAGTAAAGTTCATACTCTGTCTCTGTAGAATATTTATCTGCGTATAATCTTCCTACATGAGCGACCGTCCGCGGTGTTGGAGAATTGGTCATATCTCCAGTAGGCCTAAAGTCAAAGAGTAATTTTGGTCTTGCTCTGATGAATGCTCTCATGACGGGATGAATGTTATTTATAATTGCCCACTGTATCCAGTCTTCAACATCAACATCAAAATTGAGTATACTCATAAATCTGGATTTTACGGGTTCAAGAATTCCTGATACTGCGGCTTTGTCCTCTCTCCTGTTGGTGCATGCAAGAAATGTAATAAAATCAGGAAACTTTCTTCCGTTGATTCTGCGTTCCAGAAGCCATGGCATATATGATGCTTGTACCAATGGAGCTGCCTGGCCTAAATCATCAAGTACCGCTAAAGTTGGAACAGTGGCCTCGAGTAATCTTCTTAGATCACCGAACGGAATGAATTCTGCCTTAGGCGCATCGGATTCTTTTGGAACATAAACCCATGGCATTCCTTTAGGATCTGTTGGATCACTCCATACCGGATGAAATATCTGACATTCATAGTTGGCCAATTTAGCAGCTTGTTTGCTGACATCAGTTTTTCCAACTCCCGGGCCGCCGGTAAGTAAGAAGGCTCGCTGTAAAGGTATGCCTGTTTTAAGGACATCTAAGAGTTGTGATGGTTTCATGTTATCCTCCGTTCTTCACTCTGAAAAATGATTTATGTATCTGGATGCTTCTTTCATATGAAACATCAGAAGATTTATTTTCTTTAATAAAGACTTCAAGTTTGTTAAGTAAGTCATTGATCTGGTTAATAAAAAAGGCGGCATTGATTTTGGCATTGGCGTAATCTGCGAGCAGATCATCCATTTGGTTGTGAAGAAAAGATAGTGCGGAAGTCTGTGTGTGGTTCATTCGATGTTATTATTTGATAAAAGGTAAGTAACTAAGTTCATTTCTGGAAACGGTTCTTTGCTACAGGTACATAAAGGCCATCCATTCTCGATAGGTTCATCAATACAGGATGTTACTGTTTTTTTGCATTTTGGGCACTGCCAGATTAAATCTATTCTATATTCTTTTGCAGATAAACTAATCATCTACTCACACCCCCTTTATTTTTTTCTGTCCAACAACAGGTGGACCAAATTCTTCTATGATTTCATTTCCTACATATCCATCCATCATTTCTAGAACATCATCATCTGTTATATCCCCACCTTCCTTAATTTTCTGGCGTAGCTCCTCGGCTTTTCCGGCTATAGTTTCTCTAAAGTATTTGGATTCTTTCAGTTCGTCTATTGAGATTTCACAAAGTTTATCCTGGACCTCTTTTCTGAGATCCTCGAGCTTCGGATCTTCAGTGAAGTTAAGATCAGGCAGGATTTCTGTGAGATTCATAATATTTGAAGTAAGTGTCTTGAAGATCTTAGGATTATCTTTGTTGAGAACTTCAACCATATGCTTTACCGGTTTATACAGGCGCTCCCATAGTTTATTCATGGCTTCCTTGGTGCGTTCTTCTTCGCGCTTCTCAATTTCTTTATTAAGTTTTTCCATTTCTTTGTCTGTAAGCTCTACCCTCCAGTCTCCAGCTTGAGGAACAGGAAAAACATCAATCCTTACATCGAACTTTGCTTTAAGCCATTTCTCTGTTGGATAGTCATCATCTTTCCACATATCACCAAGATCATACTTTGCATCATCTTTTAAAATAGGATATTCATTAAGAAGCTCCAGGACAGCTGCCTTGAATTCATTGATGAGTCCTCTCATTTTAGCTGAGTACTCTGTATACTTTGAGCTCGCAAGAATTCCTATTCCCTTAGTCCAAGGAAGAGTCATCTGCCCATGATATCTTCTGAGCGCGCTTACTGCAGTCTGCACTCTAGCTACAGCGCCTTTGTTTGCTAATAGACGTTTGCGGTATGTGCCTGCATCTTTGCTTGCTTTATGATCATTGGCAATTTGCCATGTAATCGACTTATCAACTATTCTGGTAAGCCATTGTGATATAACTAAACTTACCAACATAGCTTTGTTTGCTAGGCCCTTAGTTGCCATAGGTTCACCTCATTATATTTTTTTTCACTTATAAAAATAAATCACTTGACAATATTTCAAAGGTAGGATAGAAGGAAAGACAGTTCTCTTTTCATTATCCTCCTTTAAGCGTCCCTGTTAGATTTGGCCGTAATCTGGCAGGGGCGTCCTTTCTTTTTATTCCTCTAACTCAGTTATAATAGATTCAAGATCTGTTACAGTCTGGTTAAACAAACTGAGAATCTCTATGCGTCTTTTTTGAGTAGGCTTAAGGAATGTTTGCATGTTCCATAGTTTCTGAGCAGCATTAAGTCTTGCTTCTACATCGCTAATTTTATCTACATTCCAATCGAAGTTTTTCACGGCAATCCCTTCCCTATAATTATCAAATCTATCAACATCATACCGAGGCCGATAAAAACTTTAATTAAAGCAGGCTTATGACAAAGCCAGATTAAAGTAAGTATAGTTGAGATGAGAGAGATCATAATATTTTAATTATCTGCCTCTAAATTCCGTTCGCCTAAACAAGGATCAGAGTGTATAGATTTACCATGGAACATTTTTCTACGTTTAATTTCAGCCGTAATAACTTTCACAAAATGTTTATTCTTATTTAAGCGTTCCTCGATTGAACCGCCACTATACTGAGTTACTCCAACTTTTAATGCTGTTGTGCAATCCATGATATCTTTATAGCTGTCATCTAAATCTTGTTTGAGCCTATCGTCTGGTATTGTTTTAATATCAAGCATTACTATTCCTCTCTTTCCTTATAATATCTTTACCAAGATTACTATGCTTCCTAAAATTAAGAAGATTATGATTAGTTTACGGAGAGTTCTTTCTGTCATGATTTCTCCTTAAATTTTCTACAATATATCCATGAACTTTTCGTGCCTTCCATCTGATCTGATCATATAGAAAACTTGGTGTGCCATATATAACCTGAAAACTTTTTTGTTTTGGGTCCTTGCTAAAACACCAGGTTTCAATAAGCCAGTATTTATGAAGGCCATCATAAAATACTTCTTCCCTATATATTGCGGCAGTTGAGACTCTGATTTCATCTGTTATGGTATCTTGTTTGATGCGAATATCTCTCATCTAAAATAAATGGCTCCTGGAATAAAGAGCATGGTTGTTCTTTTTTTTTCCACTCTCTTACATACTCTTCATAGGTTATATAATCTATTCTTCTATCTTCATATCTAACTGGTAGACCACAGATTGGGCAGAATTTATCTTTGATGCTCATGAGATGACCGTTACGACAGGTAAAGTCAGACATAGTTATTGCTCCTTAGTTCTAGGTTCGCCAGAGGGGTACAGTTTTTCCGCTTTAGTCTCTGCGAGTTTTCGATCACTCGGCCACATAGTAAAGTTAGTTTGATGATACTCCCACCATTTCGCGCCAGCTACGAAAGCTCTTCGTAAATCATCTTTTGGCCAGGTTCCTTCTATTATCATCTTCCTCTCCTGTCTTCCTCAGTATATATTGTCCCGGATGCGGTCAAGTCCACATTATTCCCAGCGCCTTTCCTCAGCAAATCACAAAACCTCTTAAACTCTTCATTCGTCATTATAAGTGTGCCACAATTCGCGCCGTTAGTAAAGACTGTGAAGCGTGTGTGTCGTAGGTTTGAACTGTTTACTTTGAGATGTATTTTCATGATTTTGATAGAAATCTCCAGTTATAGTCACTACCGGTTTTGAAAACTTTTACTTCTTCCCCTCCTGGCATACTGAAAATGCCATCAGTAGGATCAATCCCTTTTTCTTCTAGGAATTTTACATATAACAAAAGCCATGATTCCTGTAATTCTAGTACCTGTTTTCCATCTTTCAGACAAGCAGAACTTCCATTGTTAAAGAATAATACTTCAAACATTTTTACCTCCTTTGGTAATTTGTTGTTTGTTTACAGCTGGTAAATTGTTGTTTGTTATTTTGTATAATTTGCAATTCTGCAAGTTCTTTTAAGGCCCCGCTTTTCTGCACATTCTGGACATAAACTATCGCCGTATATTTCTTCACCTAATAGATACCCAAGACCATAATGATCATTTTCAATAAGAGCTTGACAATCACAGCAAACAGTCCAGTTTTCTTCTTCACATTTTTCACATAGAAAGAGTTTGCCTTTATTTTTTTGCCAGGCGAGATCAAAGGTATTTCTTCCCCATGCAGTCCACCAAACAGTTGAGGTTATTACATCATTTGTTTCACCGCACTCATCACAGACTAATTTTTTTTTCATAGCTTTATCCTATCATATTTCTCCATTTTTCTCAGCAGCTACTACCATTTTCTAGCTATTATCACTTCTCAGCTATAGCTATCACCTTCTCAATTTCTTTCAGCAATCCAACATTATGATAATTGTCTGCATCGATTTTATTATCTCGTTTGATGTCAGATATAATCTTTATTTTTCTCTGATGGAGATATTCAGTGAGTGTCATAGTAATCCCCAGGTAGTTTTGGAGGCTGTATCTTTTGCCACATTCCCTGTGTTTTTTCTTCAGATATTAAGCTTTCACCATATTCAGTAGTATCATCAGAAAGATTAATGCATATCACGAAATTTTTGTGGATTCTCACTACTTCAACAACGAAGAGTTCTTCTTTATCAGAGTATGAGATTCCATTAGAATTATATGGTCGTCCATAAAACCAGTAAAATCCTCTTTCTTCAGGCCACTTTTTTGTCCACATTATTTCCTCCTGGTCCCTCCAGCCTCTCCGCTATCAACTCCCTCAGCTGGTTATCTAAACTTATAATGGAATCTATCGGGTCATCCCGCCTGCTCAGGTCAGCATCAGCGCCATAAGTTAAGCCCCACCTGCTTCCTTTGGATAGATTGTCGTGCCAGGTTTTTTTCTCTATTGCTTTAGAGACTATTACGTTGATGTGTTTAATTTTCAAAATTCCTCCTCTATATTTACTAGTTTATAAATATTAATCCATGATTTATCACAGTTCAGACATTTTATTTTTTGCCATGCAAATCCAGCATCAACATTTACATAGTTACCTTCAATTTCTGGACTATTGCAATATGGACAGTGAAGTCCGCGATGATTTATATATTTATCTATGTCTTCTTGTTTCATAGTTTATGTTCCTCTCTCGATATATTCCTTAGCATCTAAGTAAACTCTTCGATAGTTGTAGAATATACTGAGATCTATTTGAGATATTTCACCGGTTTTTGTATTTATAGCAACTACCGGTCTGCCATCAAAGTCTGCATTGGATTCAACGTGATGTTTATTATGACAGGCAAAGACACAATCATTGTAGTCTCCTCCAGCTCCATGATGCCCATAAAATGTAAGGCCTGTTTCAGCAAGTTCTTCTCTTTCTTCATAGAGGCCATAGTTTACTTCATAGGCATTCCCGGTCATTACGCCATTTTCTTCGTCTGTGTTGTCCCAGCAATCTCCGAGTATCTTCTCAAACTTCCCCTGGTCTTCTTTCCTGAATATCATTTGTATCCAGCATTTATCGCCCATAGGTCATAGCTCCTCTCCGTTCTCATCACATTCTATACACTCATACTTATTTTCTGGTTGTATAGATTGTAGATGCTTGCTTTCTGTTATACACTCAGATTTATTATTCCATACATCTGGTATTTCTTCATCTACCTCGATCCATATTTTTATCTTCCAATATTTTCCCATACCTCACACCTCCTTACGCTTCACACCTCATGCCTCCTTACATCTCACACCTCCTCACATCTCATACCTCCTTACACCTCCTCACATTTCCCATATTTCACACTCCAATCTTCTTTATCTACTATTCTCACAGAGAAGTTTTTTATAAACTCTTTATTTCTTAATAAGAATTTCCTGGCTCTGGTTTTTTCTGATAGTTCTTCGAATACCCCTCGGCCTATGTGTTTATTATATTCTGATGCAACTACTATATGAACTTGTCGAACAATACTTTTGCATTCATCCATGATGTCATTTTCGTATAAGCTCACAAAATTAACCGTACCCGGATTTATGATCTCATATTCAGGGAACTCTTTTCTAATTAACCTCAGTTCCCGTTTTTCTTTTCGGGTCCCATAAGATAATTTTGAATGTGCATAGTAGAGAAATTTCATGATGATGGTATTCCTTCTACCTCTCCTCTTGGTAAGCCTAATTTATCCCATACTGCGTCAGGAACAAAGGCAAAACGTTTCTTTCTAATCTGTTCGAAGAGTTCTATGTTTACCATTCTTTTTAAAGCCTCTTCTTTGATTACGATCCACCCGCCGGTTCTATATGGTTCATCACTAATTTCATTTTTAGTTGAAATAAGGATGATACCCTGTTTCATATACTTAGCACATTTATTACAGGGTTCCATGTTTGTCACACCAATCTGTGTATTCATTTTGCCAGTGCTATCGGCAAGGCTTTCTTCTTGAAACCTCTGCGTGTGGCTTCCAACAAGCAGTATGTCTTTTGCTTCTCCGCAATAAAAACAAGTATCCATAGTTGGATTGACTCCATGTTTTGGATGTAGATATAAGTTCATCGTTTCACCTTTATTAGTATGCGTGTTTCTTTGGGACTGGGGATGGGAGAGTAAAAAGCCTTACACGCAAACATCTGAGGAAATGCAATATCTTCCCAGATTTCTGAATTATTAAATCTGACTGCATCCAGGATTTTAAATGCTTCTTCTCTATGAATTCCGTGTTTATCTCCACCACTCTTCCACGCTTTCCATGCTCTCCTCCGAGCTATCCCAGGTCCATTACTTTGGTGAGCATGTAGTTTGGTGCACGGTGTATCCTTATCGCTGCAGATGGCAACTCCGCGGGCTCCGATCTTTGTGGGTGAATCATCGGTTGTTGCCAATAAGCAAACTGAGATAACCGGCTTGTGATCTTTGTCTCGAATGAAGTAAAATATTTCTTTCATGATTATCTCCTTACAAGATATTATTCCTTTACAGATCTTCCAACTCAGGCACAACCCCGATATTTATTGCCGGGAGTTTCGCTACTTCTTTGCTGAGTTGTTTGATAATTTTTCCGCTCCTGGCAAAAATTGTTTTGATATCAGTGGGAACGCTCGATAACCGGATTTCTCTGACTATTTCTTTTTTCGCTTCAGTGGCAGTAGAGAGAGGTTCATTTAGTTCTTCCAGTCTGCGATTTGTCTCTGAACTTAATTCAGAGATCCAGGTATTATTACCATCAGGATCCCTATGGTATGTATCTTTTGTGAGCCGTTCAGTTTTTGATTCAATCTCTTTAATTCTTTCTTTCAGCGCTGCTTTTTCTGCCAGCAGCTCATATATTCCCATATCTTTCTTAACCTGTTTTGTGACGCTATCCTGGATTCCTGCAGTCCTGCTTTCTAAAATGGTAATTAATGGTGCAAAGTCTTCGATGATCATGTGTTCGTACATTTCGATTTGTTTTATTCCTAAAGCCTTAGCCATAATTTTTTTCCTTATATTTTGTTTAAAGAGAGGAGATAACAGCTACCTCCTCTCTAATTAGTTACCTTAAAAAAGTCTTCCCGTTAAAAAGGAATGTCTCCATCATCATCCTTCTCCCCCGCGACTGGTCCAACCTCATCTTTAGCTTCTACCGTATCTCCACTTTTTGGATCGAGGAAGCTTACATCATTGGCGCGGATCTCTGTCACATATCGCGTGCTACCATCCTTGTCTTCCCAGGTTCTGCTTTGGAGTCTGCCACTGACGTTGATGCGGCTACCTTTCTTCAGGTACTGAGCAACTATTTCAGCGAGCTTATTCCAGAAGACAAATGAAAACCAGTCTGTACGCTCTTTTCCGTTATATCTGAAGTTGTTCGCTCCGGATAAATTACACACCGCAGTTCCATCTGGAGTGTACCTGAGTTCTGGATTTCGTCCTAGTCTTACCTCTAACGCTGCTACGTTTAACATTATGTATCACCTCCTTTCAGTGGTTGTTGAAGATACCTAAATTCTATATATAACTCTTGAAGAAGATCGTGAAGGCTCTTCGATGATTCAGTATTGAGTAAATTTTTAACGATTTCGGTTTGTGTTTCACACCATTCATCATTTTTTCTTTCTTCCTCAAAGTATAATTCTCTCCAGTAATCTCTGTTTTCGGCTTTGTCCCGAAGTTCTTTAATTTCATTAGCAAAGGGACATTCAATATTTTTTCTTTCTTCCCCCATTTTTTTTTCACCTCACTTGTTACTATTACACATGTATCGGCGAAATCATTCCTGTCTTTCGTTCATTCATAAAGTAAACAGGATCTAATTTTTCATAAATATGTACTGTCCAGGGACTGGAAGTTCCTTTTAGTAAATCCTTAAAGAATCGAAAATTCAAAGTGACTGATACCTCCATGCATCGAATGATTTTAGTATATTCAACTGAGGGATTAGAGACAGAATTGATTTTAAGTTCCAGTGAAGCTTTCGAGGGATCGGGAAAGATATTTTCCCACTCTGGATATTTGTTTAGATCATTTGAAACAAATTTTAGAATAAGCTTTTCATTGTTATTTATTACAGATTCATACAAGCCTTCTTTAAAAGATCTCCCTTGGCTTTCATAGATATGGATCCGGCTTTCATCTGTTCCCACCCATTTACCGGAATCGAAGATTATGTTTCTTAGAATGTGATTGCGATTCTTTTTATCTATAGCTCTCAGAATCCATTTGATTCCTAAAAAATCTGGATGTTTATAATGTAGCTCAATTCCTGTTATGTCCATCTTCATCCTCCACTATCACTAAATTATTTTCTACTTTAACAATCCCTTTCACTTTTACTGACTTCTCAATGGGGACCTTATCTACGATTACTCTAATGGTTCTATTTACTAAGATTACCTTTCCGCCTTCCTGAATTATTCTCTGAGGAGTAAACGTGAATTCAATCTTTCTGCCATCGAAGCTTTCTGGGGATTTGGCGAATGCAAGGGTTTTTAAACTTTTAACGTAGTAATCGGTTCCATGTGAAAATGATCGATATGAAAAAAAGGCAAGTGGTTGAACCCACCCAACCGAATAATTTATGATCTTTAAAGAAAGATTAATTTTGTTTATTGTGTCGCAGCCTTTTAATACTAGGCTCCAATTTTTTGCATCCTTCGCTGGCCATGTCCCAAAAGTTGTCATCTGAATTGATTCTTCCATGATGAAACAAGGGAACATGGTTAGGCCGCAAAGAGTTACGTATGCAAAGAATATCTTCAGGAAGGTATTCAGCTTTGATTTTTTTTCCAGGGAAGCCAGGATGTCTTGGATTTTCATGATTCCTTTCTACCCATAACCATCAGTGCTGCGATTACAAATCCGATAAATATTCCAACTGTTAATCCTATGTAGAACATGGTTACCCTTCTCTATCACAATTATCTTTTCACCACCTTCACTTCCAGCGGATTCTGAACATAGTAGCCATTGATGCGGACGAGATCGACTGCTACGATTCCATCTGCTATACTTGGTTTAGGCATTATTATCGGCTGTAATAGAAGACCGATAAGTGTTATGCCTATGATAGTTAGAATTACTTTAGTGTATATGTCGATCATGATTTTATTCCTTCTGGATATTTTTAAGAGCATTGCCTATTCTTACAAGGCCACCATTAACGATGCTCCAGTTTGTAGCCTTGATACCGACGAGTTCATCCATGAGTGTGCTGGCTATTCCATCAGCTAACTTTAATGCTTCCACAGCCTCCATTATCGCTCCCGGATTTTCGATTCCTATACAGCCGTTGACGCAATCGACTATGCGCTGGGCATCGGAAGCCATTGAGTCACTCATGGTGTAATGTTTACCTCGGCGAAGGTCTTTCATAATTAATCTTACTTTATCACCATTGATTTCAATATGCCCTCTGGCTGGTAAAGGCATATCATTGATTCGTAATTTTCCAAGTGTGTGTTGCATGCTTGCTTTCTCCTTTTGTCTATGTTATAATAATAAAAAACCTGTGAAGGGCGGGGGTCTACTAAAACAAGGATTGAAACTAATAAAAACTATCAATACATAAAAAAAAAGGGAAGATTCAGTCTTTGTCTCAATCAAGAGATCTGAGACCGAATCTCCCCTTCCAGGTTTGCCTTACTTAGGCAACAGCTTCAGGATAGTGTAAGACTTCCGACCTTGATACTCTTTCTCGCTACAGATAGCTTTAAGAACATCTCCGTCTTTAAGAGTCTTTGCTTCCTTGACTGTACCTCTGAAGGCCATTACTGCTACTCCTACCTCGTACTCGACTCCTTGCATCTTACGAGTTTCATCGACTATGAACCGGACGTACGGATTGCCATTTTTATCAATGGCAGTAGTTACGCTCTGGATCTTTGCCGTGATAACCACGTCAGCTGCTTGGGCGACGCTTACGATGAAGAGCATGCAGATAATGCTCAGCACGATTAAGAACTTCCGCATAGGTGGTTCACCTCCTTTCCATTATGGATTTTCAAGGTAACCAGGCGGTTAGTGCTGGGTCCCTGAATACACTATCTCTTCCTGGCCATCACTCCCTGTATCCTTCACAGGGAGATGGCCTTTTCTCTTTGTATTGTTTAATTCATAGTTGGAATCGTCTCTGGATACGACAGCACAGAGACGATCCCTTTCTTTCTGGGTTTTCTTATTTATTTGGAATATATGGTTAATGCGATAAGCCAGATTCCTACACCGACACACAAACCAAGACCGAAACTGATTGAAATAGATCCTAAGGTAATTACTAAAATATCGTACTTAATCTTTCTCATAATATTTACTCCCAACCTAACTTAGTCTCATTTTCCAGATATTCCTTTCTTAGAATTTCTTCAATGCTGATCCAGGTTCCATGATTGGCTGGGATCTTCTTAATACTTTTTTCACTCTTCAAATAAACAAGGATAAAAATTTCGGGTTTATCCCCCGATGTTTTACCCCTCGATGTGTTATCCCCCGACGGGAATCTCTGGATCCGAATAATTTTTCCGAATGTCATTCTATCGAAAGGGTCTATGTGAAGCATAGCCTCTCCAAGTTTAAGTTTTGGAAGAGGCCTCTTTCTTTTTATAAGTTCTTCTGCGGGTTTTCCTGATGGGAGCTGCATGGTGAATTTCCACCATCCGTCAGGCCAGATTATAGGCCAGTTTGTTGGCCAGGCTATAGGAAGAACACACGCAAGAAATATGCCGATGTAGATATATTTTCTCATGGTGTCTTTTCTGTCAGTTCAAATATCCTACTGCTGTGGTGCTGGCTTAGGATTTTGATACCGTAGTTTCTTAGTATCCGCTCATTCTGATCTACGACATTGTCTTTAAAGAATGATCCGATAAGAGCATGGTATAGATTGTAAGCAAATTTTTCATTCAACCATGTGTGTGAAAGATCATGATTAAGTTCGATGATTGTATGCATGGCCATATTTATTTTTCTCCTTTCTCGGACAATACTCTCCGTCATTTTTTTCACAGCATAGATGGCATAGGTAGCAATTTGTACTATAAGTTTCTGAATACATGTATTCTCCGTATTTACAGTCCATACAGTTCTGTGACCAGGGCCATTCATAAATTACAACAGGGTAGGATTTTTGTTTTTTCACGGTTGTTCCTTTTTAGTAATCTTTTAATTTCAAACACCAAGCAAGCTTTCCATAAGCCGTGTTTTCTATAATGTGGATGTAAAAAGAGTTTTAGAGCTGGAATGAAATAGTATTTAAAGAATAGGTTTTTCACTATTTTCTCTCATAAGGTTCACCGCAGTAGATACAGTTGTTCATAGCTGAATCTTTCCAGGTATCATAGACACAATAACCGAAAGGACTTTTTTTACATTCCCATTGGAAGGGACAATGAATATCAAGGGACTTAATATCTGGATGAGTTTTTCTTACTTCTGTTGCTACCATGATTTTTATTCTGTCCTCTATTTCAGTCATCGTTCTTTTCGTATATTCCAGCTTGTTGAGTTTTCTCTTTATCTTATTCATAACTACCTTTTTTTCTAATACAATATATTTTCTAATACAATATAAACCAAAAGTGTTTCTGATAAAACATGCAAATCTTTCGCGCGATTTTCTTACCGCAGAGATGTGTCAATCTACAATAAACATGTAGGGGATTAAGACGATGTTGAACTTTGTTTTTCAGGGTTGTCACTCATATCATCTCCCTTTATGGCTCAAATTTGTACGGTTTATAATCATTCTCGACTGCTCTGAAAAAATCTGGTGAGTGGTCTCCTGGGCTAAATTTTTTGTTGAGGGCTTCAGCGATATATTCTGCATAAAAATTATGGACGTTATTTGCTATCAATACATCAGATGTATTTTCTCTATCAAAATTATCGACTTTTACTATTTTCATTATTTTTTCCTTTCAACCTGTACCCGGTACCGATCAAATCCGTCTCGGATGTAATTATTTACTACTCTCCAGGGAAAACTTAATTTTTGAGCAAGGGCTACAATGCCTAGCGCTAAGGCGGATTTTTCACTAACAGCATACCGAAAAAATCTATGATTCTCGCCATACCAGTTTAGATCAATTCTATATAGTTGCTTGCTCATGAACTATTACCTCCTCTCGCCCAAAAAAATAGGGAGAAGATTTTACCAACCTTCTCCCTTATAGCTTATGCCGCAAGCTCTTCTTTGGCAAGATTGCCGAGCTCGTGTCTATCATCTACGGACAGGGCTTTAAGCTCGTCAAGGTCTACTCGCCGACCATGTGGTTCTGCTTCAAAGAATCTCTTGATGGCTGCTACTGGTGTTAACTCATCTTTAGGCATTTGCATGTACCTCCTTTCTTCTCTTATAAGTTTTCCAGATAACTCCCCACTCATGCTTACTTGGCTCGGGAGTTACCTTTATCTTGTTACTCTGTACGTTATGCAGGAATACTCCAAGAGCTCCGATATGGCCGTTGCTCTGAATAATCTTTTTGAGGAAGCTGCGAGCTGTGAGTCCGAGATGTTTGGGCTCAAGTATATGCTTCCGTGAGTTATACTCTGTCCAGAAAACTCCTGCCTGGTCCCTATTAAAGTTGTTTATAGCATGGACTGCTTTACCCATCTCTGAAAGATGCTCAAGGTTTTTACAACTCTGTAAAGCTTCGAGCTGGAGTATAAACCATTCAGGTTGTCTGTCGATCCATGGAATTTCTTCTTCTGAGTTGAAGTCTTCAAGTACGTGGTAGGCTATGGCGCTGGGAACTGTTTCAGATTCAGGCTCTTCTATCACAGTTAAGTCTTCCTCAACAGGAAGTGATGTAGGAAGAAAATCCAGCTTTGATTTTGGCCATATGATTTTGTCGCCGATGATTTTGGCTAACCCTGGTTCTTTCGGCTTTACCTCAATTTGTTCCATCTCTATATCTTCACAGATTCCGTTGTAACCTCTGATCTTGTCGATTGAGTTTTTCCACAATGGTTCGCCTGCTGTGACCGGTTCGTCTTCCCATGGTTCATGCTTGTCTGAAGGGGCTTCAGCTTCAGTAATGCCAATAACGAATTTCCATAAGTACTGTATTAGCTTATCGGCGCCTTTCTTTACCGCCCACTCACAGAATTTATCAACTATTTTGGCTGTAGCTTCCAGGGCTACGCAGGAGTCGGCAATATAATTTGCCTCTTGAACTGTGCATTTGGCCTTATTCATAATGTACTGAACAGTGAGATGTTTCTGAATACCGCTATTATTTCGATGTGGCCAGAGAATCTTAGATCCTGCAACTGCACAGGATTCAAAAATTTGCCTGTCTGACTGGGACAGTCTTGGGATCTGTGGCGGGAGTGGATCAGTTAGAATAGTCCCGTTTTCATCAAACCCTGGATTGATTACATCCTCAAGATTTTCTATAGGTCTCAGGTCTCTCTTAGCAGAATGATCTTCTGCTGTGATATCATAGTACTTAAAATCTACTGCGTTTCTCATGATGTAGCTCCTTTCATAATTTTTTAAGGCTAATAATCAATCCAATCATTTCCTTCTTCCATCCAAGGAAAAGGATAAATTGATTTGGGGCTGTTATGCCAAAGATCCCAGAAATGTCGTTGAAGAAGGTGAGTCTCATTGTCTATTCTTTGATCATAAGCCCAGACTTGTTCAAGGAAATATATAAACATTTTAGGACTCCTTCTTTTGAAGCTGCTCAAAAGTTTGAGTTTCAGCTTTGCTGAGGAATTTTTGATACGCCAGGCAATCTGCACAAACAAGTTTATTGTGAGGGCCTGACTTAACAATGATTAAATTTTTTGAACCACATTTCTTACATCTCATAACATCCTCCTTTCGTGAACTGCTCAGTGTAGCTCCCGTCCAGCTTTGAGCTTCGGGCCTTAGGCAATTCATGTTAAGAATTAATAAAAATAAAATTTAATTAACAATCCACCGAGAGGACTTCTCACAAACATCTTTGTCAGTATTCAAATAACTGCAACTCGTTTGTTATAATTTAAACCGCTATGCTCAAGATCTTGAGGCAAAAGTAAATTGGAAAGAACCGAAAAAATGCGTTGTTTATTTTTTTGGAAGGAACCGATTTACTTGCCGCCTCAACCCTTCGTTTCGAAGGGCTTGGGTCTTGACATGGCGGGACTTAGGTATAATGTGGCCAGGCGAGTAGCCTCTTGGTTGCTCACCCAGAAGGGATCTAAGGGGCGTTGATAGAGCGTTCGTGATACTTAGTATTCGTTATTATTCGTTGTTGTCTTTGTTAGCGAATAATAATTAATACTTAGTAGAACAGCTCTATAAGGAAAATTGACCAGTCATGTTTCTTCGACTGGTTAATTTGGACGCAGAACAACCCCCTTTGTTAGCGATACTTTGCTCGGGTCCTTTCGAGCTTAGTAGCGCTTACTAACCGCGACCCTAGGAGCGTCTTAATTCCTTCGTGGCTGAAGCATTGAATAAGATCCACTAAACAGCGAGCCGCAAGCGAGCGGGGCTGAGACTAAAGCGAAGCGACAGCTTCGCTCCGGCATCAAGTAGGGCTGGTAGAAGTACATGAATAGCAAGCACCTATGGGCTGGCTTTGTTTCCTCGGAGCTGGCAGAAGTAATAGGATATATATTTACCTCGGCGCTGGCTTGTAGCACCTGGGAACTTGCATCTGATACTTGCATCTGATACTTGCACCTGATACTTGCACCTGATACTTGCACCTGATACTTGCACAAGGAAAAGGATACATAGACCTTTCAAAGAGTTGGCATGAGAGAAGCATAGATATGAGAGAAAAGAGAGGATGAGAGTATGGCGTTGGTTTTAATACCTAAAGGATTACTTTAACTTATTTATCTAACCTACCGAAATGATGTAACAAATTTCATGCTTATACTTACTCCTGTCTTCTTCATCTCTTCTAATTCATACATCAGCCATGTACCAATAGCATCCAAGCCTCTATTCCTGGTACAGGTCCTTTGGAATATCAACATTCATCTTTGTACCAGCCGCTTCACGATTAAAACACTGCAAAAAGGTGAAACTCAGCCGGAAGTAGGGCACTGGCCAGTGAAAAGTGGGCACCGACTACTGAGAATGACTTTTATAGGCCGGAAAAGTGCCAGAAATATTTTAGGACTGAAAAATGTAGTGAAATCACTCTATTAAGAGGCTAGTTTAAAAAGTAGTTGAATTGTCGAGAAAATGAGTTAAAAGAAAAAACAGACTCCCCTCTCCCTCTTCCTCAAACCAGCCTCCCTCTACAACCCGCGCCAGCCCTGGCTTTCATGGCTGCATGAACAGGGTAGAAGGTGCGCCGAGTAAAGTGGTAAGAAATAGATGGTAGGGCAAAAACTCACGGGAGTTAGAAAAGAGGTCTGACGCCCAAATACCCATACCCTAAATTTTAAAAACCAGGATGCTCATATATAGCTTATGTTTGCACAGTAACTGGAGCCATTTTCAAAGACAACACCGTGGTTTTAGTAATAAAGTATGTATAACGAGAGTGGTGGTATGTATAACGAGAGTGGTGGTGGGGATGGGGGTGGTAGCCAGGTGGTGGGGATAAGGAAGATCAATGCAGGCACAAGGAACAGAGTGCACTGAAGGTAGTATTCCTGGTAGAGGGAGAGATATATGCTGATAGACAGGGTAGAGAGTGCAATAGACAAGGGAAGTAATATTTCTGGTTAGGGTAGTGTGCGCAGAGTAATTTGTGATATTGTACGCAGAGTAATTTGTGCGCGCTAGGTAGTGGTAAAGAAATTATTAGACCGTGATTTTTGCAGTGGTTGCTACGGTTATGGTGTTAACATGAGTAGTGGCTGCTTAGGGGGTAGGTTTTTTGATAGTCGCTGCGCCAGCCTAGATGGTGGTAGTGGCCATATTCTGATGGTAGTCGCTGCGCCAGCCCAGATGGTGGTAGTGGCTGTGCAAAAGTTTGGATTGTGATAAAGGTGCGCAGAGCTTGAATTTTCTTGTAGGGGAGGATATTTCTTGTAGGGGAGGGATATGTTAGGACGGAAACAAGGGAAAAGTATGAGGAAGAGTCTGCCGTGTTACGAGTGTACGAGGTGCCGTGAGGAAGTGATAAGAGGTAGATGTGGGATATATGGGGAGGGGTTTTATTGAGAGACTCCGCAGCTAGTGAGAATTAGTTACGGAGATTTTTTTATTGAGAGAAATAAATCTTGACAATAATTGAAATTTTTCTTTAGGGTAAAGAAGAGTGAAATAAACAAAAAAAAGGAGGAGTATCATGCAAAAGGATAGAAGTCTCTTAAGAATTTTCTTACTAGCGCTTCTAACCATTTTTCTCGTAGGCTGTGCTGGGATAGGCATAAAGCCCTGGAGTGAACGAAGTAGTCAGGAGAAGGGATTAGCATTTATGGAGATGTATAATGCTCAATATGACGATACGATGAGGCTGGCAGTGAGAAGAGATTTAACCGAAGACGGGAAAAAAATAGTTAGAGCAAAAAAAGAATTACTGATCAAGACTAATAAATTAATGATCATATATTTGGGAGTTGTAGAAGGGGGACTGCAGAACCTGGATCTTGAAAATAAGATACTGGGACTGTTAGAAAAATTAGCAGGGATGACGTATTAGGGAAAGACGTACCGAGAAAATTTATTTAATGAGGTAGACAGTAATGAGCACAATAGCATCGGCTGGCGCAGAGCTGGTTAAATTTTTCATGATGTTAGCCTTACAAGAGGCACAACGAAGTAGGATGAGTGTAAAGCAAATAGAAGAGGCTTACGATAAAGCCAAAAAAGAATTTATAATGAAAGATCCTGAGAAAATACCAGACGTTTGACCATGAACATTATTCGGTATTACCTTGAATCATATCTTTCACTGAAAACTCGCTGGAACATCATAGAGGATCTAAATGAAAAATACCCCTATTATGAATTTGGTTGGAATGGATTTATACCTGTATTAATCATAAAATAATTATTTATAAACTACTTACTTATAAACTACTTACTTATAAACTAGAGGCAAAAATGAAAACTTTTTCAGATAGCGTACAGGGTAGTGTTAAAAATTATATAGATAGTACAATAGATTCCTTCGCTCCTGAAGATGTAACGATAGGATATATCAGACATGGAAGAACCCAAAAAGAGAAATTAGGATTATATTTCAAATATGCTAGAGTTATTAATACCAAGCACAAAAATTTCATTCTGAAAAAACTAAAAGATACCTGGGTAGATTGGCAGTATTTAGATCCAGGTGGTTTTCAAGGAGATTATTATAACAAGAATTTCTTGAAGGCTTGTCAGACAGCAGATAAAGAGTTTGGTTTTAGAGGCATAAAAGATGTAGGAACCCATATGCCTACCGAGAAAGTAGCGGCAATGAAGAAAGAGATTGAAGATCTAATCAAGAAAAAAGTTCCTGGAATAACAAAGCGCGATAAGGAACGAATATGGAATACTGGTGGGCATGTTCCTCCATGGTGGGATCCCGTACCAGCCACAAAAAGTTTAACCTATTACATAAAAAAAGTAATAGAAGGTCAGGGGGCCTCAGCCGCTGATGTGGAAAAAGCAATTAAGAGAGCTGCAGCAGGAAATATAACCGAAGCAGATAAACGGATGATACGATTAAGCTGGCCTTCATATGAAGCAGAGAGGATTATAAAAGGAAAACGCGAATTTCCTGAAAAGACAATGAGGGCAATAAGAAGTTTTGGTGAATATTATCACAGAGATGTAGGATGGTATTAAGATGCTCAGATCCTTTTCAGAAACTATATCTACAGGAGCAGATTTCACAGGAGTAGATTCCACACCGGATTCTATAGGAATAAATCTTACAGAACCAACTCCTATTTTTTACTCCGATGTCACTGTTAATCAGCTTCAACAAGGTAAGGACTTAGATGAAAAAGTCAAAATATATTTTGATCAGGCTGGTATTATAGAGGATAATAGAAAGAAGTGGATAGAGTATAAATTAGATAGTCTCTGGAAAGACGAGAAATATCTACAGCTTCAAGGCCCTAAATCTTCAGCATATAATAAAGAGCTTTTAAACTTTCTCGAATTTCATGATAATGACTATCGCCTATCAAGAATCCTTGAAGGTAAAGAACCCATTCCGAAGGAGCTTCAGAAACATCTTAAGGCTCAGATCGATGAACTTGTGAAAAAACCTGTAAAAGCAAGAGGAAAGGAACAGATTGCACTTTCAGCAAAAGAACAGGAAAAAATTTATGCAAGTCCTGGGGTAGTTCCTACATGGTGGTGGCATGATCCAAAAAAAGATACGTATACCTATCATGCATCAAAAGCTATCAAAACTTTAAATGTATCTGCCAGAGATGTTAGGCTTACTGTGGAGAAAGCAGCAAAAGGTGAAATACTCAATCCTCATGAAACACAAATCATTGTAAGAGGATGGGGAATTTTAGGAGGCATAAAGCTTCTGGATGGTAAATATCCTGTTAGTGAAAAAACATTTAGATTATATGGTGAATATTATCACAGAGACGTGGGGTGGTATTAAGATGTTCAAGCCATTTTCCTCAAATATCCAGGGGCATGTTGAAAATTATGATGAATCTTTTACCAGGTCTCAAGCTGATTTTTTCGATCATAAAGAAACAGTTAGAGAAAAAGGATGGGGATTAAGGACGGATGGTACTCCTAAAGGCCCGGGATTTTTAGGTACATTAAAAAGACCAGATGGGCATATATCTACTGAGTTATCTATCGGTGTAGGTATAGATGGCAAAGAAATAGAAATACCATCTCTTGTGCCTACATTAACAAAGGATGAAATTAATTATCTTCTTAAAGGAAATAAACCTACTAAACGGATAGTTGATAAAGCTATAAAACATGCAATGAAGAGAATCAATGATGGTAAAAGCCCATTTGCACAGAGAGGAGAATAAAATCTGGGTCGCTATAAATAAAAAAATTAACGGAAAATTCTTGTGTTACAAATACTATCATAAGGACAAAGGGTGATATTAAATAAATCATGGACATGAAATCATTTTCTGACGATATAAATGAACAAACAAGTCTTCCAGAAATACCAGAAGGTTCGTTTGTTAAACCATTCTCTGACGATATTACTTACGGTGTCCCGGATGAGTTTGGTCTGCTCGAAGATATTTTAAAACTTGTTACTCTACAGCCAAAAGAAAGAAAAGAACCAATTTATAGAAATAGCCCAGTGCAACCTGGTGGAGGGATTCGTCAGGAAATATGGGATGAAAGAGCAGAAAAAGTGGCGGCAGTGCTTAATAAAGAAAATCCAAAACTTAAGCTTGATTCAAAAATACTGAATCGGTATGTAGCACAATTAGGAGCTGCTTTGGCTATAGGGACTGGAGGAGATTTTACATTTCATGATAAGATTCTACGGGATATGGGTTATTCTAGAAATAATATTCTGAAAGTACAGAGTATAAAAGGCGGTGAGGAGCATAGAGGAATTCCACCCTGGGGAGTAACCCGGTGGGAAGTGAGCAATTTAGTGGAAAAGAGTGGCTGGTCGGTGAATCAGGCACTGAAATATCTCAAAGAACATAAAGGAATATGGAAAAGAAAAGTAGATGTGATCATAAAAGGAAGAAAAGCCTACACACCAAAAGGTGTAGAAATTAAAGGTGAAGCTAACCTAGGTTCGTTTGGTGAGTATTACCACAGAGATGTAGGGTGGTATTAAACATAAGGAAATGATTAATATGAATACTCTTAAACCCTTCTCAGAAGATATATCCACAGGAACTTTCTTTGATCCAGGTGATATTATAGATTTCCCTGGTGCTAAAATTGAGGTTCCTACCCAGCCAAAACACACCCCTATTTATACAGGTCCCATCAAAAAACCGTCTGAAGTAACCGCTGATGATCTAAAAAATGCCAAAACTTATGTAGATAAAGCTAATCTCTACATACAGATGGTAGGCGCTACACATCTTCGGGAAGCCTGGATTCATGAAGAAAAAAATCGTCTTTGGGATGATGTTAAACATACTCAGTATCAGGGTTGGAACTCCCAGAAATATAATAAAGATTTAGTGGAATTTTTAAGGAAGCAGGATAACAGATGGCTTAGATTTCAGGCAGCTCAGAAAGCGGGAATAACCGATCGTTCCGTTACGCAAGGTTTGATGAGAGATCTTGGTGTTACTCAAGAAGAGGCTGGCAAGAAAATAATGCGACTCACAAAACCTGAATGGGCAAAAAAATTAAGTAAGAAGGATTTAGCAGCCCTGAAAAGACACAAAGCTGGAGAATTTTTGAGAAGTGCTGGATATATACCGGTTGTTGAAGGGTTTTTGGAGAAATCTGGTGAATATTACCACAGAGATGTTGGGTGGTACTAAAAAAAGAGTATACTAAAAAAACCTTGACTAATTTTTTCTTTTTCCATTATTCTTACTTAAATATCACTATTCTTGTTTAAATATCACTATTCTTGTTTAAAAAAGGGTTGACAAAAATTTTTTATGTCTGTTAGGGTAACTTTATGGCAACAACAATAAAATCTTTCTCATCAGATATTCAGGGTCATGTCGAAACATACGATGAATCTTTGAATTCTTCAGCTCCCACTGATATCTTCCAAATCAACCCTATCACACGCAGAAAACTTTATAGTCAATGGATGCTACTAGCAACTGGTGACGGTCTTGAACCAGGATATAAGAGAGTTAAAGATACCCTTGAAACTGAGTCAAAAGAGGTAGATAATGCAGCTCAAGCATTATTCGCTGGTAAGGATATTGTTGAAAAGCAAAAACAAATCTTGGTAGTTGGCTGGCCAAAATTATTTAAAAAGATATTTCCAAAAATTTTAATCTCCAAAAATTCCGAAAACCTCAAGAATAAAAACTTCCAGAGCGAAGATTTCCAAGATCCAGAAACCACAAAAAAAGCAAAAGAATTTCACTGGGTAGAGTGGGAAAAAGCTATTCCCAGAGACGAGCGTGGCAAGATTGATCCAAGAATTCTTGATAAAGAAAAGAGGGCATTTGAGGAGTACTGGAGAAATTTACTTGAAGTAATGAAGAAAATGTGGATTCCCGGGAAAAGTTGGGGAATAAAGCTTGGCGAATATTATCACAGAGATGTAGGCTGGTATTAGTTTTTAATTAACGAGGTTAGATCATGGAAATAAAACCTTTTTCAGAAGACATAACGACGGGAAGAGTAGAAGAAACAACAGGGGGTGAAGGCGATAGAAATTATAACGAAGTTCCTCATGAACCTAACGAAGTTCCTCATGAACCTAACGAAGTTCCTCATGAACCTAACGAAGTTCCTCATGAACCTAACGAAGTTTCTCATGAACCTAACGAAGTTTCTCAGGAACCTTTGGATCAACCAAAGATTAAAGCTTTTAGTGATGATATCACCACAGGTGATAGTATTTCGATAAATCGAGAATTAACATCTGAAGAGAAAAAACTTCTGGAAAGTGTTCCTGAGAATAAGAAGCTTCCTGGTTTTGCAGGATATTATGAAAAAGAGCAAAGAGACGCATTGCTGAAAATGGGTTTCTCAAAAGTAGAAATCAGCGATGTGGAAAAACTCTATAAGAAGGGACCTGAAACTGGATTTACTCGATATACAGATCCAAAGGTTGCTCCCAAAGGTTCAGATGCAAATGTTGTAATAAAGGCCTGGGGATTTGCGGATATTGATAAAGACGGATTTATGCATCCTGATATATCTTATGCTGAATAACTTAAGAATGTTAGTACGAGGTTAGATCATGAAAAAAATTTACGAACATCCCTTCCCTTTTCCAAAGGAAGATTTTTCACTGCCATGGACATATTCAACAGGTCAAGAAACTTATCCATATCCAATTCCTGAAACTGAGCTTTACCCTGAATATGCCTGGCCAAAATCTTTATGTCACTTTGCGCCCGAATGTCCGATGACAGATGACTTTTCAGACCTCGAGCCAATCAAGCAGTGTATACACGCATACCAGCATGGTTGTCCTATTCTTCTCACACAACTTAGTGGAAACTTTCAAGAATTTGGTGAATGTAACGGAGTTCAAATTTTTGAAATAGGCCAGGCAGAATCTAAAAAGTATACTGAAGAAGATCTTAACAAAATCATCGCAAATTTTTCTAAACTGAAAGATTCGCATAGACCACCTATGGTGGTACTTGGACATGATGAAAATCAAGATCTATTACAAAAATCTGGACTTCCGTCTGCCGGATGGGTATCCAAAGTTTGGACTAAAGGGAAAAAACTTTATGCAGATTTCAAAGATGTCCCAAAACAAATTGTTGACATTATTAAAAATGGTGCATATCGTTATCCTTCAGTAGAGATATATCGTAATTTTGTTTTTGATAATCAAGAGTTTGGGCCGGTTCTCCGGAGAGTTGCTCTGTTGGGAGCCGATATTCCAAGGATAAAGAGTCTTAGTGATATCGTTGCAAGGTACGGCGAGGATAACCGCGAAGATTCTTTCTGTCTACCGATTGTTCGGCCAGACAGTGAGGAAGAAACATTTTGGCTAGGAGGTGACAATATGAAGAAAATAACTGTACCGATCAAATCCATCTCCGGGGATTTTGAGGTTGGAGAGGAAGTGACTGGCAATGCATCAAAGGTTGTCGGTACGCTTGAGGAGTTCGATGAAAAGAAATTAGTCATTGTTCTTACCTCAGGAGAGAACTTTCAGGACGACGAAGAAATAACCGGAACAAAGTCAAAGGCAAAGGCTGTTGTCGGTGAGGAAGATCCCAATAAGTTTGCCGGAAAAACTGTTATGGTTGAAATAAATGCAGTTGAGGGTGAATTTAAAGAAGGTGAGAAAGTTAAGGGTGCAGATAGCAAGCTCATCGGAACAGTCAGGAAAGTAGAACCTGAAAAAATCTCTGTGTTTCTCGCTGTTGAAGGTGACTTCAAAAAGGGAGAAGAGATCGTTGGAGCGGACTCCAAGGCTAAGGCGAATGTTGGCAAAAAGCCATCACCATATAAATACCCTGAACCACCCAAGAAGGATGCTGAGGATTTAAAGCAGGTTCAGGAACAATTAACTGCTCTCAGCGAACAGCTAAATGCAAAAAATACCGAGATTTCTGATCTGACATCCAAGCTCACCGCTCAAGAAAGCAAAATCGGGATCGTTGAAAAAGAAAGATCAGCGGAGAAACGTGCATCTCATATGAAAGATGTACAGAGATGGGCCGAGGATCTGAAAAAGAAAGGCTTAGCCCCGGCAGTGGTTGATGAACTTGGATTATTGAATTATGCCAATGCCCTTGACTGGACGAACATGTTCAAGTTTGCTGAGGGTGAGGATGAAAAGACTCCATGGCAAAAATTCTCTGAGCTCTTTAGTGCGATCATTGATCGTCATAAAGAGGGCAAGCTGCTTGTTCCTCTGGATACATTTGGTAAGGTAATTGAAGAGGAAGAAGAAATTACCCCAACTGGTGTTGACGAAGAAGGCGCTAAGCTTGATCGTGAAATAACCAAGTACGCCGAGGAGAATAAAGTCTCCTATGATGTAGCCTTTAAGGCTGTCATGGATACTCAAGGAAAGTAGTTTTCTCTGTAGGTATTTTTTGTAGGTAATTTTTGTAAGTAATTTTTGTAAGTAATTTGATAATTTTTATAACTAGGAGGTGAAGAATCATGTCTAGAAGAGCAACTCCAGCTATTCCCTTGGATAATCCATTTCATGGGAGCTATACTGTAGAATTAAATAACAACGATGAACGTGTTTATCAGTACCATGCCGTAAAACCTGGTTCAAATGATTATCAGGTACACGCGTTGGAAGCTGGTGATGATACAACTATTGGAGCTATCATTGAAGGCGTTGCCCAAGAAGATGGTCTCGAGGGTGAGACTGTCAAGGTCGTATTGTTTGGTCCTACATGGGCATATTGTTATGATGGTGCTGGAATAATCAGAAATGCATTGGTGGAAGCCATCAATGCTGCTGTGGATTCTGATAATGGTTGGTTTCAAACAATTACTGGCGCTAGCTATACTGGTAAAATGATCGCAGGAATCGCTTTAGAAGGATGTGTAGCCAAAGCAAAATTTAAGCTGTTTCTGACTCGTACTATCGTAGTCAAGGCTGATTAATATTAGCTTGTTATTAACACTGGCTGATTAATATTAGCTTGTTATTAACACTGGCTAATTAATATTAGCTTGTAATTAACACTGGCTAATTAATATTAGCTTGTAATTAACTGGCTGATTAATATTAGCTTGTTATTAACACTGGCTTAATTATATTAGGCCAGTTTTAAAAATTTCTTTAACTTAAGTAATGCTTAAGTTGCCTCTATGAGGTTTAGTGTCATAATCACATCCATGATGTTGATTGTGAGAAACCTATTAATTAATTGTAACAGTTTTAATGTTACGGAGGTGACTTATCATGTTTATTACCAAAACAGATCAGGTTTTGATCAACCCGGTCTTAACAAAAATGGCCATTGCTTACCCGCAGAATGGACTGGTTGCATCAAAGCTTGCTCCTTATGTAGACGTCCCTGAGGGTGAAGAAGATGGAACTTATTTTATTTTTGATAAGACCAATCTTAACAGTTCTTATGATGATATCAGAGCACTGGGTGCAAGGGCAACCACGTTCGATTGGAAAACATCGACCGATAGTTATCACTGCGAAGAGCATACGCTGGAAAAAGCAATTGACTGGCGCGAGTTTAAAAAGTGGAAGAAGTATATGGATCTTGCAGTCACTACTCAGGAAATCACTCTTGAGCTCTTATTGCTTAACTATGAAGTCCGAATTGCAGACATGTTTACAAATGTAGCAGTAGCAAATGGTGTGTACTTTGATGGTACTTACATCAATGCCCTTGCCGGTGGAAATATGTGGGATGATTTTGTAAACTCTGATCCTGAAGGGGATATTGAGGATGCAAGGGAAAAAGTATCCCTGAATGCTGCTGAGCCAAATACGATTGCTATTCCTGTTACCGTTTGGAGAACAGTCAGACGACATCCTGCTATTCGTGCCTTAATGAGAGAACAAGATTCCCGGCAATTAACCGACGATGGTTTTCCAAGAAGGCTGTTTGGTCTTAATGCAGTGTTTCCAGGTGCCAGAGAAATTACCACTATGCCTGGTGTTGCAGAAGCAATTTCACGTGTCTGGGGAAAGAATGTATGGGTTGGAATAGTCAATCCAAGACCGTCTAAGAAAACGATGAGTTTTGCTTACACTCTAAAGAGTGCAGGTTTACAGGCTGAAACATACGAGGATAAACCAAAGAAGTCTGATGTAATCCGTATTCAGCATCAAATTTCAGATGAGAAGTGCGTGTGTTCCACCGCCGGGTATTTATTTCAAACCGTAATAGCGTAATATTTCAAGTAATTACGTTGATTAATCAAAGCTCACTGAGTTTTCTTAGTCTTACGAAAAAAAAGTTTTCTCAGTCTCTAAAAAAAAGGAGGTTATATGAGCTTTGAACTTGTTCGTCAGGTAAAGTACGGAAAAAATGGTAAGAGCTATCAGCTGGTGGTAGGACAGATTGTTGAAAAAGATTTTTTTAAGCCAGCTGATAGAAATACTCTTCTTGAAAATGGTGCTATTAAAAAAAGCAAGGAGAGACCAAGCAAGCCGGCTGGTAATGAGATTCCTGTAATTGCAGATCTTTCTCAAATGACAGTAGCTGAAGCAAAGGAATTTCTTGAGGCAGAACCTCATGTAGATATGCTTGAAAAATATCTGGATCAGGCAAATGCTGAAGAATTTCCGAGAGTCTCAATTACCAAGTTTATTGAAAGGCGTGTTAAAGAACTTACCGGATTTGAGTAATGAGTACTGGATTAAGCTGATAATTTTTAACTTTTCTTTAACTGGAAATGTAATTTCTTTAACTGGAGGTGTTTAAAATGTTTAAGAAAATTTTTCACTGGAAAACTCTCCTTATATCGATGTCAGCAATTTCTGTTTTGTTTGTTGCGATGGTGTTTTTCCTCAATACTGCTACAGGTGAGGTTGTTTATTCTAAGATATTTCCTGGAAATGTATTAGTTAAAGGCAATATCTACGTAGCAGATCATCCCAGCGGAAATCAAGGAACTACAACATCAATTACAGGACTGCCAAAACTTAAGTTGGTAGCTCTTGGGACACTGACGGATGCGAGTGATGCTAGTGGTGAAACTAGAGTATACCTGGATGATTCTCCCACTGGTGAATGGACTAATGTTGGAACTCCGGTAACGCTTACAGCGGATACAGATATTTATCGTGCAGGCGCTAATTCATTAAAAGTTGCTTTTACATCTGCTGCCGTTGCAGGTAATGGCGCTATCGGGACCATCGGAGCTAATGATGATTTAGAAGTTGATGATAGTATTGGATTCTGGATTTATTCTACCGATAGGTTAGCTGCTGGTGATTTATATGTTCAAACAGTTGATACTGGACCAGTTCTCACAAATTTTAATCTTCCGGCAGTATCTGCAAAAAAATGGACATGGGTTGAAATTGATATTTCTTCATTAGCTGCTGGAAATGGGGATGATGTTAGCGATCTGAATATACTATTATCTACTGCCGGTGCAACAAATCATGGAGCATTTACTATTTACTTAGATGCAATGTACAAGTGGGCTGTAGCTGACGAAGAAGCCCTTGCAGTAAATATAGTATCAGATGGTGTTTTAAGTGTCATTATGTCCATTGAAGCATTTGGAACAGATAATGTAGCTATCCAGGGCGTTGAACACACAAATTATTTTACACACTACGAAGCTACAAATGATTTCATTGTTGGTATGTCAGACAATAGTACTTACGATGGGTTGGCTTTTGTGGCGTATAAGTAAAGGAGACTAAACCATGTTAGGTGATAGAACTGGCCCGCGAGGGGCAGGCAAAAAAACAGGCAGGCAGGCAGGTTATTGTGCAGGCTATGATCATCCAGGCTATCTAAATCCTAATGTTAACAGAGGTCGTGATAATCGGGGTTTAGGAGTTGGTCCTCTCAGAGGCGGACTAGGTCAAGGACGAAGTGTAAGTCGAGGACGAAGTGTAAGTCGTAATACTAATCGAGGTATTTCTGGCACATACTCGTCTCAAGATACTTGGAGCGATGGTCCGCCAGATTAGGCACATTTAAATCAGTGATGGTCTTTTTTTTACCAGGAGTAACGATAACTAATGCCCTCAAAGATGAAAACTCTGCTCCCAGAGCAGCTTTTAGCTCAGCTCTTTTCTGATTCTTTTCCTACAGAATATCTGTCTGCAAATGTAGTGATATCAACAGGTACTACTTTCTCTTTAGATGTTGGAGGATTGTTAAGACTCAAACATGAAGCTACATGGACTGCTGCTGCTGGACATTCAATCGAGCTTGGATATAATACTCCTGCTACTGTTGGTTTTATACTGTCTGATGGAAATCTTACTCTTAAATTTAATAATGGGCCTGATATTGCATGGAATATTGCTGAACTTGGAACTGTCTGGAATAATGAGCTTGGCGATCTTGTTGTAGATAAATTTTCAGCGAAAAATGAAACTGGAGGGGATGTAGCCATACAATACTTCTTTGCTAGTGGAAAATTCGTGAGAATGGCCTTCACTGAACCTCTTTCTTCATCAAGTTCTGAGTCATCAAGTAGCTCTTCTGAATCAAGCAGCTCATCTGAATCAAGCAGCTCATCTGAATCATCAAGCAGTTCATCTGAATCATCAAGCAGTTCATCATCAGAATCTTCATCAAGTAGCTCATCTGAATCAAGTTCCAGTTCTGAATCATCAAGTAGTTCGTCTGAATCAAGCTCCAGTTCTGAATCATCAAGTAGTTCGTCTGAATCAAGCAGCAGTTCAGAATCATCAAGTAGCTCATCATCAGAGTCTTCATCAAGCAGCTCGTCTGAATCAAGCTCAAGTTCTGAATCATCAAGCAGCTCATCTGAATCATCAAGCTCCAGTTCTGAATCATCAAGCAGCTCATCTGAATCTAGTTCAAGTTCTGAATCATCAAGCAGCTCATCTGAATCATCAAGCTCCAGTTCTGAATCATCAAGCAGCTCATCTGAATCAAGCTCCAGTTCTGAATCATCAAGCAGCTCATCTGAATCAAGCTCCAGTTCTGAATCATCAAGCAGCTCATCTTCAGAATCTTCATCTTCAAGTTCTGAATCATCAAGCAGCTCTTCTGAATCATCAAGCAGCTCTTCTGAATCATCAAGCAGCTCAGAGTCTTCATCAAGCTCAAGTTCTGAATCATCAAGCAGCTCATCTGAGTCTAGTTCAAGTTCTGAATCTTCAAGCAGTTCATCTGAATCTAGTTCAAGTTCTGAATCTTCAAGTAGTTCTGAATCTTCAAGCAGTTCGTCAGGAACTGTATAACAATCTTTATAAATTAATTCAATCCTTGGTTTCCACATAGTTTTTATGTGAAGCTGAGGATTTTTTTTTGAAGCTGAGGATTTCTCACCAGGAATAAACCTTGACTTTTCTTCTATCTTTTGTGTTAAATAATTTAAGGAGGTTTGTGAATGTTCAAAAGATTTCTTCATAAAATTTTTAAAAAAAGAACTTTAGCTCTTACCTCGATCTCTGAAAATAATAAAAGTAAATCAAAGATAATCTTAGTTCAAAAACCTAAGAATATTGGAGATCTAATCACACTTTATATGAATAAATAGGAGAATTCTATGGCCTACTCCATACAAGCTGATTTAGAAAATTCTATTCAGCTATCCCATCTTGTTGAACTCACAGATGATTTAGCTACTGGAAGCATTGTCGAAACTGTAATCACAAGAGCTATCGAAGATGCAGATAGCGAGATAGATATATACTGTCGTAAAAAGTATATAGTTCCACTTACAGTTACCAATGAAGTAAGAAAAATGTCAGTGGATATTGCTATCTATAATCTTTATTCCAGACGAGAGAGTCCCCCAGCAGATCGTTTAGTACGATATCTTGCCGCCGTTGAAAAATTAAAAGCTATTCGTGATGGAGACATCCAGCTTGATATTGCTGAGGTTGGACCTGATTCAGCTGCTATAGATGTGAAGCCAGAATTTACTAGAGGAAAAGTTGACGTAGATGGTAATTTGTTAGGTGATATGATGGGTCAATGGGACCTTGAGGGGGGTTCACTTGACGATTGGTAAAATTGGAGAGTAAAATTTAGATGACTACAAAAATAGAAGAACTTGAAGATGCTGTAATAGCTTTAATCAAAGCTGAACTCCCTTCTATTAATACGGTTAAAAGATATCAGGGAGATTTTGATGCAGAAGGCCTATCCGGACTTCGATATATTCTACCCTGTGCCCTGATTCTTTATGGCGGAGGTTCTTTTTCACGCGTAAATCAGGCTCTTACCGGGACCAGAAGACTAACCATTTTTCTTGGTGCTAAAAACCTTAGAAGTGTTACAGCAGCACGGATTGATGCTTATAGTTTATTGGAAGATGTTCCTGGTGTGCTTGATCATGTTAAGCTTTCCGTGACAGGAACTTTTTATTATCTGGATCTTTTAAGCGAAACTATGATTTATCATGATAAAAACTTAACTATTTATGGACAGGATTATGAGTATACATTGGTAGGAAGAGCTTCTGCGAGAACATCGGGAAGCTTTTTAGCTAATAGGTAAAAATTTTTCAAGGAGATAATCATGGATAAAATAAAACCATTTAGCGAAGATATAACGACTGGGAGTGAAAAATTTGCAGGATTGACTATAATGAAGAAACCAACAGAAAAACAGAAAAAACAAATGGAAAAAGAAACTGATACTCTAATAAATAAAAAAGTAGCAAAAGCTGAAATGGAACTAGGCTTAAAAACTTCAGGACAAATTCCATCTTGGTGGCCTAAAGTACCAGAATCAGCTGTTGAAAAAGAATTTCTTGGACCTGCAAGAAAACTCATTCGAGATTATGATGCAAGTGCCATTGAAATCGAAGATGTTTTAGTTAGAGCAGCTGCGAAAAAGGATCTTACTAAAAGACATAAAGACATTATAAAAAAAGGCTGGCCTCGTGATGCTGAAAAGATAATTGCTGGAGAAAAGCAAGTTTGTCCTTTTAGATATCCTTATCTCGGACATTATGGTGAATTTTATCATCGTGATGTTGGCTGGTATTAATTTTTTAGGAGGAGGTATAAACTCATGGCAATACAAGGTATTCAAACCATTGACGATGTCACCGTCCCGAAGGGCATTGTTATAGCATATCCTATCATTAATAACGCAGTAGTCAATGAAGGAATCGATCTAGGTTATTGTATGGAGACAGAGCTTAAAATTGCAGACACCGTTAAAAACAGATATTCGCCCCGTGATGGTACTAAGAAAAAAATCTATGAACGGATAGTTCAGACTGATTACTCGATCCCGATAACCATCATCTCGGAGAATGGCGATAACTTTGCGATTTTATTTAATGGCGTTAAAGCGCTCTACACTCAGGCTGGAGATAATTACACCTTTGCTGCCCCTGAAAGTGTTACTGTACCTTCTGCTTTGGATAGAGCATTTGCACTCGCCAAAAAGGGAGTGACTTGTGTAAAGCTTCTTTACGATGGTGGAACCGGAGCTTTTGCGAATGGTGATACAGTGACAGGCGCTGGCGGAGCCACGGGGCACATTGCATTTGTAGATGGGACTGTGGAATCTGGAACTCTTTATCTGGTAGGAGTGACCGGTACCTTTGTAAATGATGAAGCTATCACTGATGGCGTAGCGGGGGCTGCAGTAGTCAATGGTACCCAATCAATCCTCAATGATATAGTCTTGCTGAATAATGTAAAAGATAAGAAATATACGCTGAATACAGACTATGGCATACACGAAAAATCTGGCACAATATTCATCTATTCTGGAGTGACTATCGCTGTGGGTGATCCTGCTTTGCAGGCTATCTACGATTATGCTGCTATCTCAGATGTTGTTATCCAGGAAAGTGATTCTGCCGTTGACCACTATGAAATTCATATTCTACCACAAAATGAGTATGGAAAAAAAATTGAGTGGACTTTTTGGAAATGTGCAGTTAAGGCCGATGCCACCAAGAAAATAATTTCAGAAAGTGATGATGATGCTGAGATGGCTTTGACATTTACGCCACTGGCAGATGGACCCAATTCCAGCACTGAGTATCCCTATTTCAGGCAAAGAATTTATGCCTAAGAGCTGTGACTAGTAGCTATACTTAATAATTTATTCAGGAGACTAATATTAGGAGATTAACATCAGCAGACTAACATCAGGAGACTAACATGAGCAGACTAACATCAGGAGACTAACATGAGCAGAAAAAAAAAAGAATTTAGTTTCAATGACAAAAAAATTATCTTTGAGGAACTTCGAGTCAAAGATATCTTAGACTTATTAAATCTCGAAGGAGGTTTTTTTTTAAATGATTTTAAAAAACTCTTTTATGATTTTCTTCCCAGATTTACCAACCTAACCCTTCCTGATATTATTCCTCTGACTCCAAGTGAGCTATCTGAACTTTATAAAGTTTTCAAAGAAGTTAACTCGGATTTTTTCAACGCGTTCAAGTCTCTCGGGATCGGCGATTACCTAAACGGTATGCTGCAAGAGTTAAAGAAAACAGCCTTGCAAGATTTGAGCGCGATGTATGCCGACTCATCGAAAAAGGACACACAGAAGTCTGGGAATACGGATTCAGTTTCTTCATAAAGGCTCTTGAGGAATCTTATAAATCTGAACTTAATGAATCGAAAAGATTTGCCGATGCAATGCGAGTTGCAATCTGGGGTAAAAAAGAAGATTTCAGGAAATTCATCGCCAGGAGAAAATAATGGGAGTAGAGAAAATAATGGGAGTAGAGAAAATAACGGGAGAAAGAATAATCAGTAAAAAAAAAGCAATTACCAGTAAAAAAAAAGCAATTACCAGTAAAAAAGCAATTATTAGTAAAAAAGCAATTATTAGTAAAAAAGCAATGAGTAGTAAAAAAGCAATTATTAGTAAAAAAGCAATGAGTAAAGAAAGTCAATTCCTTAAGGATTTTTTTGTGTTTCGAGCTAATTTAACTCAGGTCTTTGCTAAATTTCTTGAAGGAGTTGAGGATATCATTGTTCCTTTCATAATCCTGCGTGATGAGGGAAAAAGATTTCTTCTGGTGTGTAATACTGATCCAGAAAAAGCGGATAGAATTTTTGAGAGATATAAGTCAGCGTTGTTGAGAAAGTATAAAGTAAACAATACAGGGTAAACAATACAGGTAAATCATGGCAGAAAAAGATCCATATGTAGGAACTCCATATGAAGGAATGAAGTCTTATGAAAAAGCTATAGAACGAATGAAGGGAGATCCATATGGAGAAATTATAGCTGAGTCTGAAAAGAAAAGTCTTATAGGCACACAAAAATGGGCTGACGATCGAATAAAAATTTTGCGGAAACTTCAGGCTACAGAGAAAGCAGATCTAAAAGGAAAAGAAAATTATGAGCAAAAACTAAGAGACATAACACAAAAACATCGTCAAGAAGCTTTAAATCTAGATGCTGAAAATGATAGAAAAGCCTGGGAGTATAAACTTAATAACGCCAGGGATTATACGAATAGATTAGATACTGTCTTTAAGGACTTTTATGTAGCTCGAGGAAAGCAAGATAAAACATTATTTCTTTTATCCAAGGCTGCTGCAATAGCAACTATAATTATAAAAACCTCCCAGGGTATAATGCTGGCTTTAGGAGAAAATAATTGGCCACTCGCTTTACTCATTACAGCAGAAGGTGCTGCGCAGATGGCTACAGTTTCTGCTCAGACATTGGCAAGAGGAGGCCTGGTTCAGGGTTACTCACCAACTAAGACTGCTGATAATATCCCTCTTGCAGGCACAGCGGGTGAATTCATGCAGCCAGTAGATTCGGTAAATTATTACGGTACACGGGTGCATGAAGCAATGCGACAAAAACTTATTCCAAGAGAACTCTTTTCAGGATTAACACTACCAGGTGCTCCGGGTGCATCTGAAAACCTATCTCCAAGTCCATCTGGAAGAAATCTACAAGCTGGTGGACCAGTTGGAGATGCAAGAGAAAATATACCAGCCGATGAGTCAGCCAAAGATTTAGAAAGACCTGCTTTTAGCGAAAATCTACCAGCCGAAGCGTCAGCCAAAGATTTAGAAAGACCTGCTTTTAGCGAAAATCTATCAGCTGGTGGACTAACCGAAGGTACACAAAAATCAGAATTTACTTTTGTCAATATTACAGATCCCCGAGAACTCGATAGATATCTAGCTACGCCTGCTGGTAAGGATGCCGTAATCAATGTGCTTTCCAGTAGGTTGCAGACAGTGCGGAGAATAATACGTTGAGCATTCTTTCCGCATATTTTGTAGTCCCACCTGACTGGGCTGCTAATCGGCCTAAAGTTTCCCATACATGGCGAACAAATATCCAGAAGGCTATCACCGGACGCGAAAAGAGATCTGCCCTATTCACATCCAAAAGAAAACGAGTTGCCTACTCAAGCATAGCGATGTACAGAAACGAGCTGATATGGCTTGAGGCTATGTTTTTCAAATATCTTCATTATCAATGGGGATTTCCAATCTGGCCGGACAAGGCTATTTTAAGTGCTATTGGTACTATAGGAGATAATAGTCTAACAGTAAAAACTACTATCTACCGAAGGTTTGAGATTGGAGATGAGTGTATCTTAATAGATAAAACAGATTTCAGGACTTATGAAGTGCAAACTATTTCTGGAATAAGTTTGACTCAAATTTCTCTTGGTGGAGTATTAACGAAAACCTGGGGAATAGGTTCATTTGTATATCCTGTAATCGCATCACGGATCTCAGAAGATCAGGTACTTTCGTATCAGACTGACGAGATGGTTGAATTTTCGGTAGATGCAATGGAGACGGTGGAATAAATAGAGACAATGGAGACAGTGGAATAACAAAGACAGTGAAGTAAAAAAGACAGTGGAGTAAAGAAGACAGTGGAGTAAAGAAGACAGTGGAGTAAAGGCTTGTTTAAATTAAATTGGGGACCAGACCAATGTACTGGTGGGGCTTTCAGATAATTGCTATGAAACAACACATAATGCAGCTCAAATTCTGGATCTTCCAACTCATCTGAGTCTTCCAGAAACTCAGTAGCAAGAACTCTAAATGCCTATTTTGTGATTCCACTAAACTAGATAAATCTAAGAGTATGTATCAAGGAAAAATTTTTTAGAAAGAAGGAGAAATTTTTTAGAAAGAAGGAGAAATTTTTTAGAAAGAAGGAGAAATATGAGAAAGATAACTGATGAAGAAGCATATAAGCATTATAAAAAATATGTTGTAGATGCAATGATTAAAGATGGGAAAGATCCTGAAAAAATGCTCAGAGTAACTTTAGATGGGGATTCACCAGTAAAGATGTCAGATGTGTTCAAACATGTTAATATAGAAATAACAGAAATAAGAAAGGACAAAAAACTTAAAGGTTCAAAAAAGAAACATGCAGTTAACACAAGAAAGATAGATTCTGTAGGTAAAAAAGAATTAGATAAACAAAAAGAATGGATGCGATATAAAATCAGTAAAGGAATTATGAAGTAATTATGTTGAAATCTTTTTCTAACTAACAAATCAAGAGAATTAAAATGAGTGACTACGGACAAATTCTTGTAGGCAGGCCTGATTATGATCTTGCTACTCACTGGGGAGCATGGTGGCAGGGCAATGTTGGTAGTTATTGCGCAGAGACACGACCATTTTGTGCAGATTTATACGCAGCCAATGCTACAAGAACAAAATTTTTATCGGAAACACCTTATTCTCGTTATATTTCCGTTTTTGGCCATGGTTCTTCTACGAGTTGGTATGGCCAAAATACCCAAATGGTATTCTCTGAAAATTCTGAAACGGCTGCCGTCTGTGCTAACAGACATTTTAATTTTCTGTCTTGTAATCTTGGACAAAGTCTTGCCTCATGGTTAGTAGATCATGGAGCCTATGGTGTTCATGCCTATAATGATGTATGGACTTTTTGGCTAGAATCAGGAGCCGAGCCTGATTCTGATTCAATATCTAAATATTTCTTTAATTCTGCCTTAATGATAGATCAATATCTTATAGCAGGTTGGACCCATGGGGGAGCACATAATGCATGTCTGGCACAGTATGAATCATATATAAATGATGAAAATGTACCAAGTTATATAAAGGCAGATTTACTAGCTGATAAAAATGCCAAAGTTTTTTTCGGTAGTGGTGGTGAGAGTGGTGATGGTAGTGACGTTGGTATAGACTTATTCCCAGAAAGTAGTTCTTCTAGCGCCAGTAGTAGCTCGGGTTCTTCTTCTAGTTGTCCGGATTTATTTCCTGGGTGGAAACCACACTTTGACAATACAGAATGGCAGTTGTTTGGTCCTGGCTCTTGGACCGGGGCTAAATGGAAGCTAGATGAAGGCGGTGAAATTGAAATAGAGCCGATTGGTGGTTGGACAGATTGTTATCGACCCACCAAGATGAGATTTACACTGAGTGGCGGAGGAAGTTTTACTATAGATCTTTATGATAAAACTCTTTCATCGTATTTTCTTGTTTATGAAGGAGAGGTTAGCTCTGGAAGTATATTGGAATTGACATTTCATGGTAGAGCGATAGCTCTTCTTCAGGGTTGGAATTACTTAGATCCTAATATGGAAATTACTAACATAGAGTTTTATGGAGGTTTTTCTTCAGTATCTTCGTCTGACTCAAGTTCTGAATCATCATCAAGTTCTGAATCATCAAGTTCAAGCTCTGAGTCATCAAGCTCAAGCTCTGAGTCATCATCAAGTTCTGGATCATCAAGTTCAAGCTCTGAGTCTTCATCAAGTTCTGAATCATCCAGCTCAAGCTCTGAATCTTCAAGCTCGAGCTCTAAATCTTCATCAAGTTCTAAATCTTCAAGCTCAAGCTCTGAGTCATCATCAAGTTCTGGATCATCAAGTTCAAGCTCTGAATCATCAAGCTCGAGTTCTGAATCTTCATCAAGTTCTGAATCATCCGGCTCAAGTTCTGAATCATCAAGCTCAAGTTCTGAATCATCAAGCTCAAGTTCTGAATCATCCAGCTCAAGTTCTGAATCTTCAAGCTCAAGTTCTGAATCTTCATCAAGTTCTGGATCATCAAGTTCAAGCTCTGGATCTTCAAGCTCAAGTTCTGAATCTTCATCAAGTTCTGAATCATCAAGCTCAAGTTCTGAATCTTCATCAAGTTCTGGATCATCAAGTTCAAGCTCTGGATCTTCAAGCTCAAGTTCTGAATCTTCATCAAGTTCTGAATCATCATCAAGTTCTAGATCTTCGAGTTCAAGTTCGTTTACCCATTTTCCACTTTATTCTTCTTCAAGCTCAAATTCTAGATCATCATCCAGCTCCAGTTCTGAATCATCTTCCAGTTCTAGATCATCAAGTTCAAGCTCTGAATCATCAAGTTCAAGCTCTGAATCATCAAGTTCAAGCTCTGAATCTTCATCAAGTTCTGAATCGTCTAGTTCATCCAGCTCTGAGCCTTCTTCTTCTTCAGAATCTTCAAGTTCATCAAGCTCTGAATCTAGTTCTAGCTTTGAATCTAGTTCTAGCTCTGAATCTAGTTCTAGCTTTGAATCTAGTTCTAGCTCTGAATCTTCTTCCTCTAGCTCATCTAAATCTTCTTCCTCAAGCTCATCTGAATCTTCCTCAAGCTCATCTGAATCTTCCTCAAGCTCATCTGAATCTTCCTCAAGCTCATCTGAATCTTCTTCCTTAAGCTCATCTGAATCTTCTTCCTCAAGCTCATCAGAAAGTTCAAGTTCAAGCTCTGAATCTTCAAGTTCTTCTGGATCTTCAAGTTCTTCTGGATCTTCAAGTTCTTCTGGATCTTCAAGTTCTTCTGGATCTTCAAGTTCAAGCTCTGGATCTTCAAGTTCAAGCTCTGAATCTTCAAGTTCAAGCTCTGAATCTTCAAGTTCAAGCTCTGAATCTTCAAGTTCAAGCTCTGAATCTTCAAGTTCCAGCTCTGAATCATCTTCCAGTTCTAGTTCTGAATCTTCTTCTTCCTCAAGTCAACAAGCAGGAACTATTTGCTGGGGCCATACAACTGGTGTAGCAGAGACTTATACCAAAATGCTTGACACAAACTGGTCAGGTACTGCTATAATCTCTGGAGTTGGAGACAATGAAATTATTACTTTTGGCTCAGGGGAATATGTAGAATCAGAGACCTGGAATCTTGGAAGTGGCAGTGCAAGAATAATAATAGATAAATACAGCGCCGGTAGTGGATTAACCCCTGATATAGAGTATAAGACTGGAACTACTGAAGTATTATGTGATGCAGATACATGGCATGCTTATAATGGTATAAGTTTTACCAGTACAGGCTGGGTAAAAATAAAACTAACTTGGACGAGTTCGAGTAGTAGTTCGGAAAGTTCAAGTAGTTCAAGTTCAGAATCTAGTTCAAGCTCTGAGAGCAGTTCGAGTTCTTCAGAATCTAGTTCAAGCTCTGAGAGCAGTTCGAGTTCTTCAGAATCTAGTTCAAGCTCTGAGAGTTCCAGTTCAAGCTCTGAGAGTTCCAGTTCAAGCTCTGAGAGTAGTTCGAGTTCTTCAGAATCCAGTTCAAGCTCTGAGAGTAGTTCAAGTTCTTCAGAAAGTTCGAGTTCTTCAGGTGCTGATTTTGTTTTCAAAGATGATGGTGGTTTTGACTTTAAAGATGATGGAGGTTTCACATGGAAAGATTCATGAAAAGTAGTTTATTAAAAAAAATAGGTATTTTATTGGTTTTATTTTTGTTGGTGTTTGCGGTTCCAGCAAGTGCTGCGAATAATATCTGGTGGAGAATTGGCCTTACTGGTGGCGGAACCGCTTTGGATGCGGTGACAGGTTATTCCGATGGAGATGGGGCGATAGTCATTCAGGATGATGGCGGTACATATAAGGGTTATCTATATCGCTATGACTCTGTTCCGACTGGTTCCCCTGCAGAAGATTCACCTGATGTAATAGCGCCAGACGATATTGGGGCAGCAGCTGGAAGATGGATGCTTGTAGAATTTTATGCAAAAGTATTAGTAGTGAGTCAAGGTACGAGTCCTGGACAGGTGACATTCTATGAAGGTTCTGGAGGAGGCACTAATTATTACATTCTAACTGTACCTTCTACCATAGATACTAACGAAACATTCACAGTTGGCAAATGGAGAATAGAAGCAAAGACCTTGACTGATGCTGGATTTGATATTGAGGTAGATGAAACGAAAACAACTTTTGTCTGTACCATCGCTGGTTTAACTGCTGATAGATCTGGTAATCTTCCCCCAGCAACAGGTAGTGGAGTAGAGTATTGCTTTTACATAGCAGATGGAGATGATTCTTATGATTTCCGAGTTGAGCCTGATGGGACAGATACGATTGGTGCTGGGGCTGCTGGCCATTATTGGGAAGCAAAGACTATAGGTTCATATATAATTGTGCAGGATGTTGCGAGTGGAAAGTGGTCTATGCTGACACAACTAACATGGACGGAGGAGATGTAAGATACATGGTAATAACTTAAGATAGAAGGAGAAATCATGAAAAGAATTAGTATAAAACGATTATATATATTACTCAGTGTTTTGATTTGTCTTGCCATAGGTGGCTCTGTATCAGCGATTAGTTTGATTGGGAGTGGGATACCTGCTGCTGCTTCACCAACATATATACTTAGTGAAGATTTTGATAGTTCATCTGTTTGTTATAGCGGTGATGAGACTTATGTAAATTGTGAAAATACATGGGTTGTCGCAGATACTACAGCGGTGAATTTTCAGGCATCAGGACTTGATGGTGTTTATGGGTGTGATATTGATGCTAATGGTAGTGATTACGATACGATAGATATTGCAATAACCGACACAAATCCCGTTTATGGATATTTTATAGTAAATTACGATACTTTTAGTCTATCAACGGATCGTACCCTGTTTCAAATTAATGGCAACAACGGAGGAGTTATTGTCCTTTCTTTTAAGTGTGCATGGAATGAGACACCTAAGCTAGTATTAGGGGGTGGACAGGATGTAGATGCTACGGCTTTATCAGCTGCTACTACCTATCATGTCTGGTGGGAATATGCCAAGCAAACAGGCGAAGGGGGTAACGCTGTCGGGAGGATATGGATTTCGGAAAATTCAACTAAGCCAGAAACACCAACGGTGGAAGTCACGGATGGAAATAGCGCTTTCGATGCAGACTATCTTATGTTTCTTAGTTTTGACGGCCAAATGGATGGAATTTATGATAAAATACGGGTTGATGATGAACAAATTGGTAGCTCACCTGAATAAATTAATATTTCTTATAGGCATAGTTTTATTTTTTGCCTCATCTGCTTTTGCAACGACTAATTATGTTGCATCAGACGGCACAGACTCATGGGCTGACTCGGAGGATATTGCTAAACCATGTTCTCTTACCACGGCCAATGCCAATGCAGATGATGATGATGTGGTTATTCTGAGAGATGGGATATACAATACCCATATCTATCCAGCTAATTCAGGTTCGGCAGGTCACGTTATTACTTATCAGGCGCATACAGACGAACAGCCTATTATAAAAAATACTACAACAACTTATACCACTTATTATCACGGCATCTGTCTGGTTGGTAGGAGCTACATTAAGATTGACGGGATTGATGTTGGCCCTGAAGCAACAATGAACAGAGTATTGATGATTACACATGGAGGTTCATATAACGAAATAACTAACTGTGTAATTGATGGTGCTGGCTCATCAACCATTCAAATATGGGATGGATTAACCGAAGGCGGAACCGCCTGTACCCATAACTGGATACATGGGTGTACGATTAAAAATACTGGCTATGTAACTGATGGATGTAATGATGCCGGAGGAATGCAAATAGGTGTTCCTTCATATGATAACGGCAGCGGATATAATACGATTGAGGATTGTACTTTTTACTCAGGAGGCCATCATAATCTCGAAACATTTACAAAATACAATGTTATCAGAAATAACTACTTTCATCACGAAGGAAGCATGGATTCTCCTGGAGGTTGCACTTATGGCCCGGACACTAACGGGAAGTACGGCAACCGGAATATACAGATATATGACGGGTATGCTGAGGATAAATTTAACTTAGTAGAGGGAAATAGATTCGGCCCGTCTGGCCCGCCTCCTGATGATGATGGAGGGGACGGTATGACAATTACTGCCCCCAAAAACATTATAAGGTATAATGAAGTTTATGATGCTCAGAACAATGGGATCTATTTTAAATGTGGTTCATCGTCTATCTCGGATGATAATAGGTTCTACAATAACACAATTTATCACAGTGGTCGGTATGAGAATGATGGCCCTCAGTGGCAAGGTAAGAATTTTAGAACTGCTGGTGGTTATGCCTGGGCATCGATAGCCTCTATTGAGGGTGTGGATGGTACTGTAACGGTAGTGCTTACAGCAGCAGAACCCAGATTCAAAACTGGCGTTGCGATGTATTTTGAAAATACTATCAACTATAACGGGTATCATACCTGTACGGTAGTTAATGATACAACACTTACATTTAGTATGGCAGGAACGTGGGCCGAAGAAACAAGCGGAACAGCAAGAGCAGGGTGGCCTACAGTAGATAATGTTATTAAGAATAATATCTTTTATGATTATGGTTCTGGCGGCGGAGATTGGGCGTTAGGTGCACAAATAGCAGATTACAATACTTTCAGTAATAATTTTTGCACCGGTTCTTCAGCATATTGTTCGGCTTATGGTGATCCAAAATTCGTTAATGCTGATCTATCTGACCCAACAAGTACAACATTGCCCGATCTTAGATTGCAATCAGGTTCGGGGGCAATAGACGCTGGAACGTATCTTACCACTGTTCATGCTGGTGATACCAGCAGCGGAACTTCTCTTATCGTTACTGATGCCCTTTATTTCCAAGATGGCACATGGGGATCATCACTTTCTGCGATAGCTGCTGATTATATCTGTGTGGGAGCAACAGTCGGGGCTGCTGACTGTATGCAAATTTCAGCGGTGAATTATGCAACCAATACAATTACAGTTGCTGATTTTACGAGAGTTGATGGCGAGTATGTATGGCTCTATAAGGACTCTAGCGGAAATATAGTTTTAGTCGGATCTGCACCAGACCAAGGAGCATACGAAGGAGAAGGTGAAGGAGATACAACCCCTCCCGTTATTGGCAATATTGTCCCCCTTCCCACAGTAGAATATCCAAGTGCAACCACAACGGTTACAGTTACATGGGATACTGACGAGTGTGCGGTGTGTAGAATAGGAGAATCAGACGCAGCGGATGAGGATGATTTGACAAACCTTGCTACGGTAGAAACACAAGGGGCTTGTGGGGCAGGCTATGGTACATCATTCAGTTATGACTCTACAGGATTAAATCCAAGTGATGCAAAGACATATTACATTGGCGGGCAAGATGAATCAGCAGCAAACGAAACCACCTCAAATGCGGTAAGTGCATTTACGATTAATCCAAGTCCTATAACCTTTGGAGTTACTTTAGAAGGATTAAAAGTGGAGTAATAATTATGAAAAAAACAAACAGGGAAGTTAAACAAGAATTAAAATTAATCTGGCCAAGACTTCGTCATATATGGCTAGTAGATCCTGAATATTGGATTCCGACTCCAGAAGAACTTAAGGAGGCTTTAGCTAAGAGTAAAGTGGACCAGATGCAGTATAGAAATACAATAGCTGATTGTGATGACTTTTCTTTACAGCTTCATGCTGATATTAAAAAAATGAGAATTACAAAAGTAGAGTTTCAGGAAATCCCGCCAGAAGAATGGTTTCCGTGGGCTTTCGGAGAAGTCATGGGGAAGGAATTTAGAGGGATGCAAGGTCTGCATGCAGTAAACATTTGTGTTACTCAGGGTGGAATTTATTTGATTGAACCAAGAGATGATCGTATCTGGAAGGCAGATCCAGAAAGTGATGATATCTTTTTTGTTAAAATGTAAAGAATAAACTTAGGAGGTAAGTAAGATGAAAAGATTATTTGTTTTGTTAGTACTTGGTGTTTTCCTTTCTTTCGTTGGGTGTTCTAACCAGTCTGTTAGACTAGATCAATTAGAAAAGAAAGTTGCAGAGTTGGAAGACGAAATGTTGATGGGAGGAGCAGGAGGAATTGCCGCTAATTTCTATCCTGCTCACTTACTCACAGGAGGTGCAGCAGGTGCTCTTGATAAAATTACTTCAACAGAGAATTTGGATGTGGGAATTGTGGTTTTATTAGAAGATGGCACTTACGGAAATGCATTTTTTCCGTATGTCTTGGATGTAGATGCAGCGGGTACTGAAGCTGTTCCAAGTATTATAGATTCTGGAGATGCCGGAAATGAAGACTGGGAATTGTGTAAACTTTATGGAGAAGAAATTATTGCTAGAACATCTTGGGGACCTCAAATAACAGGAGCTATAACTCTTGGGGATGAGCTAACAGAAGTTTGGAATAAGCTTTATCTCGTATCAGCAGCATGTACCGTGACTCTGGCTAAGGCATCTACAGTTGGTTATGGAGCTACTGTGGGTTTTTATGTGCGTGATACCACTGAAACACTAATCATAGAGATCGATAATGCTGATAAAATTAACCTTCATGGTACTCCTCTTGATGCAGGAGACACAATCGATAGTCCAGGAAATGTAGGAGATTTCATATTTTTGGTAGCAACAACAGATGCTGATGGTGCTGGTACGGACGGATGGCTAACATTTGGATATGGTAAGGCTGTATGGACAGATGGTGGCGCAAGCTAAAATTTTAAGTACCAAAAATAACTTAAATAAGGTAAAAACCAGTGGCAGTTGACGATATTTTTAAATCTACCACAGATGATATTTTTAAATCTACCACAGATGATGAATGGGCTAGCAGTTCTTCCTCTGAAAGTTCTAGCTCAGAATCAAGTAGTTCATCTGAATCCAGCTCCAGTTCTGAGTCATCAAGCAGCAGTTCTGAGTCATCAAGCAGCAGTTCTGAATCTTCAAGTTCGTCTGAATCATCAAGTAGCAGCTCTGAATCATCAAGCTCATCTGAATCGTCAAGTAGCAGTTCTGAATCTTCCAGCTCATCTGAATTATCTTCCAGCTCATCATCAGAATCTTCATCAAGTAGCAGTTCTGAATCCTCTAGTTCATCAGAATCTTCATCGAGCAGCTCGTCTGAATCATCAAGCTCAAGTTCTGAATCATCAAGTAGCTCATCTGAATCAAGCTCCAGTAGTTCTTCAGAATCAAGTAGCTCATCTGAATCATCTTCCAGCTCATCTGAATCATCTAGTTCAAGCTCTTCAGAATCTTCCAGCTCATCATCAGAATCTTCATCAAGTAGCAGTTCTGAATCCTCTAGTTCATCAGAATCTTCATCGAGCAGCTCGTCTGAATCATCAAGCTCAAGTTCTGAATCATCAAGTAGCTCATCTGAATCAAGCTCCAGTAGTTCTTCAGAATCAAGTAGCTCATCTGAATCATCTTCCAGCTCATCTGAATCATCTAGTTCAAGCTCTTCAGAATCTTCCAGCTCATCATCAGAATCTTCATCAAGTAGCAGTTCTGAATCCTCTAGTTCATCAGAATCTTCATCGAGCAGCTCGTCTGAATCATCAAGCTCAAGTTCTGAATCATCAAGCAGCTCATCTGAATCAAGCTCCAGTAGTTCTTCAGAATCAAGTAGCTCATCTGAATCATCTTCCAGCTCATCTGAATCATCTAGTTCAAGCTCTTCAGAATCTTCCAGCTCATCTTCAGAATCTTCATCAAGTAGCAGTTCTGAATCCTCTAGTTCTTCAGAATCTTCATCGAGCAGCTCGTCTGAATCATCAAGCTCAAGTTCTGAATCATCAAGCAGCTCATCTGAATCAAGCTCCAGTAGTTCTTCAGAATCAAGTAGCTCATCTGAATC